ATGAATAATATATTCGCCCACAAGCACCACAGAAAAACGACAATCTTTTCTTTAGCAACAATTATAATATTTATCTCCTTGTTTGCGGGGCTTATTCCGCTCGGATATTGGAGACCAGATGAATTTAGTACGGCTGTACTATTTCGAGATGGCGGGTTAGAAGGGCTGAAACATCGTTTATTCTATTGGAGTCCGAGGCCATTTTCAGAAATTTTACTTTACGGTTATTTCTGGATAGTTGTTAAACTGAATGATCAATTTATAACTGCTACACTTTCGATCCTTTGGATGATGATGTTCATCGCGATTTTGGTGCCGTCGGTAGTTGGTCGTCCAAGATCGCGATTGCTAGCGTTTTTCTGTTTTACAGTGCTGCTATTTCTTATTATTGCAGGACAAAAAAACAGCGAAGCTTTATACTGGATTCAAGGATCCGGTGCGTACATTCCAACAATTGTTGGCTTATTGATAGCCTTTGGAGTTCTGGTTACGAGTAGTATGGAAGAAAGCGCAGCAAGGTTTTTGCTCGCTGCAGGCCTTTCCATAGCGGCGTTAAGTTCAGAAACCGGAGCATTTCTCGTTGGAGGCTTTACAGCCTTAACGATAATAGTACTGCTGTTTGAGAAACTTTTTCTCAATCATAAAATGCTCCCTAACGGTTTACGTACGACCGGTTTACTTTTCCCGTTCGTTTGCTCAATTTTCGTTGGTTGCTTCCTTTTGGTCAATCGAACAGGCAGTCAACTCGAAGTATTTGGTGACACTTCTATAGCGCATAGTGTTCTCGGGTCCGGCACGGAGATGCTTAGAACATTACCAAATCGTCTATTTAAATTTGGCGATAACGTGATTTTCGAAGGTATGAGATGGGCCGGCATACCTGTCAAATTACTGTTTGGCTTAGGATGCTATCTAATTTTCCAAACTTTTAGTATCGATAAAAGGTCTGGAAATTTATTACTATTGTTCGGAATTGCGAGCGTCTCAGCAATTGCGGTATCATCATTTGCAAGTTATTTTCAGTTTGGATTGCATTGTTGCGAACGTCACTCAACAATGGAACAAGTCTTTGCATGGATGGCAATTGGAAGTGTTTCAGCTTTTTTTGCTTCTCACTTTATCCTCGGAAAAGATTATTCAAAACTCGGAATATCGTTCTTAATGTGCGCATGTTTTATAACGATGGCGATCCTCTTCAAAGGAATCATTAAAAACTACCAAGATTTCCGAACAATTGAAGCCAATAACTTTATAACGTGGTCATCTGGTAACGAAAAAAGCGATACGGTAATCCTGCGTAAATTTCCCCCAGCGAGTATAACACAAGGTGGAAATGATTATGCCTCTCCTGGTGTGTATAACTTGAGTGATAGTGATTTAGCTTGGCACAACAAATACATTCTTGATTTCTTCAAGAAGGATAAACTGATCGTTGAATGACCCGCTAAAGGCGCCTTGTATTGGACGACCTTCAGTTGAAAAGACAATCTGAACGATGATTACGGTCTTTGCGGAAGTGGTAACCACTACCATATCAAATAACCCCGCCGAAGCGGGGCTATTTTTTGTCTTGTGCTAGAACGGCCAACACCTGATCGAGGCGCTTGTTCGTCTCTTTCAAGCCTTCGCGGGTTTCGTCTCGCATTTCCTTCATGCCATCTCGTAATTGCCTGACATGGTCATCAAGATCGACACGGCGCACATATTCGTCGCGCACGCGGTTCACACGCTCGTGCAACTGATCGTCGCCTGATTTGATCGATGCTGACAATGAGCGAAAGGCCGTCAGAAGTGCGCCGCCAAAGAAAAGGCTTAGCGTGATCGCCGTTCCGATCAACCACTTGATATCATCGCCCATTTACCAGCAGCCTCGCCGTTTTCCGTTTTCATCGTTGCCCTCGACCCGCTCAGCCGCAAGCCGATCCGTTCGTGTCAGCGCTACCAATCCAGCCGCGCTGAGATTATTTTGACGCCATCCCCCGCAGCTGCTCACAGTCTGCGGATTGCAGGCCGCGACGGCGAAGAGACACGACACAAAAATCATAGTCCGACAGAGAACGTAGCTTCGCATCGTCCTTCACCCTTTCGCGTTCAGCCTTAATGTCAGATTGCAGTTGCTCGGCTTTTGCTTGCTGGCGACCTTCGCGCTTGCCTAGCAGATAGCCGCCGCCCGCAATGATGCAGGCAGTGACGATTCCGGCGAGAAGGTATTTCAGCCAGGCCGGAATGAGTTTCCAGATGATCGCCATCAGACGAACTCTCTGGAAAGCTCTTTGACGGCCTTATACAAATCGAAGCGGCGTTTGATTGCGTAGGCAGCAAACCCGCCAACCATTGCGCAGATGAAAAGCTGCGCACGCCAATCCAGACCGCCGAGGAAGGTGCCGACAGCTGTAACGGCCATTCCGATGCCGGTGAGAAAGTTTGTGATCACCGTCTTTGACTTCACGGGACTTTCGCCCAGTTCGCCTGGATCTGCTACAATAGGAACCTTTTCAACGACCACAGCTTGATCCGCTGATTGCGGAGCGGATCCCGCCGCTTTCACCTTATCGAGGATCGCTTCCATCCGCTCCGGTGCTACCAAAGCCTTATTGAGCTTGTCTCCTGCATAAAAGGTTTCGCCGCGCTGCAATGCGCGACTGGCACCCTTCGTCGGTGCAAGGACTGGAAAGGATGCCCATTCCTGCGCCAACCGTCGCCCGAACTCAGTACGGCTGATCTTGCCCGCAATGAAATCATTATAACCGCGACGGATCGCAAGATGATATCCGAGGCGATCTTGCAAGTCCGGATCCATGATCTGGGTTCCGCGCAAGCGTAGCTCAGTTTTCAGATTGCGCAGCGTGTTCCGCATGAACTGATATCCACCGGCAGCTGACGACTTAAACCGCTTGGTGAATGTAGGCTGAGTGGCGATCAGTTCATCGATCGTCATCGAGGTGACTTTCTTCGATATCTTTCCTTCATTGTGACCGTAGATCACATCGTAAGAGGAGCGGTCGGTTTTGCCGGTCTCGATGAGACGCGTGAAATCAAGCAAAAGCGCCGCGCCTGCTGGCACGGTTTTGTCCATTGTCTTTTCCTGAGATTGTGAGATTATTTACTTTCCGCGCCTGCCAAAACCCATAAGCCCAAGGTGCGCTACCCCGGTTCATGGCTGCCCGCCTGCCGGGGTTTTGTTCTTTTATAAGCTGCGATAAAAGTGCGTGAACTGAAGGGAGGAATGAGTGTTTCTGATCGACGTTTTGAACGAACAAATCATCCCGATCATCGTATTAACTGTCGCCGTGCTGATTCTTTGTATTTTGATATGGCGATCAGTATGAAAATCGCCGCAAGGGCGTCTCTCATAGGTTGATTTGTTAACTTTAGGTGATGGGTGTACAGATCAGAAAATTTAAGTGAGGCGACTGAATATGAATGGTCCAATTGCATTTAATTTGTTCGGCTTTCACATTACCCTTGGGCGAGAAAACACTGATTGGCGAGATGTGCGCGCCGGAAAGAACGTTCGTTTAAATGATGGAAGCTGTAGCGATGGCCTGATTATGCGCCGGACCTTGAACGGCAAATACGAATATCGCATGATGACCGATCAAGAAGTTTCTGCGTTCCATATGCGGACAGCTTGGTAAAAGAGTACCCTGCGCTAGTCTTTCATAGCGCAGGGTTAGTACATTTCGTTTAAAACAAACTATGCCCTAGCGGCCATTTTTGACGCTATTTTCCTGCCCCAGTCATTCGACGGCTTTTCAAGTAGGCGGTAGGTTATGCTTGCCACACAAATTACGATGACTGCCGTAACTAGCAGACAGGCCACGTAGGTCGCGACATGCCCAAAATCCCACTCTCGCATCTTTGCGTAAAATGGAAATAAGGCGGCAACAATTGGTCCGTGAACAAGGTAAACAGAGTAGCTAATCTTCCCCAACCATGACGTGCATCGGTTAACAATGAAGCTAGGCTGTATCTGGCTCATACCAACCACGAGACACGCGAACATCAGTCCCTGCCAGTAGTAAGCAGGCACAAACGCAACTTGTCCTTTGACTATCGCAAAAAACAGAACTGGCACCGAACCTAACAGGATGAGCGCGATACCTCTAGAGTTCTTAGAATTACGCAGGAGTGGGACGGCGTAAAAAGCTACCAAACCAAACATAAAAATCGGAGCTCTATAGAAGATCGAGTACATATTGTAAGTGCCGGGGTCGGCAACGAAAATATGTATCACACTATAAAAAATCGCTGAAATCGTTAAAGCGACTGCAACCGCAAAAATGCTTTTATAAATATCCCTCGTCCGATGGTACACAAACGGGAAGATGGCGTAGAAGGCCATTTCAACACCGATGGTCCAGCCAGCAATTACAAGAGAAGTCTGGTAGCTATGCCCCGGTATGAAGTTGAATATGAAAAAGACATTAGCAAGCAGGGTGTTGAAATTGAACGTAAATCCAGCAGGATTGAAAAAATAAGTTACTACGATCATCAAATAGAAAAGCGGCGCGATGCGAAAAAAACGTCGTAGAGCGAAACCTAGTAGAGGACGTTCTTCTTTTGCGTGACCAGGCATACTCAGGCATAGAGAGAAGGCACTCAGGACGAAGAATAATTCAACGCCCATAACACCATTTGTCACGTAGACGCCAAACCACTCCGGCAAATAAAACGCAGGCTGAGGCATATTCGCAACGTGAACCATAACGACCCAGAGCGCAGCAAAACCACGCAGCGCATCAAGGTACTGAATTCTATCTTTTGTGAGCATAATAAAATTTCACCGATCACTGCATTGAAAAAACTCAAAAGTGATCACTCTGTTATCAAGCGTCCTTGAGAATGGGAACAGAGATCGGTGAAATTTCTTCACATTTTATCGTAAGGTACTTAGCTTGTTCACACTTAGCAGCCCGTTTCCGCTTTTTCTGATGCCGAAAAACCCACCCAAAAATGGCACTGAGACTGTTGCCCCCACCGACCCGACTCCATCCACCCACACCTGAAGGCTGGATGGTGAACCCGCCGCAAGGTAGACCCGGAAGTCTTTGGACTGGCCGGATATATCAGCGGAACCGATAGCTGTCTTGCTGTAAGCGCCTTCACCGTTTGCCTGGAATATTGTTAGATAGCCAGTTGTTTCATCGCAACCAACTCCAAGCCCCATTACAGCAACACCGTCTGTCGCGTTAGCAGCCCATTGTCCAAATATGCAGACAGCATCCCCTTTATTAAACGCGGCGGTAAATCCAATATCGAGCGGGCCTGAAAAACGATCAAGGTGAATCTGGTCTGTGATTTCAATGGCATCAGAATTGCCATTCGAAACAGATAGCAGCGCCTTTCCCAAAATTTCAGTGTAAGTTAAAAGCGCATGTGGGCCAGCATTCTTAAATCGTAGTTCTTGGGAAGTGGAGTTACGGACCCTCAAGTAATTGGCACCGATGGACCAAGTGGACGCATCGGCAGAAATAGACACCATATGAAGGCCGGGCGGAACGTTTCTAGCGACACAAATTTCATGATCTTGGATATAGCGACCACCATAGCCGGCTGAATGGCGCTGAGAAATTCCGCCGACATAGACCTGATCAAGCCCCACTCCTGCAGCTTCTACGCCACCAATCCAAATCGGATACGCTAAGAACAGATCCAGACCGGGTTTTTCGATCTTAATCAGCATTTTTATACTCTTCGCAACGTTATCTGTACTGCTTATGAGTTGCATACCTGTTCGGCTATTGACCGCAGCCGATACTGGGTTGTAGGGGGTGATTAGCACGGTGGGCGATGCCACTGAAACGATCTCTCCATCTGTGGAAACACCTTGCTGAGGATGCATAAATGGTGCCGCCATCAGCTGGCCGATATAATTATAAGCCAGCTGCGTAGGATGGACGCCATCTGGAAGGATTTGCTGTACCTTGTAACGGCCACAAGTGAGCAGCTGCCAAGTCTGTTGAAATGCATCAACTAAGGCCACCCTATCCGTCCTACATACTTCACGCACAACTTCAGCGTAAGATTTGAGACGTTCCGATTTATCGATCACACCAAGCGAAGGCACCGGCGCTAAAACATTCGGTGTCATTAGGACAGGTATTTTCCCAGCTGCTCTTATGATACGAACGATTTCAAAGAGGTTGGCTTTATAATCGCCAATTGGCGTTGGTGGTGTGTTCTGGCAGTCGTTAATCCCGTGGTTGCAGAATACTATATCTGCATCACTTTCAGAGATGCGCTCTCGGAATGTTTTTCCACTCCCGTCCGTTCCTGCAAGCATACTTACAGTACGCGTTCCACTAATGGCTTTATTGTTAACATCAATACTGCCGTTGGAATAATAGTCGCGAAGAAACATCTGAAGTTTTGCCGGAGCAGGAATGGCGGCAATGTAATCTGGAGGATTAGTTACGTCCACACCAACCATTGTGCTATCACCAAAGCAGTCGATCTTTACAGGCTGGGCATTAAACATGCTGACAGCAAAGCTCCGCAGGCGGTCATCCTCTTCTACTGCTTGAAACCAGCGTCCCTCCCCGTCTTGGACCTTACTGAAATGTGCTGGTTCGGTAGAGCTTTCTAGATAAAGTGAAAGCGCCTTATCTCCAGCCGCACTATAACCATTTGTGCGAAATGCATTTATTGCTACAGGAACTACTAACGTTTCAATTGCATCGCGAGACGAGTAGATTGGCACATTGCTCTGTGAGACAGCATCGGAAGCTGCGTTTTGAGCTTGATCTCTCGCTAATTCAGCGGCTGCTTTAGCGGCTTCAGCACTAACAACCATTTCTTCAACAATGCTTTCGACATTGCCATAAGAAAGCATACGGAGCGTTGAGCCTGTATCAATACACAAAACAGCCATGCCAGGCTTAAGATATCCATTCGGAACTGGCTGGCTCGTATTCGTCACCAAGGCACGGTTGATAGCACCGGAAACTGTTACAGCTCCGGTGTTTGCTTGCGTTACGTTCAGGACATATAGGACCTGATAAGCTGCTGATGGGATCGCAACTGACGACGAGACAACAATGTTATTGGCCGTTCCCTCGTTCGCATTGTTAAGGCGAATTACTCGATTGTCAGGAAATGTCGACAAGCCCTCAAGCAGCTTTTTGAGGGTATCGCGAATATCTGGCTTGTACGGATTGAACGGTCCTGATGCGGGCATTCCTTCAATCACGAAATCGCGGAAGATATCGTCAATAGTGCGAACGGTCATGCGATTGCTCCATGGCAATTAGCCCCGCCAGAGCAGGGAGGAATTATCTAGTTTGCTTTGATGATCAGGGGGTCGTTTTGATTGTGCTGGCCGAGTAAGTTCCAATTCGTCCCTTTTCCGTCCGCATTGCTAACTGAAATTCATATTCTGCTGCTGCGGAAAGGCCCGGCGTCGTGTAGGTCTCGGCATTGTTTGCAAGTGGACCGAACGTTGTCCACTCAGTGTCTGAGGTCTTTTTCCATCGAACCATATAGCTCAGAAGAAGGTTTCCCGTTGGCGGAAAACTTAGTTCAGCAACGGGTCCCGACTGAATTATTACATCAGGTGCGGATGGGATCGGCAGATCGTCATCAACGGTGCTGCTGTCCGATACCGGCGCAGTCCCCTCTTGGCTAACATCCCATTGGTATGCCGTCTGTGGCATTGATTGAACCTGAATGGTCGCTCCCAACAAAATACCGCCTTCTCCAAGAATGAACTTGAAATCAATCACCTCAAAGACGCTGTTGATCCCAAAAAGAGGGTACTGTATGCGCACAAACCGTTCGCCAAACGCTGCAAGGCCCATAAGATTAGTGTTGAACGTTCCGACCCAATTCGGATTTGCTCGGAACCATTCGAGTTTCATCAAGCGCCGTGCCTGACTGTGTGAAGGGGCCATATTGAACTGAACATCTTTGGCTTCTTCACCACGCTCAGACACATCGTTTTCGTCAGCCCAAGGGTCTGCATCAGTGGACTGATAATCCTGATTTGGATCAAGAAATGTCGCACGGATGGTGTTCGCTGACGTCATCACATCGCGGCCACGACCAACCTCAGAAAAGCCCGTGATCGAGTCGGTCGTTAAAATAACTGAAGGCTCGGCCCATGCGCCCACATCAAGGGTCAAGCCTCCGTCTGGCGTAGGAACCAAACGACCGTCACAACAAGCAAGCATCCGACCCAGAACGTCCGCTGGACGCTCATTAAGCTGATAAGATCCCCAGAGACGATAGCGCGGTTCGGTGCCTCCGGCAGATATCGCAACGCCCTCGTTTGAACGATTGTATGCGGCCACCCACCCCGCCTGTGCCAATGGTGTGGTGAAGAGACTTTCAGGCAAGCGCATACCGTCCCGATGCGTCATGTAATCACGGATGACCGCAGCTGCCTTGTCGTTCCACTCAGTCACGCCAGTTACAGGGTTTTTGACCAACGAGGTGCGGGCGACAACACGATAATTGGTATTGATGCCGTTTGAAAAAAGGCTGAGATAATACTCCTGCCCGACTGCGTACTGACATGCGAGAAGTGAAGCCACACCATCACCTCGATGGTCGTATGTCCATTCCGGAAAGTTTACCAGTAGCTCGTCATAGGAGGTTTCAGTAGGCTGGCCCAATCGGCTTAGGATGCGCAGAAGTGGCGCGCCGGTTCCGCCTTGTCTGTAAGGCGTCGGTCCAATCGGGTATCCATCACCGTCGAGCGGTAGATAATTGTCATCAATCCAAAAGCTTTCGATCCCATCGAACGGCCCCTGCCCCAGCGCCAACACCTTATAGAAATTGCCGCTTTTCGTTTCAGCAAAGGCCCATGTGCCTGACATTTTCACACGTCCGTAATGCCGGATACGCGGTGCAGTCGGCTGGCGCACCTGCTGTTGAACATCTTCCGGCTTGGGTTGTGATGGCCTGAATATGGATGATGCCAAGTATGACAGACCAAGAGACAGTGCCAAGCCGCCAAGGGTTGTAGATGCGAACATCGTGATTGCAGCAAGACCGGTTTGTAAAGCTGCACCAATAGCACCTGTGCCGATAATGCTTGCAATTATGCCGGAAAGAGCTACTGGCATTGAATTCTCCAAGCTTTCCAGAGAGCATCAAGAGGCGCGCCGATGAGGCCGCTTTCATCCCGTGAGAACCAGAATGTTTCAGCGTGAATGGCGAGGCATAGTTTTCGATTGTGCATGATCAGCCCGGCATCGCCGATCTGTGGCGCATCCGTTTTTTCAAAGCCGACCAGCTTCATTGCCCGGTTGACGATGACCGGGAACCCGCCGCGCTCGATCAGAAGCGCCGTTGCGTCATACTCATCGCGATAAATCAGCCCAGCCTGCACTAGAGGTGATTTGCCTGTCTGAAGATTGATCCAGCGATCAGCCGTTGAAGCACAATCGGTCTCGCCCCACCGAAAAGGCTTTAACGCCTCGGCTGCTACAAAATCAGCGATGTGCATGGCTTGACCTTAGTAGTCTGGGTACTTGAAGGATTTGAACAGCAAAGAACCGACGAACTGAAAAAACTTGTCTCCGTTCGATCTGGCTTGCTGGTCGCGGTCGGTATATCGGCCATAAGCTGGACGGGATCGGTTGAAAAAAGCATTCTCAGCAGTCATCGATATTGACTGGATTGCACCTTCAGTTCCTTGCATTTCCGTTCGGCTGATACGCGGCGGCTGCATAAATCCCCACCAGATCGGCGCAGGATTGCCGAGCGGCTGCCATTCGGTATCGAACAGTTGGATCAAGATAACCACGATGCGCTGATCAACCTCATCGTTGGCATCAAGTGCCATAGCGAGAAAGTTCAGTGTTACATCTGGCAAACCGCTCAATTGGAATGAAACGCTCTGTGCAGCAGTCGTAGATGACATTCCGATGCCATCGATCGAACCGTATCCATACATAGGCTCATAGATATTACCACCAGCTAGCAGCTTGGTATTGCCGTTCCATACCCGCATTGTCTCAGACGCAAAGCGGAACTCGACAAGCATATCCAGCCTGACTTCACCCTTTGAGAACTCGGCGAGTTGAGCTGATGTGAAGAATGACATCACACATCCTCAATGAAGTTAACAGTTGGATACGACCACGGCGAAACAAGATCCAAGTCCAGATCCATCTCAGCGTCCGTTGCAAGGCGCATCCGACAGACAGGCCGGTCAAATTCCATCTCAGCCCCCGCAGAAACAGCTTCACGCGCTGGAGGCCTGAAAGTGATGGTTGCCGTGTTTGAACCTGTCATCTGGACGGTACGGATACGGTACATACGTTCACCAATGGAGAAGTCTTGGCCAGGCTGTAACTGTCCAGCTGCAATCAAAGAGATGTTAGCTGTCGTTCCACGCAAAGGGATATTACCGGTCAGACGGATATCTATTGCGCGCGATCGATACAGTCCGCCGTCACTGAATGGGCTCGTGTCAGAGTGAGGCACCTTTTCAAGTGCCTTGCCCCAATCTGGATCGAACGGCTGATAAGCGCAGCATCTCGGAACAAGAATTGGATGCAGCCTACCCTCAAGCATAGTGGAAATGGCGCGGAAGGCTAAAACAGAAGCCGTCCCGCGCTTGATGATGATATCGGCAAATGTTGCCTTCCAGATGCCAGCATCGGAAGCTGAAACCTGCGTCACGCCCGATACGCTCGACGGCCCCGCCAGAGTGCGAGGTGCAATGTTAAAAGGATCGCGCTTAGGCTTCAGAACCGAACGAGGCCAAAGAATAGTCGCCATTACATTTTTCTCGCTTGTGCATCGGCCATCATTGACGGCAGCGACTGCTGGACGGTTCGGGTGCTTTGTTGAACAGAAACCTGCACAATTGCACCAGACGCTGTCTGGATGCGCTGATCGGCAATCTGGGCCATTCGACCACTGTCATCGTGGAGCATCACGCGAATAGTCTCGGTTGGCCCTTGGCTACGCATGCCTTTGATGCCAGGCGCGGTTGGTGCGTTCGAAGTTGGCAATGGACCAACATATCCGCCATTCGCATAACCTTTGAGACCACGGCGCATGGCGTCGAGTGCGGCAGGACCACCAGCTGCGCGGACAGCATCTTGATCAAAGACATACTCGCCTTTGTGCACGACACCCGCTGGCTCATATTTGCCGCCAGAACCTGTGTAGCCGCCTTTATCGAATCCCAGCAATTTACCAAGCCCGCTGAATATCCCGCCGCCTCCGCCGCCGAAGATCCCAGCAAGCGGCCCTTTGCCCAGCAAGCTTGCCTGCAATACCGCTTCGATCAAAGTATTCAGGAATTTATCGAGGGCCGAATTGCCAGTTTCAATCGCCGGTATCATCGACTGGAAAGCATCCATCATGCTTCCCTTGAAAAAATCAGCGGCTTCGCGTGCTTGATCCTGACTTTCTGCAAGCTTGTTTGCCTGCACGGTGGCGTTAGCGTATCCCTCGGCCAGTCCTTCAATCTGCTCTTTCAAAGCAGGAGTGATTTCAATCCCGGCTTTTTTGGCAGCATTCAGTAACTCTTGTGTGGCGCGGGCCTTAGTGATCGCATAGTCGTAATCATCAATCAGCGGATTGATGCCAGCCTGCGCCTCGGTTTCGGCCTGAATAGCAGCAGTACGCTCTTTGATCTGCTCGATCTCTCGCTTGAATTCATCGGGTCGGTCTTTTTTGGATCGCCCACCGCCACCCTTACGGCCTCTGCCACCGCCAGATGCTTTTTTCGCAGCGTCCTCTATTGCCTTGGCCTGTGCTTCGAGGCTCTTTTTTGTTTCAGCGAAGTCGCCGAAACGTTGGTTGAAGTTCACCTGAGATTGCCGAACACCCGCTTCTCTCGCTTCGCGTTCAGCATCGGTTTCCTTGCCGACGCGACCGCCCTTGCCGCCAATGGAGTTAAGGGCAACGCTCAGCGCATTGACCTCGCCGCGAGCAGCTGCGGCTTCTGATGCAATTTGCTGCATACGTGCAACAACGGATGTTACGTTCGGATCAATGCCAGACAGGCGATCAAGCTCCGAATTGAAATCCTCAACCGATATCTCGCCGTCTTTAAATCGGCTGACGAGATCACCCATCTCACCATACACCGACGATAGATAGGTACTCAGACCTGCAATGCCACGACCGGCAGAGTTGAAAGCCTCTTCCAGTGCCGCAATCGACTTCTCAACATTTGCAGTTGCATCATCAAGGCGGATTGCCTTCTGTGCCTCAGTCAAGCTGCTGGCTAGGGTGAACAGTTTCTGGGCAGTTTTTTCGATGCCAAGACCTGCAAAGTCGGTGTCGTCTCCAGCCTTTCTGATTGCTTCACCATAGCGATTGGCGCGCTCCTCGGCTTCCTGCGAGCGTGTCGATATCGCGTACATGATGCCGGTGAGCGCCAAGAGACCAACGCCCACGGGACCACCAAGAGCTGTCATTGCAGTAGAAAAGCCCCGAATTGCAGCAGCTGATGCAGTTGCTATCGGCCCCGTTGCCGAAACTTGCGCGTTGGCAGCACTCATTGCCATACGAGCAGCCAGCAACTCGCGGGTCACATTCCGCAGTGAGTTGGTGACAAGTCCGTTGGCCTGGACACCAGCCATAGCAGCTTCAGCGCTACGCAGACGGGCAGCGGCCATCGCCTGCTCTTCCAAAGCCGCAGCGCGCGCTGCGGCGGCGGCTGAAATAGTTGTTCTTGCATATCCACCTAGGCTTGTGGTTGCTGCACCGATCTGACGTGCACCGAAAACAGCAGCCATCGCCACACCAGAAGCAGCAACGGTATCCATATTCTTTGCAACGCCGCCAAGGATACCGGAAAGTGTTTCAGAAACCTTGCCCGCCTGATCCAGTGCACCAACGGATTTCAGCGCTGCATTCTGGATCTGCTGGAATGCGTCACCGATTGTTGCAGGCATGGCGCCAGCCTGATCGGCCAACTCTTCCATGCGCTTAGTCAGCGCGCTGTAAATAACCTGCGAAGTGATCTTGCCCTGTGCTCCCACGTCGCGCAGTGCATTAACGCCCACGCCAAGCTCAGCCGCAAGAACCTCGGCAACGCGTCCGCCTGTCTCGATGATGGTGTTGAGGCCATCGCCAGACAGCTTACCGGCTGCCATCGCCTTCGAAAGCGCGTTTGTAACACTGGTTGCGCGATCACCCTTAGCGCCCGAGACAACCAGAGCATTGTTCAACGCTTCTGTGTAATTGAGCTGCTGATTGGTATTGTAGCCAAGCTCTTTGAGAGCGGTGCTATTGGCGATGAAGCTTTCGGCAGTCTGCTGAAAACCTGAATAGGTATTCTGGGCCAGATCATACAGACGCTCCATAACAGCCGGAGCTTCTGCCATTTCACCAACAGCGATACCGACGCGGGCGGAAACATCAGACCATGTATCGGCCATCGTGACCAATTCTCGGGCTGCAAATATGCCCGCCAAGCCAGTCAACATTCCTTTCATGGATGATGTCGACTGGCTGAGCTTTGCTTCTGCCGATGAGACGGCAGCAACAGAAGCTTCGAGGTCTTTCTTCAGGGCTTGACTGATGCCACCGCGCGCAAAAACATCTTCTATGTTTTTGTTCATGTCACGGAAGCGCCGTTCAATCTGGGTGGATTGCTTTGCCGCCTGGTTGTATGAGCGGTTGAGCGCCTTTTCAAAAGCAGCAGTCCGCGCTTCCATCGCCACGACAAGGCGTTCAACGTCAGTTGCCATCAGAAACCCTCGATACCAAGTGCAGATAGTTGATCGTCGCTCATGCCCGGAGCGGCTTTCTCATCGGTCGCGTTAGCGGCCTTGAAACCCTCAGTGGCGCAACGGAACTCCCAAAGCGTCATCTTGCCGATGTCGCGATGAACTATTCCGGCCCATTGGTAGAAGCGGTTAAACTTCCACTTGCCGCGCGGGAGCGGGTTCGGGTCTTCGCCTTCACCCCCGCTTTCGGCTCCCCCGGCTGATCGTCTACATCTCCAAAGAGTGCGACCATCAACACAGCTTGTGCAGTCAGAACCGACAATGTGAGCGGACGATCTTCAACGAATTTTTGGACCAGCTTCCGAGCCGCTTCCTTTTCCATGCCACCGCCTTCAAGACCTAGACGGATGGGCTGGATCACGTCATCAATGAACCATTGTTTGGAAGTAAGCCGCATTAGTATCCATTGCGGCCCTGCATCGCATTTGTCTTGCAGGGCGCGCAGATGCTCAAGGCGGAGTTCAAAATCATGCTCTCCGCCAGCCCAAGTGAGAACTTTCGCCATTACGCAGCCTTAGCTGTACGCGTTGGCAAGCCATCAAACTGGATTTCGATTTCAGCCGATACCTTCTGGCCTTTTTCGACCGCGTTGTTGAGGTTAACCAGAATGGCCGATCCAGTTTCATATTCGGTATCACCAATTTTCGCATTCACATGTTGAACACGAATTGTCTTCTTGCCGCCGGAATACCACCAATCAAGCATCATTTGATGGCTCTGACCGGCCCAAACGCCAGTACCAGAAATTGTGACTTCCGAGGACTGAACAGCTCGTTCAACAACAGCTGGCAGGCTCTCATCTTCACAATCGGCAGGAACTTCGGTCGTCTGCATGTTATGCTGACGGTTGATACCGCGCTGTGTGATGCCGCAAATCTTCGAGAAAGTTCCCTCGACATCTGTTTCAATTTCAACAACCAGATGCTGAAATTCTGCGGTGGTTGGCTTAACGGCCATGATATGCCTCCATTCGAAAACGGGCCAGCAAAATGCCAGCCTTGATAGGGCTTGTGGCCCGGTTTCAGGTGATTGGGCTATTCTGCCCGTTTACGGCCTTTCAAGGCGCGTTTCTCATCGCGTGACGGGCTTGCGACCGCTTCGGCCCAGCCTTTCGATACGCAGTAATCAATGAAATCTTGTGGGCGTTCTTGCGGCTCCGGCGAAGCTTTAGCATTGAAGGAATAGCGGCTACTAGGACGCGACCAGTTGCTCTCAACTTTAAAAATTGCCCAAGCCATCAGTTCACCTCGACCATAATTTCAACTTGAATTATTCCGTGCGTCGTCAATCCGTCTGGATCTCGGACGATTTGTGAAATTGGTATGTTCACTCCAACCACAGCGTTTTCATCCAACTCTGGTTGTGAGCGGTTCAATGACTTACGGATGCCATCAACAATATTCTTGCACTCACCCTGCCCGACCGCTCGCGACCACACATCAAGCTGAATGGTGTGGGTTTCGCCATCAACACAATCAGCGTAATCGTCAATCATATTGACAGGACCGAATGACACATAAGGAAATTGCGCAGTAACCTGCCCGTTTGTGCTAGGCACTCGGTCATAAACGCGACCACCAGCAAGGTTCGTTACCTCGGGAACGGTTCGTAGCGCGGCATAAAGATATCGCTGAAGCTCTTCGGAAATGTTCACTTTGCAGCATCCCTCACGGCTTTTCGCATTTGTCTTGTCACGCGGCTCCCAACCCGCTTCCGCAATGTTCTCCACGATGGAAAGAAGTAGGGGTGAGCTTGCATGTGCTGGGTTCCAAACTCTTGCAGTCTGGCAAGCTGAAACTGCTCGCGCACACCGACCATAGTGGATTGGTCGCCTGCGTAGATTGTGATCACCAATCCGTCACGGGTTGGTGCTGACTTACCCAGCACCATTGCGCCCTTCGGCGCATCTCCCCAAGTCCAGTTGATGGACTGAGCAAGCTTGCCGCTGTCTTTGGGAGCAAGTCTTCGCATCATGCCAACAACATCGTTAGCGCCCTGCTCCATAGCCTTGATCGTAACGTCGAAAACAGATTGGGGAATTATCTTGGTTAACTTCCGCTTCAGGCGATCCAGACCCTCAACCATGACATCACCCCGTAGCAACGCCGCTTTCGCATGTAAGCGAAATAAACTGGCGGTTGGTTTCCCACTCGATATCGCGAATGTTGAAAGCGATGTTTCTACGAGTGTCACGAACCCGGAAATCTGTGGTTATCAGCCTTGTATTGCTGGAAATACGAACCCGGATAACCTGTGTGTGCTTCCCCTGAAGGCGACCGGCCATAACGGCTTCAGACCCGCGGAGATGGATAAACTCGGCGCGTGTCTGGAACTGCTCTTGCCAGCCAGAAACCGTGTTGCCCATGCCATCGACAACATCTTCACGCTTATCGAGAGCGACTTTCGAATGAAGTGATCCAGCGGAGTTTTTGTCAGCCATGATCACCTCACCGATATATGCGATAAGGCTGCAATAGCGCTTCGACCGAGAATGGCATTTTATTGACAGCCCCTTCAGTCGTCGCAGCTTCGCGAACAGCGTACCATTGAGCCACCAACATCATGATCGCAGTTCGTATGGCCTGCGGAACATCAGACACCAGCTTCGAAGGATCAGCCGGATCCGGCTTCTGCCAGCCGACCTTATAACGGATATGCACGGAGTCTGCCGTGCCTTCCGCTGAAGGCCAACCGTCATGCAATGGCCGAACGCCACCTAATGTTACCTCATACCCATCGGAGGGCATAACAACCGAAACGCCGCCTGAATCGCGATAGGTGATTGAGATAACTTCGAGGACCGGCGGATATGGCAACGGAATGACGTCACGCTGACAGGGTAGCGAATAGAAATCAGCGACGCGGAGTTCCAATGTCTGAACCCCAAGCGCGCAGCCAAGCCAGCCTGTCGGGCCATCAATCCACGATGTGGCGGCGAGCAGAAGCGACTTGATGAGTTCGTCATCATCATTAAAATCGACAATCAGATGACGCTTTGCCTCCTCAAGCGTAACGATGGGCTGGGGAGGCTCTATAACGCGGACTTGGCTATCCATTACACCTGACCGTTATTTTTCCGACTTGCCCTTGGACTTGTCGTTTTCTGTCGTTTCCGATTGCGATGCAGACTTCTGAAGATCGTCTATTGCAGCCTTCAGACCGGCAATTTCATCAGCAGCCGCAGTAAGCTGCCCTTCGGTTTCAGACTTGTATGCGGTAAATTCCGCTTTGGCCTCGTCGGTTGCTTTGTTGGCATCCGCGAGCTCCGCCTCAGCCTCGACTTTGAAATCTGCCAGTTCTTTAACTGCCGTTTCAGTTTCAGCCTTCGATACAGTCAGGGCTTGTTCCGCGGCTTCAATTTCCGCAAGCAAAGTGTCGATATCGGCAGTATCGCCTTTCGGAGCCGCCGCAATTTTCTTGGCATCGAGAATGCCGAGTTCTTTGCGGTTTTCTGCATCCTTGATGTCCTGCGCCGAAGCTTCGGAGTAAGCGCCATTCTTGATCAGCTTTTCAGCTAGCTTCTTATCCACATCCTTTAGGATCTGGCCTTTGCGGACGCGACCAAAGTCGCCAAAACTTCCACGTGTTGCTTTGAGGTGCATTGTTCGTCTCCTTTGGTTCATAGAGCGGGCGGCAAAACCGCCCGCCTTGATGAGCCAAAAGCCAATGATTATGGCTGAAGTGCAGTAGCAAAATCGCCAGTGACCAGTGCTGCACGGCGCTTGACTGCGAGAGCCAGGCGGCGTTCTGCACGAACTGTCAGCATGTTCTTGATGAAGTTGTCGCGATCTTCAGACGAGATCAGGACTTCCGTTTCCATGCGATCCCAAATCTTTGCAGCCATCCGGAACGCACCAACAAGGAACTCATCCAGATCCATCGCCTGAGTGGAGATAACCGGACGTCCCCAGAGCTGCGGACCGGCAAGCTGGATCACGTTGGCAAAAATGTAGCGGTTCTCACCGTCCTTGGTCAGTTCGATATCTGCCCAGTCGGTAGGGTTGAGAACGATTCCGTCAGCTGGATATTCAGCAAGCGAAGCCTGAAGGATTGCCAAACGAAGAATATCAATCTTTGTCGGATTGACCACCGTAACACCGGGATTTGCATATGGTGTCGCCTGCGGAACAAGGCCGTGGATATGCTGCCCCGTGCCGTCGCCTTTGAGGATTTCAGCCTCTTCCACAAAGTCGAGACCGTAACGCAGCTCACCGTCGATTTCGCTCTGAAGCTGCGGAATATCATCCATGGCCTGACGCGAGACCGGCACCCAGTGGGCGATGGTGCGGACAGGAGCGTCGTCCATTTCCCAAATGTAATTGGATTCCGGTTTCTGCGCAGTTTCAGCGACGACACTCGCTTTGTTATCGCGAGTGACCAGACGCGCATACTCGATAGAGTTGCTCGTGGTTTCGCCAACAGAGAGAAGCTGACGGATTGTCATCTGACGGCGAGGAATGCCGACAATTTCTGTGTCCCGTTGTGGCGTGATCAATGCGCCACCGGAACCGGTTGCCGAAGTGATGGCATTCTGGATGACGATACGAACAGCACCCTTTGCGCCACTCTTACTGACGAAGTTCTTCAGATCTTCGGATTCACCGACCATCTGGCCCAGAGACTTCACCGCCTGATCATTGCCGCCACCGCGACGAGACGCAACACGCTGCTCAATGTCGGTGGATTTGGTTTCGAGCGCTTCAAGACGCTCAGTGAGTTTATCCTGAGCAGCAGAAAGCTTGCCCTGCGCCATCAGAAGTTCATCGGCCTTCTGCTTAACTTCAGCAGTCAAACCGCCCGATTCTTTGGCCTGCTTTAGAGCATCCTCAGCGGTCTGCTTGACATCGCTACCAACGCGAGCAAGTTCGCTCTTAACTTCGCCCAGCAACTTTTCGATGTTCTGTGCGTCATTACGAACGGAACCGACGATACCAGCAGGACGTGCGGCCATGAGTGCCGCCAGTGCTACTGACGGCATGAAAAACTTGGACATGATTGCCTCCTTGGCTGTCCTAGATAGATTTTATGGATGCGAGGAGGTCTGAGACCTCAGCTAATACGGCAGCGTCCTGCATGCCGGTTACGGTAGCGCCGGGCATACCGCCTTTCAGCGCCTGAAGCAGTTCGCGCCGCTCGGATCGCGGTACGTTCGCTCTGGCGAGAAGAGTGTCGAACTTGTGAGCCGCAGCTTGCTGTCGGCTCGCAATCGAATTGTTGGCCTTGCTCTCAATCTCATCAGCAGAGAGCAGGCTGTCTGCAAAACCTTTATCGACAGCGTCAGCGCCACCAATCCAAGTTTCACGGTCAAGCATCCGGCCGATCTCTTTCTCATCGAGACCAGTGCGAGCGGCATAAATATCGGTGGCAGTCACGTCGAACGGCTCAAGCCAGTCAGCGACATCCCGAAGTGCATGACGGTCGCCAACCGCCACAACCCACGTATTGTGGATCATGATGAAACCCGCACGCGCGATCTGCACTTCATCTGCGGCCATTGCGATAACGGATGCTGCAGAAGCCGCAATGCCGACGATCTTGACTGTCACCTTCGCAGGATGTTCGCGAAGGAGGTTGTAGATCGCCAGCCCTTCGAAATAATCGCCACCCGGCGAATTGATTGAGACGACAACGTCTTTCTTGCCAATATTGCGCAAAGCCGCAGAAATGCGCTTGGCGGTAACGCCATCCCCAAACCAGTCCTCTCCAATTGGATCGAGAATGGAAATGGTATTGTCTGCATCATCAGCTGCCGACTTGACCGAACTATTCCAACGGTCAAGTGCAGCTGGCGCAAGTTCCGACCGCAAACCCGGACGGACATTGACCTTTGCGGAGGGAAGATCACGCATCGTCATTGGAATGCCTTTCTTCGGAAGAAACGCCAAGCCAGGCACGCATAGCCGCCCGTGCAGAGTTGTTGTCTGTGGCGACGCCAAGCTGACTTAATGGGGCAAGGTTTGTTTGCGCTGTGAGCTCGTCACCGCCATCCTTGCGAGGGAGATTGAGTTTCGCCCTGCCCTCATTCCGGGTCATCAGACCGTTTTGCGTCATGGTTGACAGGAATGCAGCCTTGGATTTGCTGTCCATCTGCAAGAGTGCTTCGCGATTGAACTCAGCATACCTGCGGCGATTGCCGGTTGGACGAATAAGCTGCTTTTTGATGCGGGCTTCGATGCGATCACAAAGCGGGTCGATGCCGAGGGTAAGCCACGCCAGCAGAATCTGTTCGACACCAGATCCCCACATTGTCTGGCCTTGCGCAGCGTGACCTATGATGATCGGCGGCACGCCCCACCAACGGCAAATTTCCTCAACGCTGAAGCGCTTGTTTTCAAGCATCTGCGCATCAACCGGGGAAAGCGCCAGCCGGTCATATTTGAGACCGGCTTCCAGAACCATCAACTTGCCTGCGTTACGAGAGCCGACAAACTTTTCCATGATCGTCTGGAGCTGCTCACGTTGATCTTTCTCCAGCGTTTTGTCTGACGAAAGAACGCCACTTGCCTGCAACCCATTGCCATAAAGCTTGCCGGTCGCCTCATCGAGAGCGATTGCAGATCCAAATGCCTGCGCGCCGAACTGAATAGGCGACAATCCCATATCGCCGCCAAATCCAAAGCCCCGCAGATGAAACACCTTGCCTCGTGGAAGAACCTCGGCCTTTCCTCTGTCGTTGACCCGATAATGCAACTCACCGTCACTATCGCGAAACGGCGCACAGTGCGTACTGGCCAGAGGCTGGAGAGACACCAGACGATTGCCGCTTTGCACCTTCTCGGAATAGGCATTTCCGGTGGCCGCCATCCATGCAACCATCGACTCCCAATATTCTAGCGCCGTCTGATCTTCGTTCGGGTTGTCGCAAATGACCTCCGCAAGATCGTCATCAGAGACGCGAACCCGGTCATCATTGCCGCGCTTCTCGTACATTGCGAGCGGCAGACATGAGACGGCCTGCGCTGTCAGTCGGATACAAGCCCATGCCGTTGCAAGTTGCAGAACAGAATGAAGGTGGACACTTTTGCCAGCATGATTGCTTGTGCCGAATGCACCGGCCCAGCCAGAACCATTCTTAAGAGACAACCGCCGATCCTTGGCGATGATCTCATCACGCGTCATGTTTGCCGGTAAGCTGGACTTCCGGTTTCGCGTCTTTTTGCGAGTTGCCATTAGACTCCAACCATTACCGGGTTTGAGAGGAAATCATCAAGACGGTTGCCAGAAGGTTCCGGGTTCCAGCTCATCAGCACGGCCGCATGAAGAGCGGCAATCAGCGGATCAATCTTGGCTTTGCCTGCGGCCTGCTTGGTAATCATGTCAGCGTTTCCCTTCCGCTCGACCTTGGCGTTGCTGACACACCATTTCATCAGATCACTGCCATCATGGGTGATCGTTCCGTTTTCAAGCTTGCGCTCTAATCCCCAGACAGCCGAGGCAAGCCATGTGCCTTGCCTAAGGCGCGCCATTTCTTTGTCGGTATCAATCCCTGCGAGCGCCAGTTCATCGACCAGCTCTGCGATATTGTTCGGATCGATGCCGATAAAGTTCTTTTCAGGCGCAAGCCCAGCATTCTTGATGCGAACGAGGATGCCGACGATATCACGCAGATGCCCAGTGGAATCCTTGCAGATCGTAAGCGAGCCCTCTTTCTCGAAGTCGAGCAAGCGGGACGCGATATCTTTGCGGCGCTCAAGTGCTATCGGATGCACCCAGGCATGAAACCATCCATACCAACGCCGCGTAACTTTCTCGCGACCAATGATGCCAAGCCCGAAAAGATCGTCGAGCGAGCCACCATCTGCGCCAGCAACACACACGTCGCATCGCTCAAGTATGAAATCGAGTGTGACATCAGGCTCAGCTGCATTCAGCCAGAAGTCAGCACCGCCCCACCGATCACCATGCAAAGCCATGCCGACTTGGATGTTGAGATGCTGCGATGCCCAGATGATTTCGGATTCAGCGCCCTTGTGCTGTTCTGCCTCGAAATCGGCGATCATCGTGTCGATATCGAGCGACAGGCCAAGGTTTGGCATTACGAGATGCCAATTCCGGGGATCGGCCCACGGCTTGTTCTTTTCGTCTACCTGCCACGCTTCGGGGAACTCATAGAGGATCGGCAGCATGCGAACGTTGCCGGTGATTTTTCCGTCGCGAACGCCGCGCGCATATTCGAGTTCTGTCTTAAACGCGCCTGCTGGCTGTTCGTCGCTCTGCGTAGAGATGATAATAAGGAGGCTATCTTTGCGGCGAACCAAAGCGCCACGGATCTGACGAATGACGCGGCTCGCGTAATGGATAGAGCCCATAATGTGCAGCTCATCGATCAGCACGATAACTGGCTTCGAGCCGGTCATGACCTTCATGTCAAAGGTCTTAATCTTGATGAAGGCCTTCGTCACGCGGTCGCGGATTGTCTTCTTGTGCTCCATGACGTGAAAACGCTTTTGGAGATACCCTTCCTCATCCTCTTCGATCATGCCCACGGCAGCCTGAAACGCGGTATCGGCGATTTCCTGTGTCGGACCGACGAACAGAATTTCAGCACGTGGCGTCTTGTTGGCGAGCAACAACGTCAGGATGAGACCGCCCGAATATGTTGTCTTCGAGTTCTTCTTGCCAACGAGCGCGAATATCTCAGACACGTGCCGGACGTTGTCGTCATCGACCGATCCCATGACGACGCGGACGATATCCTTGAACCACTGTCCGCAGGAATCACGAAGTAGCGGTTTGTCGTCCACGTCAGGGAGGCGCAGCTTGCTGAAAATGCGTTCACCGCGATCCGCCTTCTCCTTATCAAGCGGAAGATCAGCGATAGGCGATTTCCCAGCCTGAAGGCGCTCAAACCAGTCCGGACAGGCAAAGTCCCAGCGAGCGCCGGACGAACGCAACTCATCAAGTGTTTTCGTCATTGCAGGAGTTTACCCCAGTCGCCGTCTTCATGAGCGGTTTGCGCATCCCGAATAGCCTGCTCTTTCTTGCCAAGCTTTTCCTCTTCAGGTGTAGCTTTCGGCTTAGGTGGCGGCTGTACGAGATTGGCCTTTTCGGTGATATCGAGGATACGTCCTGTCGCGACGGAATTACCTTGTCGCATTTTCTGAAGCGTGACTTGCAAGGCCATCGCTTCGATTATGTCCGCACCTTGTTCAAGCTCACGGGAAAAATGTTTTCGTAAAGTCTTCTCATCGCAGCCAAGATGGCGGGCAATTCGTGAGACTGACCAACTCGCAGCCTTGAGAAGCGCTACAAGCTCTTGGTTTTCTTTGCTTTTTGCGAATGATGGTCGGCCCCACCGTTCTTTGATCTGCCCAACAGGTGCGCCAAAGAGATCGGTGTCTGACTTGTCATCGCCCGACTTGCCGGAAAAATCACTCATCTCAGGAAAAAAACCTCTGCATGAGGGGGACGCGGGTCTAGGAGGCAGACCCGATTTCAAGTTTCATACCCCCCACCCTCATCGAGAGGCAAAGGGCATGTGCCTTTCTCGCCATTCCGATGCGGCTCTCGACGCTTCTTCTGCTGTTTTGAACATGCCGAGCCGGTGAGAAACGCTGTTGAGGTAAACTACGGCTCGAAAGGTCTTACCGATCTGCTTAACGCCACGAAGTCCCAAGGGATTGTTTCGATGTGCATCTCGGTTCTGTGCGCTCTGCGCCATTGTCAGCCAACGAAGGTTGGAAGATCGGTTATCCAACTTGTTTCTATTTACGTGATCGCGAACCATTGAAGGATAACGATCTCCCGGCAAGACGACGTGATGAAGGTAGATGCGACGCCCCTTCGCCTTTCGCATCACGTATCCGTTTTTATCCAATCTCCACCGGTAATGTCGCAGATTTGAATAGCCGTCATCTACAAGTGCAGGAGCATCCGCGCCCACGACAGTCAGTTCGATCATATTGTCACCAGATTTAGAAATGGAAGGAGTTTAGATTAGTCCCAAACGCCACGATGATGCAGGCTGGCCTGCTCTTGCTTCTGCTTTTCGCTGTCGTGATAGGCTTTGCTCAAAGCCTGAAGATTGTTCATATCCCAGAAGAGTTCGGCATTGCCGCGATGCTCTTGGATGTGATCGACAACAGGACTATTCGGAGCTGGATGCTTGCCGATCAGGAGAACGCCGGTTTGCTGGCAGGTGAAGAGGTCACGCTTGAGAACATCCTCTCGAAGCTTTTGCCAACGGGCAGTCTTATACCACTTGCGCCATGGTGCAGCTGCATCACGTTCGCGCTCGATACGTTGGCTCACGTCAGCCTCATATACATATGGAAAGAGCGCCACGAAGGGCGCTCAGTGTGATTGGTTAATTTCAGACATAGCTTACGCTCTGGCCCTGAATCGATGTCTCGTGATTGAGACCGTCAAGGCGGGGTCCGAGCGCGACCACCTCAGCAACTTGTGCCCACGTGCTACCGTGTATTGAGGCTCACTATTCTCTACCGGATCATCCCGTGGCTGGATTACGCTCACAATGGGGTTAGAAATGCAAGAGGCATAATCATCGATCGAGGTTGGCCGAAAAGTACCAGTTCGACAACAGCCACACCTTTGCCTTTTGCAGGTCCCGATATGAATTTTGCTTCTATGCCCGCAAATACACCTTCACGAATAGCCACCCTCTTAACGCCGGTAAATGCTGATTGCGGGACTTCGTGATCAAATTCACCTTTTTGGGCCTTCTCATTGAATTTGCTTACTTTATCAGCATCCACCAAATAGGGTTTCTCGCAGCCACCGAGCACCGTGACTACGTGATCGAATGTAAGTAGACCTGCCATTGAAGTATTGTTCAAGGCACACCTGACCAAGATATAGCCAACCATTACAGGCTGCTCCTTAGCCGGTATTTCCTTGTGAAAACGACGAAGCTTTGGCCCCATTTTCATGGGGACAATCACTTCTATATTGGCGGCGATCAATTCATCACGAACTGAAAGTTCACGCCCAGTCATAACGTTTAGAACCAACCAAGGAGAATTATCACCCGCGCGAATCGCTGCTGCTGCCCTCATCCGAGCGATACGACGGCGCTCAGCGAGCACCTTATCAATCGCCCTGCACTGCTCATCAGTGGGTGCAGATGCCATTGCGATATCGATCTGACGTTGATCAATTGCCATCATTATCACCCAATCCCCTCAAAGCTGTTTCATAATCGACTAAGGCCGACGGACCACCGCGCGGGCAGAACACGACTTGCATGCGGTCAAACTCAGAAGGCCATGGCCAAGCACGCCGCTTGAACTCATCCTTCCAGGCAGAGAGAATGATTGTTCCCTGCGGTACCGGCTCCATCAGATCGCCAGCCGTGTGCCAGATCTTCTGAAACACCGCACCGCTGCGCTGCTGCTGGACATCACGGAAGCGCGTTAGCTCCGGCCACGCCTTGGCAAGCAACGCACGCGGCAAGAAGGAACCCTTCGCAAGTTGATGATCGGCTGGCCCGTCCAGCAAATGACCAAAGAAGCGAGCCATACCAACAGGACCGTAACCGGCTGCCCAACCATCGGGCTTGGCTTCCTCGGCTCTTGCAGCTTGCGCCTTCACACTCTCAGCCTTTTTCAGGATTTCTGGATCAAGAGCATTCCAGAGGCGGTCGCGGAAGAAAGCGCCAACAGGCTGTGGCTTCACTTTCCGCTGGACAGCATCCAAAAGGTAGCCATCACGCCAACGTTCCGCTTCCCTGCGTTCTGCAACCGACAATCCGGCGAACTGGCGCTTGATCCAGTCCAGCGTTGTACTGTGATCCCACCTTGGCCAGATACCGGAGTGGAAACCCACGCCGTTCACGAAATGGATAACCCGCTTCTCGAATGCTGCCGTTTTCGGATCATCATCCGCCGAACTGGAATCCTGCTTCTCATTCCCATTCATACTTTCGCTTGCGCGCTCTTTTTCTTCTTCGTTTGAAGGGGAAGTTAAATAAGGGTCGTTAATAGGTGCCGGTCCAGAGGCGGCAGGGGGTGCCGGTTCTGGACCGGCAGGGGGTGCCGATATACCGGCAGGGGTGCCGACATACCGGCAGGGGGTATCAGCGTCTTGAACCGATGAAATATCATGATGCTTCGGATCAAGAATGACACGGTAGAAATGAGCGCTATCGCGCCCACTGTCGCTTTCCTGCTCATGACGTTCGAGATAGCCCGCACTGATGAGGCGGTTGATGGCGTCAAACACGGTCGCACGGCCACAGTTCATCTCAGCAGCCATTTTAACCTGACTACGACGACACCAACCGTATTCATCTGTATGACGCCCCAGCACGCAAAGCACCTGCAAGTCGCGCGGCTTCAATGCCGGATCAGTAGCAGCCCTTGCAGGGATGATTGATAGACGAGGATTACTCACCCGAATCCCCTTTCCCACGCGCCCACACGCCGCCGTAATCGACGACGAATGAACGCATGATATTTTCGCTTCCGACAAACACAGGTGGCTGCGTAGTGCCGGAAAGCACCGTCAGAAACACCCTGCCAGTGCGGGTCACTTCAGCAAGTTCGTCCTGTGTCAATTCCCAACAGGAAACTGAGCACATGCCGTTTGTGTAGGTGTGCAGCGCCTCGACATTCTCAGCACCTTGCGGCGGCAACAGCTTTCTATTTGAGCCTGCAAAATCAATAGCATTTGCCATTATAGAACCACCCTCTTCCATGCTTCGAAAGCAGCGCGGAAATCCTGCCAGCGTTCAGCGGCAGCACTGTTTTCGTTCAATTCTTTTCTGGATTTGATATTAAGGATCGAGCGCAGCCGTTGCGCCGCTCGATCCGATGTCAAAGGCTTCTCTAAGCCGTGCATTTCTTCGAGGAACACCTTGAACGCAGGCTCATCGCACTTCATTGCAGCTTCTGCCGCGAAATCCTTTTCGCGCCTCGGTGCTCGCCGCACCTGATACTGTTGTGGCCTCTGAGTGCCGCGCGCCGACTGAATAGCCCGATCGACAAGCCGCAGCAGGAATGAGACCATCTCAGGCGCACTTGCAACGAAGTCTGTTTCCTCTGGCAAAGCACCGGGATGAAGCCGTGCAATCACGTTAAGCTCACCGTGGCGGGTTTTCGCTTCGATAAAATCACCGCGCTCATCGGTCGAGCGGAACCATTGAGCGCCGTCCAGAGCTGCTAATTTAGATCTGATCCGGCGGAGCTCATCCGCCTCCGCACTCAAAGCACACCTCGCCATTCGATGATTGCTATGCTGCAGTTGAGCGCTAGCTGTCGCTCAGCAAGAGCGCCTTTCGAGTTCTCCCATCCGGGCAACAAGACAATCGTGTCAGCTTCCAGACAGATGAAATTGCAATATGATGCGAACGCCTTCCGAATAGGAAAACCCTTCGGATCACCATCATGCGGGAACTCAGCTGGATTATAGACGCGGTGCCCTGATTGCCTAAGCTGGGCCGTAACCCGATGAAATGTGGGATAATTGAAATCAGGAAGCCCGGTCATCGGCCCGGAGAGGTAAATGTTACGCTTGCGCGCGCCGCCGATCGTCATTCCGCAGCCCTCCCCGCAGCTTCAAAGCCCCAGGCATCCCAACCCGGACGCGGATCACGGCAGAATAGTTCAAGCTTCGGGAGATCGGGCCAGATGCGCTCTATCGTTTCTGCGAAGAAAGCAGGCTTGACCGAATGTCTGCCTTTAGCTTCCTGATAAACCGTGCGCGGTTGAGTGCCTTTTTCCGGCGCTACAACATCACCACGCCGCCCGATCAGAAGGCATTCATGACAATCAAAGCCCCAATGACCATTGCCTTGATGAACCTTGTCCCAAACCCAATGGTGCACGTACTCAAATCCGCATTCTTCAAGCACGCGAATGCCCTGCTTGCGCAAACCTGCATTGGTGCACCACAAGAATATGATTGCTGGAAAATCTGGATCTGCTATGCCAAGCCGATGGAACAAGGCAATGATCTCTTCAACGTCCATCGTCGGATAATGATTTTCAGCACTGCGATCCATGCCGCTTTCTTCCGACCAGACCTCATATTTCCAAGGCGGATCAGCATAGTAAATTGCGTATCGCTTCCCCAGTTCTGCCGGGGCGGTCGCAGCACCTTTTTCGACGATATGCGCCATACGCGCTATGCGAACCGCACGCTTCACCTTTTGCGAATGCGCCCGAACCTGCTTATTCTCAGCCGCAACGCGCCGATCTTCCGCAAGTAATCCCTCGACAAGCGCGATCTGGGCAACGTCACTCGGAAGCTTTTTGAGCTTGTCGAGCGTAGTGCCGTTATCAAAGCGAGATCCGCGCAACAGGCGAAGCGCAGCTTCACAAATCTTTTCGCCGCGATCAGCATCTCGCCTAATCGCGCGCTCTGATTTCCCGGATAATTCCGCCGTTGCCGCAACGAAGCTTTTACGCTCTTGCCTGTCGATCAACTGGCCAACTTGGCCACTTGATTTCCTGTCACCGCCATGCGCGGTTTCAGGATATTTGAGCAAATACAGTTCCTTGCGACGGAATGTGAACACCGCCCTGTCAGCAGGCGACAATTCAGAACGGGCAAGATTTTCATCAATCTCCCACAGTTCCGCATCCAGCTTGCTTTCATCTCTGACAAACGCTGGAATTTCGCTCCAACCCAGCTGCCGTGCGGCTTCCAAACGGTGTGCACCAGCCGATAGCGAATATGGCAATGCATCGTCAGTAGTCAGGCGCACCGTGATGGGTGTCCGCATACCCAATTCCGCAAAGGAAGTTTTGAGCGCCTCGACCTTTGACGCTTCAACATCACGCAAACGGTCGCGCACTTCGATATCTGCGATCTTGATCACAAGTTCATGCATCTCAGCGCCTTTCCGCGAGCCAAACGACAATGAAAAATGGAGAGGCCGCAGCCAGTGTGACGATGACCGCGATAATGACAGGGACAAGGAAATCGTGAGCCAGAAGACGCTTGATCATTGACGCACCTGAAAAGGCTGCTTTCCCTCAGCAATCCGCATTTCATCGACAATCTTCAGGACTTGCTGCCAAGTGGTAAGCCTGCGTTGTCCGTTGCGGACGATGCGCCACTTGTTCGCCTGCGAGCTGATATGAATGCCGCGCTGCGCCAGATAATCCCGCGCCCAGTCGGGCGTACAACGGACACCGCACTCAAACTGGCGAGGCGGTCCATTCTTCGCGATATGCTCTGCTACGAGTAATTGTTCTGCCAGCATATCGAACCTCACGACATGCCAAGAGCGTCCATGTAGAGTTGAAGCATTGCTTCCTCTTCATGGCGCTCATGGTCTTCTTTTTTGCGAAGGCGGATGATGGCTCTGACGGTTTTGGCGTCGAAACCGGAGCCTTTCAACTCGCCATAAACATCCTTGATATCGTCGGCGACGGTCTGCTTTTCTTCCTCAAGCCGCTCAATGCGCTCGATAAAGGATCTCAGCTGCCCTACCGCGATCACATTCGAAGAAACCTCTTCGGCCTTGTCGACCTTCGATTTCTTCGGGCCCCGCATAAATCCAGCGACATTTTCAGCCGCAGTTGAAAGTTCACTTAACGGAATTTCCGGCGTGCTCGGCCCGTCCGGAACGCTGATACTTACAGTCGGCTCATCAGGTGAAGGTTTCGCTTTGGCCTTAGCCTTCTGCTTTCCGACAGGCTTAGTTGTCCATGGATCATAATCAGACATGGCGGACGGCCTTTCCTGCACGCAACGTCGAACCTGCCTCGATGACAAGGCGGGCGATGCGGTCAACTTTTTCGGGATTGTGAGAAAAGCGATCGACAACACGACGTGATCGGTCGCATCCGTAGCGGCTTTTCGGGTGGCGCTGATACTTGAGCGACTTCAAGGAGATCATGGCTCGACCTCCAAAGAGTGCTTCACATCTTCTAGGGCTTGAATGGCCTCATTGATTTCTTTGAGGATATTCTTTCGATCAGCAACGTCGATCCGGTCGTCTTTCCGGGCTTCAATGATCGCCTGGGCAACATCCATCGTTTCTTTCATGACGCGGGTGGCGTCTGATTCAGTAACCTGAGCACTACGGAATGCTTTGCCGGCAGACGTCTGGGAAGGTATCAACTTGTAGCCGAGCAGTTCCGCCGCAACTTTGATGATCAGGGGGGATTTCAATCTGCGATCAACTTCAATCGCCACATCAAGCGGGATGAAATGTTTGCGGAACTCATCGTTTTCGGACGCATATTTTGACAGCGTAGAGGTACTCACCCGCGTGAAAGGCAGTAGGCAGGTAATCCCACCTGCGAGCGTGTATCCGCCGTCAGTTGCCTTCTTAAGAGAAAGGCGCTCTTGCTCGGAAATTGTGCGCACGAAAACACCCCCGAAAAATCAAGGAAAAAATATCGACAAAGGATTCAGTGAAACTCGAAAGCGCCGCCGTTATAGACGGAACAACGCAAATCTACGGAGGGCTAAATGCTCGAAAGCGACCCGCATCTAGTGACTGGATTTCCCGTGTTGCGATTAGCTCGCCAATCAGGGCGAGAACAAACTCATCAGCAGCATCGCGGCGTTGCGCAGCTTCCCATGCCTCAAACAGCTTGGACATGGCGGAGCCAGACCCACTACCCGTCAGCGCAGATTTGATATAGCCATTTACAAGTTTGGTTTTTTCCCGGGGGTCAATCATGGGACAACTCGTCACTACCTGCCCGCATTGCAACGCGGTTGATATTGCTCTTGAGCTTTTTGGTGCAAAACCAATTGGACAAGATCAGAAAACGGGCGAATGGCGGGCGGCGGGAGGAGCTGTTTGCCGCCGATGCCGTAATGCAATAGGCGTATCTATTGTAGCGCCACCAGCAGCTTTCGGCACGCTTAGTGATTTTGATAGCGCGCTCGCAGAACTCTACGACGATCCGGTGGTCACTCTGACTGATATCAACTGCAACGGTTTTGTTGTGAGGACCCCTGAGCAAACTACTGAAACACCAACCTCGTTGCCTGACGCAACCCTTAGATCGTTCAGCGCAGCTGAAAAGAACTTTCATCTTGAAGGGTGCGAAGATGCATCCGCGATCATGTATCGCCGGGCAATCGAAACTGCCATTCATACCAAGCATCCAGATGTTACGGGTAACTTGCTTCAACGCATAGACAAGCTGGCTGCCAAAAACCTTATTCCAGAAGCCATGAAAGACTGGGCCCACGAAATAAGACTCATTGGAAACGACGGCGCGCACGGCATCGACGGTGTTACCCGTGAAGAGCTTACGGCATCTCGGGGGTTCACCGATGCGTTTCTGCGATATCTCATTTCCTTGCCTGAAGAGGTACGTCTTAGACGTGAGGCGCGAAACGCGCCAACAATTGGAAACGTGTGATGGCAAACAGTTCATCGCGCGCCCTCCCCGGAAACAGACGCTGGAGCGCAGACAGCCGGAGAGCGCTGCGCCCCAGCTTCGCCCGGCGGGAGGTTGCCGAGCGAATTAGAACTGGTTGCCGGAGCGCCCGGTTGGGCGGGGGGCTGCTTGATGGGCGCCCCGGCATCATCACCCGCCGAGGAACTGGCGGGGGAATCAGACTTCCTTGAAACGGACTTGGCGAGAGCCTCATAAGTGACTCCAATTAGACCCCGCGCCTGTGCCGATAAGACAACCGCTTCCCAGTACTGAGAAGGTATAACGCCACGTCTTTTCATCGCTTTGGCGGTGCCATAGGCGACGCAAAGATCGTCAGCAAAATCGGCCAGTGACGGCCACTTTTCGATGAAAGGAATATGTGTCATGTGTGAATGGGTACTATTAATACCCTTTCGCGTCAAGCGCGATAGTTATTACTTATACCCGATATCGTGGGTACAAATTACACCATGACTAAAAATGCTGAAAAAAAAGAGCGTGAGGACAGGGCCGTCAGGCTTCAGAACGCGCGAAGGAAAGCAAGCCTCGGCGGAGCAAAAGCTCTATCCGATAAATTTGGCTGGAGCGAAAACAATTACAAAGCACATGAATCCGGTCGAAATGGATTTGGTCTTTCAGACGCTCGAAAATATGCAAAAGCTTTCAATGTTTCAGTAGCTTGGCTGTACCTTGGAGAGGGTGCCGAAACCGACGAATATGCGGAAGTAGACGACATCAGGTCGGAGGTAATAGACCTCTTCGACAGACTTCCAGCAAAGGTTCAAGCGGTTGTCCTTGATCATATTCGCGCACTAGCAGCGATAGACAAGAACGACAGTCCCTCATCTGACTAACAGAAAGCGAGCAGATAAGGCTGCAAAATTCAGCCCTAAGTTCACTATTATTTTCACCCTCACTCATCTCCCACCCGCAATGTTCTCATTTCGTTCATGAAAGCACTGCGGGCGAAGCGGGTCAAGGGTAAGTTTGCATCGCGGCATTTTTCATACCCATAATTCATAGTGGGTATTTTTTGTATCTTTTTAGCTTGACAGTTTGTGGGTACATATAATACCTCTTTCCTGCCCCACCTAAAACCGGCTGCGCTGGATTGGGTAAGAGTAGAAAGCGCAGTCGGTTCTCCGGGGTTAAGCGGAGAGACCAATGTCAAACATCATTTTTATGGCCAGACTGAAAGGCGGTAATTACCGCTCGAACGCCAATCGCGCTGAAAAACTTTTAAAAGCTCACGGCTTTTCCGTTGGACGCATGCAGGCCCATCAGCCGCGTGGCCTTCTCTATGGCGAGTTCGACATTCAGAAATGGCGAAATCTAAGCCAACGGGATCGCGAGCAATTGGATGGTCTGCTGTCCGGTCGTCATGTGCATCACGGTGACATTTCCATTGAAATACTTGATTCAGCGCCTTCGGAAGCAGTGCAGAAACTCGCTCAGGCATTTGCCCTTGAAGATGGTGCGACCATCATTGTCGCACCGTTGACCACAGCCGCATCCAACGCGGCAGAGAACTCAATTAGCGAGAGAAGCCAGCACGCCGCAAGCATGGGAGTCGCTCCTCATGCATAAACCAACAAAAACTGACGGCTTCAACCTCACGTCTGCATATCGATGTCATGATAACAAACTCAGCCATAAGGTTGTTTTATTTGTCTTTTTCATCTGCACCACATGCGCTGCCGTTTTGGGCAGCCAAATGATCTGGGGCTGATAGATGCAGACAAGCCAGCCCATCATAATTGATTCATTCGCAGGCGGCGGCGGCGCAAGCACCGGGATTGAAATGGCCCTTGGCCGTTCACCTGACATCGCCATTAATCATAACGCGGCAGCGCTGGCTTTGCATGAAGCGAACCACCCGCAGACACTTCATATCTCGCAGAACGTCTACAAAGTTGATCCACTGGATTACTTGCAACGGGCGCATGTCGGTCTTGCGTGGTTTTCACCTGACTGCAAACACTTTTCCAAGGCGAAGGGCGGCAAGCCTGTCGAGCGCAACATTCGGGATCTGGCTTGGATCATTCCCGGCTGGATCGAACGCATCCAGAAAAGCGGCGGCAAAGTGGATGTTGCTATTCTCGAAAACGTCGAGGAGTTTCGCGACTGGGGACCGCTGATGGAAACATCAGCCGGCCAAATGCCAGATCCAGATCGTAAGGGCGAAGATTTCCAGCGTTGGTGCAAAAAGCTCAAAAGGCTTGGCGCGAAGATCGAATGGCGCGAAATCCGCGCTTGCGACTTTGGTGCACCGACAATCCGGAAGCGGCTATTTGTCATCATCCGCTTTGACGGCCAACCTATCGTTTGGCCAGAACCAACCCATGGCGCACCGAATGATAAGGACGTGATTGCAGGCAAGAAATTGCCATGGCGCACCGCAGCAGAAATCATCGACTGGTCGCTGCCCTGCCCTTCGATCTTCGACACAAGCGCAGACATAATGGACAAGCATGGCCTTCGCGCCATTCGCCCGCTTGCCCACAACACGATGGCGCGCGTTGCGCGCGGGATGAAACGCTATGTCATAGACGCCGAGAAGCCCTTTATTGTGGATCTATCGGCACCATCGATCATCCGATTCAACACTGGCGCAACAGGTCAGGATCTCCGCGAGCCGTTATCGACCATCACCGCGAATAGCTACATCAAAAGACCGGGAGGGGCCGCACCACTTGGCATTATCTCGCCGCACGTCATGACGATGCGCAATGCTGGCAAGCCATTTAACGGCGTTGATGAGCCAACGCATACAATAACAGCTGGCGGTGCAGGGTTGTCTGTGGTGGCGCCGATACTTACGGCTGCCCAACATGGCGGATCTAACCGGCCCATTGAGACGCCAACCCACACCATCACTGCCAGCCGCAAAGATCAGAACAGCGTCATTGCGCCTACATTGGTGCAGATCGGCTATGGCGAGCGCAAAGGCCAAGCACCGCGCTCACTCGATATACAGCAACCATTAGGCACAGCTGTTGCAGGCGGCATCAAACACGCCGTTGCATCTGCTTTCATTGCTCGCCAGTTCGGAACATCGACCGGCCACAGCATCGAAGAGCCGACGCACACGGTTATGGCAGACGGCGCAGGTAAGTCGCAGCTTATCGCAGCCTATGTGGCGCAGCACAACAACGACAGTCGTCGTGACGGCGGCGTTAATCCGGGCAGATCAGCCAGCGAACCGCTATCGACCATCACCCAGACTGGCAGTCAGCAAGGCATCGTCGCGCCCTTCCTCCAGGCATATTACGGCACAGGTGACGGCGGCGCTGAAAACGAGCCAATGCGCACGGTAACAACCAAAGATCGTCACGGCCATGTGGAGGCATCATTGGAAGTGCCGCCATTCACGCCAGAGCAGGCCCAGCGCGCCCGCGCTGTTGCAGATTTTCTCAGATCATTCGGCTTCTGGGATCACCGCGAGTTCGTCACCATCGAAGCCCACGGCGTCACGTACGTGATTGTCGATATCGGCATGCGCATGCTTGTGCCGCGAGAATTGTACCTCGCCCAAGGCTTTCCAGCTGACTACGAGATCGAGCGCGGCGCAGACGGCCAGACATTTTCCAAATCAGTGCAGGTTTCATGCTGCGGCAACAGTGTTTGTCCGCCAGTCGCCTGCGCACTCGTATCCGCAAATTGCGGCAACCTCATCGCCCGAAAGGAAGCGGCATGACCATAACAAATTGGAAATGGTACGCAGGCAATAACGACGAGAGTTATTCATGCGGACCGTTCGACACCCGCGAAGAAGCCATTGAAGAGGCGCGCGGTCAGTTTGGTGACGATGCTGGAATTTATGTAATTGAGGCAATCAAAGACGAAGTTCGCTTGTGTGACTACATCGGAGCAAGCAGCATCTTAGAGGAAGCCGAGGAGCGCGCCTACGATCTGCGCAACGAAGACAGCGACGACAACATCTTTGATGTGTCTGCGGAGATGGAAAAGGACCTCGTCGTAATGCTGCGCACCGCCTGCGATGCATGGCAGATCAAGCACGATCTTCGATTTATCCCTTGGTGCTTCACGAGCACTCGCAATTCCGAGTTCATTGCATCGGAGGTTGATAATGGTTGACCGCCCTATCCTTTTCAGCGCCCCTATGGTGCGCGCCCTGCTTGAAGGCAGAAAGACACAGACCCGCCGCGCGATTAAACCGCAACCGACAGGCCGGATTGATCCGTTAGTTAGTTTTAATCATGGCAGAATGGAAATCGCCTTCGGCCCTGACATGCGCGATAAAGACGGCGGCCCGAAATGGTGGCGCCCACTCGCACAAGCAGGAGATCGCCTATGGGTACGCGAGGCTTGCGCTATTGTCGGTACGGTAGATCCGGGCTTCGTGTTGTATCGCGCGGACGGTTATGAATCCGAATGCATTCGCCATGGCTTCGACAAACCATTCCCTCCTGAAGCGGAAGCCCGCTGGCGTCCATCGATCCACATGCCACGCTGGGCTTCACGCATCACGTTGGAAGTGATCGACGTTCGTGTTGAGCGCCTGCAAGACATCAGCGAGGCGGATGCGATTGCTGAAGGCTGCACTCAAGCCCTCGCAGATGAAATTATGCAGGTTGAAGAGTTGGCAGTTTACGCTTCGACGCACATCCTTTGCCCCGAGGCTCGCGCCCGCATTTTGTTTGAAACTTTATGGGATCAGGTTAACGGTCCCAGTTCATGGGAAGCCAACCCATGGGTTGCCGCTTACACGTTCAACGTCATCAGCCGCAATATCGATCAGATCGAGGTGGCAGCATGACCCCTTGGACATGGTTTGCAGGCAATCTTGGCGATGATGTCTACGATCTTGCCGAGGCGGACACCCGCGAAAAGGTGATCGCAGCAGCTCTTGATGCCTCCACCGGATGGCTAAAGCCCGGCGATCAGTTCCGCATTGTCGAAGCACGATCCAGCACCGCGAAGAAGTATGAAGGATCGGACTTCGTACCGTTTCTTCGGACGCGGAATGCGGAAATCATCACAGTGCAAGGATCTGATCGATGAAGCCAATCCTTGATATGTGCTGCGGCTCTCGCATGTTCTGGTTTGACAAGAAGGATGACCGGGCTGTGTTCGGAGATATACGCGCAGAAAGCCACGTTCTATGCGACGGCCGCCAGCTAATCATTTCGCCAGATCGCATTATCGACTTCCGCAGCCTGCCTTTTGACGATGAGACATTCAGCCTTGCTGTTTTTGATCCGCCGCATCTGGTCAATGCTGGGGAGAGAAGCTGGTTGCGCGCAAAGTATGGTGCGTTGAACCGCGAGACATGGCGGGAGGATCTGCGGCAAGGATTTGCAGAGGCTTTCCGCGTCTTGAAACCCCACGGCACACTAATTTTCAAATGGAACGAAACGCAGATCAAAGTGCGGGAAATTCTCGCGCTTACTGATGTTCAACCTGTCGTCGGGCATGTGTCTGGCAAGCAGGCGAACACACACTGGATTTGCTTCCTTAAGCCCCTACGCCCGTCAGGAGGCAGTCTGCTATGAGTATGGCGTGGATCCGGACGAACTATCGTGTCCCTGCCAAGCGCGGCGGCCGTGTCAAATACACAGGCGGAAGGCAGCCTCAATATGGAACGATTGTAGGCGCTCGCAATCAGTACCTAATCATTCGCCTTGACGGTGAGAGCCATGAACCCGGATCGTACCACCCAACGTGGGAAATCACCTACTTGGACGGCGGTAGATCATGATCGCCATCGCCCAGCATGTTCAGATAGTTGGTTATTTCCTGCGCTTCATCTCTCCGAAGATTGCAACAAAATTGGCCGTTCAGCTTGGCAGGCTCGCCTGTCAAAAGCCTAACAACGGTCCATGTTCCATCCGGCTCTTGCCGTTTGTTGAAGTGAATTTTCGTCATGGCGGTGTCAGTTCGTTGCTCTGCCAGACAGATAAGACAGTGAAGCCTGCATTCAAGCCTTGGAGATATCAAAATGATTGATAGACCACGTTTACGCCGCAAGGACGTTCCTGAATATCTTCGCACAACTCACGGGATCGATATATCGCGCTCGACGCTTGAAAAGCTCGCCACTAACGGCGGCGGCCCGTCAATGCAGTATCAAGGGCGCTTTCCGCTATATCATAAGTCGGATCTAGACAGATGGGCCGAGCAAAAAATATCGCCGTCGGTCAGTTCAACCGCCGAGCGCTAGATGGAGCGAATAATCAGAATCAAACAGCCCCTTTCAAAGGGGCTTTTTCTTTAAAAGCATTACTCACCAAACCATCAACGCCGTGTGAGTATTTGGTGAGTGCATCATTAGGAAGTTAGTCGAAAGACATCTAAGTGATTGATTTTATGGCGCACCCGACAGGATTCGAACCTGTGACCTCTGCCTTCGGAGGGCAAATTCGGATGACTTTCCCGATTCTACCCATCTTTCTTTTTATTGAATAAGCTTCTGTTTTCACTTCTGTTTTCGTAATTGCCATCTGCGCGAAATTATCTGGCATCTTCCCTCTTTAACGATTTTATGGTGACACTGTGGTGACACTAAATCAAAAGGCAGGGGTAATGGCGAAGCTTACAAAGACGATATTGGACGCTGCAGAACTGCGTGACAAGCCATATTTTATATGGTGCACAGACCTAGCAGGTTTCGGCGCGCGCGTGTTCTCGTCGGGCAAAAAGACTTTTTATGTCGACTATTATACGAAGACTGGCGACCGCAAAAGAATGTCGCTCGGAGCTTTTGGCAAGCTGACCGTTGATGAGGCCCGGAAGATGGCCCGCATCACGCTTGGTGACACATTGCGTGGTGAAGATCCCCTGCTTGAAAGACAAACGCGTCGCGGTTCAATTACAATCTCGGAGCTATGCGACGATTATGTAAAGGCTGCTGAAAAGGGCTTAATCATCGGGCGCAATGGCAAACCGAAGAAGATGTCTACGCTTGACACCGACAAGGGCCGGATAGAACGACACATCAAGCCATTACTTGGCAAAAAGCTGGTCATCGAAATGAGCCGCGCAGACGTGGCGAAATTCATACGCGATGTTACTGCGGGCAAGACAGCGTTCACTGGCCAGTCAGATAAGCTCCGGGGAAAGATTGTCGTGTCTGGCGGTGCAGGTACAGCGTCTCGTACGACAGGTTTGCTGGGAGGGATTCTTACCTACGCAGTCTCGGAAGGGATCATCGAACACAATCCAGCACAGGGTGTGAAGCGCCCCGCCGATGGCAAGCGAGAGCGCCGTCTAACAGCGGACGAGTTTAAAGCTCTTGGGAAAGTTTTGGCTAATGCCGACGAAATGACGTGGCAAGCGGTCAAAGGCACACTGCTCCTGATTTATACAGGGAGCCGCCTAGGGGAGATTGTCAATCTTCGTTGGGAAGAGGTCAGCCTGGAGGACAGATGCTTGCGGTTTGGAGATACGAAAACTGGCGCATCGATACGGCCGCTGGGGTCTCCTGCGATCAAAATACTCGAAGGCATAAGGCCGCCAAACGCAAAAGGCTGGGTGCTTCCAGGACCGCGCAATCCGGAAAATCCGGTGGGTTCACTTGATGATATGATTGATAGTATAACTAAGGCTGCCGGCTTAACCGGAGTAACAGCTCATACATTTCGTCACAGCTTCGCGTCAGTTGGCGCTGATCTCAACTATTCGGATAATACCATTGGGGCTATTATCGGCCATTCATCAGGCACGACCACAAGTCGCTATACTCACCGGTTAGACAGCGTTTTGATCGCCGCAGCGGATTCCATATCAGAAGAGGTGGACCGTCAGCTTATGGGAAAGCCCGCTAAGAAGCCCGCGTAGTGGCTGGACGTGGCGAGCCTGTACGCTATTCTCTTCATACTGATACAATGGAGGGTGTGCTTAAAATGTTCGGGCCAAAGCAAGAAGGTGACTATCCAGATCGGGATCTCGACTGCCAAGAGGCGGTTTCGCAAGGCATCGCTGATCTAGTCGAGCAGGGTGTGGTGTCTGGCGGCACCGAGGCGGAAGTGACGGCTGCATTAGCGGGCGCAAAAGTGCTCGGTATTCGCGAGTTAATCCACGATGCTGTTGAGGCCGGTTGGTCTGAAGAAGAAGCGGCTACAGCGATTAGGATAGTAGCTGAGGGCATGCATCGAGGCGCGACCGGAACAGAAATTGACGAATAAACGCGAAAAAGGCCCCATGCACCATCCCGAAGGACAGCGCATGGGGCTTTGTTTATCAACTATTGCATCGGGCTACATACGCGGCACCAACTTCCTTAGTCCATGCTTGGGCTAAAAGGTTGGCGGTCATTGGCGATATTTGCAGCAATTCTTCACCACTCTTGATGTAGATAGCATCACCTGCGCGTATCGGATGCAGGTTTCGGATTTCTTCGTATGTAGCCAGACGAGATGCAGTTGCGATTGAGCCAGGCGATGTTTTCACACGCTTCCTGAAAAGCCGCTTCAACGTCGCCACTGTGTTTTTCCAGCAAGTACTGAGAATATTCATAGGGCGTCATCTCAACTTTCCACTACATCACCATCTCAGGTGTTTTGACCTCTTCACCCACCTTCCCGTAATCGGAATGATAAGTGATCACTTTAGCCGACCGGCCCGAGATCCATCCGCCAGCCGCTTCGTATGAGGAAGGCGCTGCCAGTGTCTCGTGCCGTTCAACTTTCATGAGGTTGGTTGTTTTCAGCTCATCTGAATGAAGATGGCCAACATGAGCATAGGAATACTTAGTCCGGCCGTAGACTTCACGAAACTTGCCGGCAAAGACGCTGTCGACGTCCTTCACGTTGCGGCGATGCCCGTGGTGATAGAAGAGCGAAACGTTGCCGAACTCGTGGTAATAATACGTCGTAGCAGACGTATCGACTTCGATGCGCGGCTCTTCATCGTAATGCGCAGCCATCCATTCACGCATGAGAGTGGCGGATACCGGATCATGGTTTGCGTCAGCCATTACGACTTTGACGAACTCATGCTTCTCCAAAAGCATCGCGATTATCTTGCGGACGATGCGAACGGCAACACGTGCGATCTTCTGGAACCGGCTATCGCTGTCCAGAACATGGCCGCTCGTGGGCGTTTTGGCCTCCATGCTGTCGTAGTGCATAAAATCGCCAAGTTGCGCCAGAACGGCGAATTTGGCTGGAGGAGAGCCATCAATGGAAGCTCTGAACCATTTGAGGATTAGATCCTCCGCGATTTTGAGATCGTAGTCGGCTCCGGACTCGTCTTTCCATGACAAAAGACCAAGATGGAGATCCGTGACCGTATACTGGCAAAGCAGCTTTTCGTTTAAGCCACGAGGAGAAATTACCGGCTCAGCGCGTGGCAGAGCGTCGGTAAGACCGAGTGCCATGGCTTTGAGTCGAGCCTGGGCTGCTTCAGCATCGATGTCGTGCCGAATCCAGCTCTGAACTTCAATGCCGTCCTTCACGTGAGAGGTGATCTTCTTAATCACCCTGCCCTCGCCGACATCGAATGGCTTTTCCTCCGGTTCGCCCAGCTTCTGGGTTACGGTCTCGCTAAGCGTGGCGCCATTCTTGCCCGTTGTCGTTTTGACCGATGAGATGTGATAGCCAGGCATAGCGGGATCAGAGAGAAGAAAGCCACGCTTGCTGGCCACACGAAGGCGACTGTCAAATGTGTTGCGGTTCAGTCCAACTGATTTCGCCGCGGCCGACACGTTTCGGCCTGATGCTAGATATGCATCTACGGCGATGCGACAAAGTTCGTCCGATAATGGCGGCGTCGGCATTATTCACCATCCTTTGGCTTGCGGCCTGTGCGGCGGGTGAACCAGTCGAAAACCGCATCGGAGATCCACATCGCGCTTGTGCCGACAAGGAAAGCTGCTGCATGGATCGCCACGTTTGAACCATCGTCGGGTGGCAACGGGAAATTCACGGTACGGAGGTAGTGAAGGATTGGAGTGGTCAAATAACCCGCAGCCAGAGCGCCACAGATTGGTGAAGCCACGATTTCACGTATCGTATAGCGGCCGCGCGAGAGAGCGCGGATAACGCCCCCTGCAAAGCCAGCCAAAAGAACGGAATCTTTCAGGCCGAGCTGGTCGAGAAGATTGCTCAACGTGGTGCCCCTTAAAGAGTTTTGCGTGCGGGAGGCTTCCAACCGCACAGGGCCGCGCCCTTTTCGTTGTGAGCTAAGGCCGCGGCGACTTCACTGTCCGTCATTGATTTGATTGTGCGCTCGCTTAACGAGATCGGCGAAGCGATCGAACAGAACGAACCGGTAACTGAGCTGCAGCCGACCAAGATGGCGAACAATGCGGCAAGGATCATCTTCCCCATTTGCTCAACCTTTTTCTATTAGTTTCAGCGTCTTGTGAGGCAATCTTTCTATCTATCTCATCTGAAATAGTTTTTGCCGCATTTTCAGCTTCTGCTGCACGCTCTTTTTCAACTGTTTTCCCATCGGCTTTGCCTTTGAAATAAACGCTAACCGCTCCGATAAGAGCCAAGCCGATATAGGTTAGCCAGCCACCGGTTACTGTGTTCAGGAACACTAAAGCTTCAAACATGGCTACGTTCTCCAGCCAAAACGCTTCGCCATCACGTACAGGCTCTCTGAGAGAACGGCGCCAATGAACGCGAGACATAAGGACACGAGTTGGACCACGTCTGGATCTGTCGAGATCCGATGAGCGACATCGTCCGATAGTAGGAAGATGGCGGCCATTGCTCCGGCGCCGTAGCGCAATAGAATGCGGGCTAGAACTGACGAGATCATTTGGATGCCCCTTTCCAACGATCAAAGAGCTTGCCGAGAAGCGAGGCGATCAATGCAACCAGATTACTTGGCTGGGCTTCTGGAACTGTCTCAGGCGTAGCGGGAGCATCGGGTTCCCGCATGCTGCCAGCGACATAACCTTTCCATTTGCCCGCGCGTAGCTGGTCGGATGCTTTCTGCATCTTTCGTGCATACTCGCCGTTCAAGCCGCCACCGTTGTAGACTTCCTCGACTTTAGCGAAGTCTCTGGCTTCGATGGCCGGGATCAGCTTTTTCGATTTCAAGAACGCTGCAAAGGCACTTAGCTGGTTGACTTCACTGTCAACAAACTGCTCGAACATCAACTTGGCCGTAGCAAATCCGCAGATGGCATGATTGAAGCCCATGATCTGGTATCGGCCGATGCTGATTGACTGATAAGCCGCGTCCTCGTTGAAGCGGATTGCCTTTGCCAGCAAATCATATCGTGCTGCGGTCGTGTTCTGCTCTTTGTACCCACCCTTAGCAGGAGAGATCCAATCCTTGCGGGCAATCCTGGCCTTTACGGCTTCAGACCGCTTGGCCGTTGGGATCAGCTTATAGAACCAATGTTTCTCGAAAAGGATCTTGATGCGCCCGTCTGGATACCAGCCAAAGCCATTACTCTCGACTTCCGAGATTGCTTCGATATCTGCGGGGTGAACTCCGAGCTGATCTGCGAGCGTCGCTATATGGCGATCAGTGATCGCTTCAGCTCTACCGGTGCCAAGCATAGGCGCCTCCATAAAAAAACCGCCTCAAGGGCGGCGGATCAATCAAAAATGGGGAATGTTGCTAGGCTCGTCCGTCTTTGCCGGCGCCGGCTTGTGGCTGGCGAACCTGAATAGATGTGCGGAAACCTCCGCGCTTCGTAAGGCGGTGATCGATATCGTGGATGCGATATGTTCCGTCCACACCGGTACGAACGCCAGAGACATCGATATTGGCTTCAGGCTCTGCGAGTGCGTTGCCCACAATCTCAATCGACCCTTGGCCGGATTGGCGCATGGATTCTTTCTTCAACGCTTCGGCACGGCTTCGAGCGTGTTTCTCCGTAGCAGTGGAAAGATGCTGCCTGAGAATTGCGTCGACATCGGTATCATCGACGTCTGCATCCACATCAACGCGCTTGCCCTTATCCTTGTCGAAATAGGAAACACGCACCTTGCTGTATTTAGGCTTCGTCGTGATCACCTTGATGCTGGCAGAGATTAGATTGTCGCCCCATGCCGCTGAGATTGAGGTTAGCGGCTTGCCGGATGCCGAAACGCCTTCGTTTCTGGCAACAAAGATGGCTTTTGTTCCCTGCGCTTTGAAGGTAGCACCCATCTCACGAGCCATTCTCTGGCCCCAAGAAATGAAGCTTTCATTCTGCTGCAGCCAATAATCACGTTCTTCATCACCGATCGTTCCGACGGTCTTAACTGTGAACCCGGCTTTTTCACCAAACTCTGCAGCGGTTTCCGAGAACTTTGCCTTATCCTTGTGACGAAGGCTGCGCTGCTTCGCCCTTCCACCTTCATCAACGGAACTGGCAGACAGTTTAACTGTTCGGCCCTCATCCTTCGTGATGTCGCATGTGACGTCAGTGACGAAGCCGTCAAAGATCGTTGTTCCAGAAACGGAGACGTGAACTGTCGAGCGCTTGTTGGGTAATGCGATGCGACCGTCGGCATCTGCAAGCGTCATATCCAGATTATCGGCCGCCTGGCCAGCTGAGCGCTGCACCCTCAATTCTAGAAGCAAAGGATCTAGGATCGATGTGACGTTTCGGCCATCAATGGTGACAACAAAACTATTCTTGATGAAAGCCATGGCTTAATCCCAGAGACTGATAACTTCGGCCTTCGAGGTTTCCAGATCTGCGGAAGGAATTGCATCCAGCGGAATTCGCACAACCGTACCAACGGGAAGCTGATAACCTTGATCTGCCAATTCCGGATTGAATGCGAGTACGGCCTCGACAAAGCCTTTGGGCTGGCGTCGCAGAAGACGCCAAATGATTTGTGACAGTGTGAAGCCTTCGGCCTTCACCACCTCTTCGAGAACTGCTTGGGTCATAGAAGTAAGCTCACAATCGAGGTCGCCATGGACATAATCGGTGTGTCAACACGGGTTAGCTTCAACGAAAAGGTAACTTCCTGACCAACGCCGCCCGTTGAGATTTCACCATGCTTCTCATCAATTTCATTGATGATGTGCCAGCCGAGTGGCACGCCGTCGCCTCTAAGCAGCGACAGCGGGATTTGAGCCTGCATCGCAAGGTGCAATGCTTCTAACCGCCCCAGCCCGCCGAAGTGAAACGGATGAAGGACGCATTCGAGGTTTGCCGTGGCTTCATCCGCTCCCATTGCTTCATAGACCGGTGCCGCCCCAATGACGTCGTGTTTGGCGAAAGCCATTCGAGCGTTGCGCGAGCGGCCAGTGATATTATTCCGTAGATCGAAGATCACGGGGCCAAGTATCATCAGCGCCATCGGGTAGCGTCCTTATGGTGTAAGTTGGTGATCAGAAAAGGACCGGTTCAACTGGTTATTTAGATCCGCAACAGTGGATGGGATGCCCACTTTCAACTGCTGAAGAGTGGCCACGCATGCCTGCAGTTTCGCCTGAAGCGCGTTGAGCCCAACGAGATCGACGGTCGGCCCAACGGTGACGTTCAGAGCATTGCGGATATCTTCTGCGGTGCTGTGAGCCTGCTGGAGAGCTTGTTCGCCATCGACTTGAGGCGTTATCGAATCTTCACGGTTGCTGGCGAATGTGCCTCCCGTATCGATTTTTAGCTTGTCGCGAATGCTGGTCGAGCTGTCACCAAGCCAAAAGTCACGATTTCCCGCCCACCCGAAATAACGAGACAGATCTCTCTTTAAGCCGTCTTTGCGTTTTGCCTGAATGGCGACTTGCTCTTCAAACGTGTCACCTGGGCTGTCGGATAATAAGCTGGTCGCAGTGGTTAGAGCTGCCCCAACAGTCGCGGCCTTTCCCAAAGCCGCCGTGATAGCTGACCACGTTCCATTTCCTTTGGTCGCTTTCTTACCGTCCGTCCCACCGGGCATCCCTCCTGCGGCGCCCAGCTTAGCTGCGGCTGCATCAAGGGCGGCTGCAGATCCCTTCAAGGCAGTGCCTGCGGTAATCAAATCCCAACCGGCCTTGAGGAGCAATGCTACTGGTCCGCCTACAACAGCTGTGCCGCCGAGTGCTAAACCGCCCCATGCGGCAGGATTGCCATCACGAAGTGACTGCTGGAAGTTATTGATCACGCTCGCCATAGTGTTCAAGCCAGACGAAATCGTATCCATCGGCATAACGGCCGCTGAAAGGTTTGACATGGCATCTTTGAACGCATCGAAAGCGGCAAAGGGGTTTTCAGCCTGAATGGTGTCTGCTGCCTTCAAACCAAAGGCGTTGTCACCACGGTTTTCTTTCTGGCGCTTGTACTGGTCAAATTGCTCCAGCGCGCCAAACAACATGTCGCCTGCAAGTCGATTTCCCACGATCTTGCCGACATAGGCCGCCATATCGCCGGAATTGTTTACATCGATGCCTTGTTTGACCAGTGCCGGCTTTAAGACACCATCCATCCATTCCAGCGGGTTCGCATAGAAGCGATCAGATTCGGTGAGCGTTCCCGGATCAACGATTTTCCCCTTGTTGTTGCGAACAACACCCTGACGAAGCCCGAGCTCAATCTGGCGCTCCAACTGAGCCAAAGGAGTGCGCCCGGTTGCGAGATTGTCGAAAGCTGCTCGGATCTTACCACCGGCATCAGAGCCGCCCGTTTCCGCTGCCATGTAAGGTAGCCAGGTGGAAATAAAATCTTTGCCGTAAGCTTTACCCGGCGCACGTGCGAACTTGATCGCCTGAGCATAGCTCTCTGGCGAAATATCGCGTCCAATCACCTGCTGCGAGCGAACATAACCATCGAGCATCTTGGTGTAGAGCTCAGGATCTTGCACGCCCATGTTGTCCATGGCCTTATTGAAAGCGCGGAGGCCGTCAACGGCTCCTTCTTTTCCAAATAGGTTTTTCAGAACAAGCATCGCCTTCATCATGGGATCAGCCATGCTCAAAGCGGTATCGGTGTCGATGGCGTTGAGAGACGAGTCCTTCAGAACTTCCAGGACTTCGGCCTTATTCAAATTGTATTTTGAGACGAATTTATCTGCGGAAGAATCGATCTTCCCGCGCTCGCCTTCGCTAAGCCCAGCATACTTCATTTCGGCTTGCTGGACGCGTTCCTGAGATGCAGCCGTCAACGCGGCCCGAGTGCCTGTCGACGCCATGTATAGGCCGGTGTAACCACCACCCATCAGGTAGCCGAACTTTTTCATATTCTCGAACTGAGCGTGCAGTCTGCCTGCAGAGCGCTCTGTTTCGTTAAGCCGGGCACGAACCGCTGTAAGGTGCGAGACGGTCGCCTGGCGCCAAGCAGCGATGTCGTTTTTCCGCATCGCATCAGTGAGATTGCGAGACTGGAAGCCTTGATTTAGCCGCTCCCAGCTCCGTAAAACCAGATCAAACTCACGCGGGGTGGCCTTGAGCTTATCAAGCTGCTTCTGCATTCCCAGACCCCAAGGGGCTGCATTCAGCCTCTTGGAATCCTGTTCGATCTTATGAAGCGCCTTACTGACGGTTTCGGCCTCTTTGGTATCAGCCTTTACCCTTAGCAGCAGCTCGCCAATAAGCGTTCGCGCCATAGATCACCTTTTGAATTTAGCCCCAGCAATCTTCGCCTGAAGCAATATTTCTTCCCGGCGAAGATTTAATGCGTCACAGTAGAAGGCCAGCATGTCGAGCCAGTCCATCTCAATGACTGTTGGGAGGGGCGTATTGAAAACGTTCGCGACTAATCCGACGCATTCTCGCCAGTTGGCAGGGTAAATTCGGCCGATGCGTCGCGAACAGAACGGGGCAAAAAATCCAGACCCGCCTCATCGAGTGCGTCGGCGTCGTCTGCATCGAGTGCGTCATAGACTTCGAATGGGATATCGAAGACTGGCGGTGCAAGCTTTTTGCCAGCGCGAGAATTAGCAACATACTCGCGAATTTCTGTACCAGTCACGCGGCGGACACGTACTTCCGTATAGCGCACGCCGTTCACAGTAAGCGGCCACTCGAGCGGAATAATCTTTTCGCGTGGTTTGTCGCTGTCGAAATGGATGACATTGCTGTCAACCTGCTCGGCGACTCCACTATTGATGATGGTAGTTGGAGCGTCCATCGTTTTCGTACCCATTAGGAAATACCGATATTAGCCGCCACAGGAGCCAACGGCGCTCTGCCATCGAAACGAACACCGGCCGGGCCAGCGAAGTAGTCGAAGTAGATCTTCTCTTCGTTTTTGATTGTGAGCTCGTAATAAACGATCTCATTGACGGCATAGGCAGTTGAGACGCCCTGATCTGGGCTATACTCGCCTGGATCAAGTTCCGTCATTTTGCCTTCGATCACACCGATGAGAGGCATATCCTCCTGTGTTTGTGTATCGTAAAGATTGGCTCGGAAGGTGTACTTGATGCGGGTGTTTGCCATAAACCGCTTCATCAGATGCGGCTGGACGCCTTCAAGAGAGAACGTAAGAGCGTCAATCTTGAAGCTGTTCAATCCAATCGTCAGACTTGCAGCAGCACCACCGCCCAAGTGTTCCTTGGTGTTGCGGGTGAGCTTTGGCAGCTTCACAGACTTCATCGACAGGAATTCCGAGCTGGTCGGATCATCATCGCCGATGAAAAGGTTTGCTGCATTGAGGTTTGTAATAGTAGCGGACATTTATTGCTCCGTATCCTAAATGGGCAACGATCACTGCGAGGTGATCGTGCCGTCCGAACCGATTGCCACGGCAATGCTCGCCACAAGCGACTCCAGCGCCGCTTCATAGCGGCGGGAACGCAGAGTGAGCTTACGGAACACAGGTGGTTCTTCTGCCTGGAAAGTGATGTTGAGGAAGCCAAGCCGGAGCTGTGACGTCGAGTTGTCCGCTGGGGTGAAGTAGATCTTGTATCCCAACAGATAGTCGCGGTTGCTCATATCCCGAAGCTTGGATTCGATCGTATTCACCACGGCCTGCACAAGCGCCAAGGTGATGTTGTACTTGCCCAGATAACCGCGGATCGTCTTGACCTGGTAAAGCTCAAGGAAATCACGCAGTCGATTGACGTGAGCAAACTGCCAAGCGCTTTCTGCAGAGAGCGTATCGGTTCCCCAGAACGTGTATCCGCCGTCAGTCAAAGAGCCATCCACGCCAACTTCACCACGGAAGATAATGCCGAAACCGCGGCTGATATCGAGCTGGCCCTGATTTGAGGCGTCAGTAATGGAGAATGGAATGCGCGGCGCAACGCCTGAGATACCGTAGAGCTGCTGGTTCGCAATCGAGAACGCAGGAACGCCACCGGCTTCAGCATCGCGACGCGCATAAAGCGCAATCACATATGGCGAGAGCGGCTTTTCCACGATACTCCCATCTGCGTCGACAATCTTTGCCACCTGACGGAGAGGATGCAGGATATGCGCTGACCGTGGAAGCGTTTCCAGCCATGTCAGTGCTTGTTCTGGAGATCCGGTTGGACCTTCTGGAAGGAAGCGTGCGCGCGTGCGTTCCGCAACAGTCACGATGTTTGCGCAGACAGCATTCGCCATAATCTCAATCGTCGCTGTCGCGGCCGGCATGACCTTGTCTTCTGCAGCGCCACCGCCGCTAAAGGTCACATTCACTGAACCAGAGAGATTTGCGCCAGGCTTATCGATCACAATCGACACAACTTTGTCAGCATTCGCGCCTGTACCAAGCACTGCGTGGGCCGTCGGCAAAACCTTCCCTGAACCGCTGCCACCACCAGTAAAGGCGACAGTTGGCACTTCAGTTAGGCCAGAGCCCGCATTGGTGATAACAACATTCGGGCCGGCCATTTGCTGGTGTGTATGGCCCGGTGCGATCAGAAGGCGAGCGGTTACGCCAAGAAGTTCTGGTGCATCTAAGAAGGCCCAAATACCCGTCGCATCCGCCTCGCTGCCAACGATGTTTGCGATTGTGGCGTTGTCGTCTGCACCCTTTTGGACACGTACGATGACTACGCTTGCAGCCGCGCTAGAAGCGGCCAGCTGAGCCGAAATGCCTACGAGCGCATCTTCGAGCGTGCCACCACCGAGCTTGCTACGCTTCGTGATATCGTTCGTGAACAGATGAACTGGCGTATTGAGCGGAAATACTGTTTCGTCTGCATCGGGCGCCGTTCCAATAACGCCGATGACGCTCATGTCGGCATTCAAAGCAGTCGACGCCTCGATGCCGTCTCGAATATGCTGGATGCCAACTACAAGTTCGGCCATCTTTAATTCTCCGTAGGTGAAGCCCAATTGCGGGCAAAAAGAAAGCCCGGCGCGATGGCCAGGCTTGGAGACAAAAAAACCGCCTCAACGGCGGCGGTTGTTAGAGTTTGAAGGCTTCTCGCCAGAAGTCGTCTTTTTGCTCGACCGTCCATTCCAGCGCGAGGCGAACCGTATCGCTTAAAGGATGCAGACGGTTGAAGTTCTGCGCACCGATAATAAACATTTGCGCTTCAAACTGATCATCTTCCGATGGTAGCTGGTCGATAATCGCTTGCAGTGGTGCCGGGATAGCGCCGCTTTGTAGTGCCGCCAACGCTTCCTGACGGCTGATGATCCCAAGCACCGCGAGATACTGGAAGAACTGGCGGCGGCTAATTTCATCAGGAACCAGCTCGGTAACGGGTGGCTCAATAATGGCCTTTCCGTTCCAGATTTTCCCATAGACCGTTCCGCCCGGCCCGAAGGTAAATCCAAAGTCATTATCAATCCCGATAATGTCGGCTCCTTCGATCTGCGATTGCTCAATGTCATCTGTCATCGAGAAAACCGCGCCATCTCGATCAACAGCGATATAGAACTTGTGCGGATCGTCTTTCGCAATGTCGCAAATGTCTGTTCCATCCTCGTTTCGGAAGAAGAAGACATTCACATATCGCTTAGGCCCGTACTCGAACTCGCCGTCATCCTTCTGGCCTATAACCTCGGGAGGAAGCTCTACCGGAGTAAGAACCCTTTTGAATTTTCCAAAGTTTCTCATTTTACCAGCCTCCGAAAGCTCGCCAACCGACGTTAGGGATATGAATTTGCAATTGCCGGGTGGATAGTCCGGTAACGGCTCCCTGTCCGCTGATAGATTGAAAACGATACCCGGTGCATACGTAGCCACTGTCAAATTCTTGAAACAAGTTCGCGGTGCCTGCGGCTGCCCGCGTAATGTATCCGGCGAACCGCGTGTCAGTAACGCGCCAATTGAGCTGGCCCTGAACATCGGCAAGCGTCCAGCCGCCCGCGCCCAAGCGATCCGCATATGTCGCGCCGTTCGCCCAGTTGGCCGAATTGGCGTAATTTACGCTGAAATTGGCCGGATTGTATGCGTAGACATTTGCCCCGTCGCTTCCGCCCAAAACCCAAGACGGCATGCCTGACTGACCGCTCCATATGATGTTCAGTGCACCGCCGTCTGACCTGCGCGGATAAGCACGACCGCCCATATTGCCTGCAATGATATTGTTGACTTCAGTTTTGACGTAGAAAATCGAGCGCAGCCAAGTGACAATGTTTCCCCACGTCCATCGGACGAGAGTTCCAGAACCCGCCAATACACCTGTAAGGCTATCACCATCTGCGATTGACTGTTGTCCATTCGCCCCCGCCACAGCGGCACCCACGGTGCCGGTCGTGGTCAGCGCGGGCAGATAGACACCTGCAATCTTGCTATCGGCGCCAAGTGGTGCAACGCCGCCTGCGGCTCCCTTGTCGACAACGCCGACGGCTTCAATGTTGTCGCGTGCGCGCTTCTTCTGCGCGAGGGTGAATTCCTGCGCATCATCTACGCGGACGCGAAGCCCAAGCGCTTTACCAATGGTGTCGGTCAGATTGGAGAGCGCCTGGGTGAACGATTGGCTTAGACTGCTGCCCGATTCCGTGATGGCACTTTCAACCTGCGCGGATGTCATCGCATCCTTAATGCCATATCCTTCAAGCGTCGTCGGCGTCTGCTCAATATCGCCGAACTTGTGTTTGTGCTCGTTATAGGCGTCCACGAACGTCTTGAAAGTGGCGTCGATCTCGCTGATCGTATCACCGATCTGCTTGATTTCGACAATCTGATTGCCTTGCGGCAGTGGCAGAGGCCAGTGGTAGTTCGGTGTGAGTGTGCGTTCTTCTGCCATGTCATGCCACCTTCGAAATCCACATGCGCAGGTTCGATATTTCCGGGCGCGCAGCTGGCGTGCCGTTCAAAACAATGCGCGTGCGGGCATCCAGATTTGCTTCGGGATAGTCAGGCCGCTGATAGGTCTGCTCTGCGAGCCCATCACCAAGCGGGATCGCTTCAACCGGCGCGGCCTGGACGAAATCACCTTGCACACCAATCGACACTTGTGCGGATGAACCGCTCGGAAGCTTTGCTTCGATCGTGGTGACAACCTTGCTCGCATCCTTGAACTCAACAGAGCGGGTTTCATAAGTTGCGGTTGGCTGAAGCTCTCCCTCACGCACCTGTACACCGGGAAAGACGAAAGGCGTCACCCGATCCGATCCGCGCAAATGAGCGAACACCTGAATATCCTCGTTGACGATATATTCGGTGAGCATATGTGCCTGCGTCGGCGACGACACGATTTCACTGCCATCCGGACGTTTGAGGATGATCGCAACATCAGTTCCCGTTTCGGGATATTCGACACCGGCTGACACCAGAATATCTGACATCTTCGCCGCCTTGAACGTGCCGACATAGGCGCGCTTCTCGGTTTCGGTAAATCGTGCGCCGCGCAGCTTGCAGACCAGATATGTGCCGTCGAGCGTTGTAACGGTTGCACCGTTCGAAGAAATCTGAAGCGAGCCAACAGTAAAGGGCTGCTGGCTGATCAGCTGGCCGGTTTTGTCCACGTCGCCCAGCCTGCCAACCGCCACAGTACGGGTTGGATCGTCCGTCATCAGCACGATGGCAAGGTTGCGGGCCTTGTCGGAATAGACCGGATAACGGAAGTTGGCATCAAAGAACTCGCCTGCCTTCAGGGCCGATCCGGGGACATATGCTTCCGCCAGCACAGTTTTAGGATCGGCTGCGCCATATTCCATCGGCCTGATCTGCACCAGAACCGGCTTCGCGGGATCGCCTGCGCGGGTGCATTTGACCGATACGCCAGTAAGGCAACGCGATTCAGTCAGCACGAAAGGCTGCGAGATCGGGTTAGTCATGGTGTCCGCTCCTTGGTCCGCGTTCTTTGATAACGATCGAGTTGTTTTGATTGCCGGTCGGCTGAGTGACGTTGGTCACGTTGGTGACGTTGTTAATCACTGTGTTGTTGACGACAGGCTTCGGCATTGTCGCGGTTGTTGTCTGGACGGAAGTGGCAAGGCGATACTCTTCTGTGCTGATCTCACCGCGCGCCGCATAGGTGCATGAGGCTTCAGTGAACGCGCCCTGGAACACAACAATCTTGGTGCCGGTCGGAACTTTGGGCGGGATTTCCAGCGTGCCGGTAATAACGCCATCGTTTCCGGCAGGACCGGAAAGGGTGGCTGGCGCGATCTCGATCTCGTCAAAGAATATCTTCGCCAGTGTTTCGTTGGGCCGGAAACCTTCGATCCGGAAGGCAAGCGGACGCTGCCGGATGAACTCTGCCGCTTTCACATCCGTCCGGACTTTCTCCACGTTGGCCGTGATGTCTATGCCAGTGATGTAGTCCGGCAAATACTCGCCCATCGAGGAATCGAAGCTCTGTGTTTCGCTCGATGACCAGACCGTGTTCTTGTCCGTCCACGTATCTGTCGCGGGATTGAGCGTTGCGCGGCCCGGTACTGCGGTAAAGACGGCATTCGGATTGATCTCGATCTCGCCGCTTTCGCGCAACTGGCTCAGAACAATTTCCTCGGAGAATGGCAGCATCAACGGATCTGTCATTGCCGGGAACTCGTGGGCCGTTGTCTTGATCGGCAGGCGCAGCTTTCCGCCATAGCTTGCAGCCGTCTGCGCCACGCCCTGATCACGCATGGCATCGTTGACGAAGGAATCCACAAACATGCCGCGCCGGGCTGATACGTCCCGTGCGTTGACATCGAAGCGCAAGCGGAGCTGCGCCACCAGATCGGCCAGATTGACAACCGTCTCCTTCAGGTTGCGCATTTCCGAATAGTCCATATTCGGAACGGCAGTCTGCTCGATGCCTGGAAGCAAGCCCCAGTTATTGGTCACGCGGGCAAGTTCAAGATGCGTTGCAGGAACCGAAGGTGCTCTGGGCCGGGTGGCGGACGATGTTCCCTTGATATGAGCCAGATAGCCTCCTGGGATCAGCGCGATCACATCGATGCGCGGCAGCTTGTAATCATAATCAAGGAATACGTCTGTTTCCTTTGCCGCGCCGCTGATCTTCAGGAAGTTGCGCCCGATCGCTTCCGGTGCCAGCGTGATGTTCTCGTAATATTGATAGTGGATTTCATACGAGGCACCGGGTGCAGGTTCAGGTCCGGAAGGCGACCAGTCTAGCGAGCCGCCAGAATTGATCCATGACGTGGTTGCCGGATATTCGCGCGTTGTATCCCACACCTTGAAAATCTGCTTGATGGATGAATGCGGCAGCTGATCAGTCACGCCGCTGTAAGAACCGTGCACGATCGTCTGCGTTGTCTCTTTAACAATGGTGACGCGGCGAACCCTGGCAATCGGTGATTTGGTGAGCTGGATCGTCTGTTCACCGCCTGTCGCGGCGGTGAAGCGGTGCGTTTCATTATCGACGGGTGCAAGGTCCGGTTCTTCAGGAATGACGAAACGCAACCCTTGAGAACGTGCGGTACGCCATCCATTGAGCCATGCAACGCCTTCGGAAACGGAAAACACCTGATTTCCGCTTCCATCAGCGCCGTTCGCAAAAACTTCGAAACCGCTCGTTACAAAGCTGCCGTTGCTTTCGTCCGACTGGCGGGCGAGTGCCTTGTAGATCTCCGAGAATTCGGTGTTGGTGTCCGACATCAGGATCGTGCCGTCGAGAACGGTATAGACGTTGACGAGGGGACTTTCGTTGAGGATGCGCGAGTGCGACCAGGAGACGGAAATTTCAATCCGGCTTGCGCCTGCCTGCATGTATGCCTGCGTGTCCGGAATACTTCCTTTAAGCGATGGATCAATTACATCGTCAATGGTCTTCTCGGTAACGATCACACCGATAAAGGCGGTACCAGCTTTATTCAGGACGAACTCGGCGGCAGGAACATCGTGGAAGTAGCCACCAACATAGACCGTGCAATCGCCAAGTTTGACGCGGATGCGATCCTCGTCGACTTCCTCCACAACCGGAGCCGGTCCAGCCGTAACGCGACCGTCCTGAAACAAGACGTCAAAACCGCGCCGCATCTTGTCGTCGCCCATAGACTGAAGCTCGTTCAAGTCTGTCGATTGCAGATAGAGCTTCTTCCTGAAGGCAAGCGCGAAGCGTTTTGCGCCTCGGCTATAGCGGTCAAGAAATCCATGTCGAATGAAAATGCTCATAGGGTTCAGACCTCAAGAATAGGCGTCATCGACTGGCTCAACGAACCGTCGCGAACGATCGGAGGAAAGCGGGTGAGCTGGATCAGCGTGCCCGGCGAAGTCACGTCCGCAAGTGGCACGTACATTTGACCGGCTGGAACGCTGGCTGCGAATTGCGTGCCGACATAAATACCGTTTTCACGCAAAGAGACGCCGGTCGCGTCTTCAAGCTCCAGCAGATATTCGAGCATAAATGCCGGAACCGGATCATTGGTTTTCGACCATTTGGAGCCATCCAGCATGACGATCGTTCCTGCCTCATCGGGCATGACGAAAGACTTTGATCGGATGCGCGTGAAGCCGACGCAGTTCTTCAGCGATGTCTCTTTTGAAAGAGCCGCCATTTCGAGCGCTTCTTCCTCTGGAGTGGCGGGCGGCGGAATGTCGTCCCACGCGGGATCGCCACTTCCAACCGCGAGAAATAGCGGCTGCTGCATTAACAACTGCGCGACAATGGTGCGGGAGCCAATGGTAAAAACTGGAGAAGCCATTTTATGAAAGCCCTAAATGCGCCCGGAAGGCTGGCTTGCCGAACGATGCGGAGACAAAAGGCGCGTTTTGAAACGGCTGGATGGCCGGTTCGCTATAGCGCGTGAGGCGGGTTGATATTGCTGCGAACATGCCTTGACGTTGGCGCATCGGAAGGTCGTAGCGGATACGATAGGGCTGAGTTAAATGGGCGGCGTACCGAGCCTTAACGATATCCTGCCGCCAGAAACGAACGCGGTCACGGTGATGGAAGCGCAGTGACAAAACCGGCTCGTCGGGTGTTCGACGAATACCGGACCAGTCATCAAGATATGCGCCGCCGTCGAGCTGATGCGTGTCGAGACGAAAAGCCCGCACATCCCATCCCGCCGTGACGCGTATGAAATCCGATCGCAAGGGCTTTGAAGCTTTAACGAGCCGCGTCATCGGCTTCACAAAGCCGGTGTTGCGAACCTCGAACGGCAAATGGATTTGGAACTGCCACCATTTTGCATCATCGAAGCTGGATTCCTCGATATCGCCGTCATGATTGATCCAGCGCAACGCTGTGTGAACTGCAGATGGAGTGCCAATAATTCGCTGCCACGCGACGCCGCGTGATAACAGCAATCGTAAATCTGGAATGAAATCGGCGATCTCTTGCAGGCCGTATTCTGCCACCAGGTAAGGGACGATCTCATCAGAAGGATTGTATTTAAAACCGCGCAGCGCAACCACACCGGGCCCGATTTCAGGTGTCCGGTCCATGGACTCGGAAATAGCTGTTTCGAGCGCCGTGGCATTGCTGGGCAGCAATGCGGAACGGTCAACCATCAGTAATCCCGGCCTTTATTGGTGAGTGTGATAGTTCCGAGGGCCGTTGCCGAGCCTTCGGAGTTGATGATCGATGCAGATGGAGAGGTGACGACTACCTTTTTAACACCCTCAATATGGAGACGAGATTCCAGCCACGAGATCTCAAGATCAAAGCCGACGCCAGATTCCTCCTGCCATGCTTTTCTGAGGATACCCTCCAACTCCGTGACTAAATTGGAGCTTGCGTCTGGCAACAGCCAAATATCCGCTGCGACGTCGACGGTCTGCGTTACTGCGGCCTCAACAATAATGGTGTCGTTCAGCAGGCGGACGCGATCACTCATGATCTCTGCTGTGACGGCGTCGAGCATTGCCTTATCAGGAACGCCGCCATCTTGCGAAGATAATACAGCCACATGGATAATCGGCCAGAACATCTCGCGATAAACGACGACATCTTTGATGCGCGTATCAGCGCGCAAAGCGGCCTGCTTATACCAGTATGAAGACCCTCCAGGTGAGCGTGCCTGAATTGCGAGAACGACTCGAGCGCGAAGCTGGATGTCATTCTCTCCCGCCAGTCTTGTCACATCATAAAATGCTGCGAGATGGTCAAGATCGCTTCCCGATGCATAGGCAATGAGGTTCGCCTTTGCTGCATCGTTGATGCGCTGTCGAATGATGATCTCACGAGCCGATGAAACTTCGACAAGGATCTTGGCGGGATCAGTCTCGAGATTTCCGACATCATATGTGATGCCGGATTTAAGAAACCGCTCCTTCAGATCCGCAAGTGCTTGATCTAAAATGCTCGCATAGCTGACCGTCTCGATCACTCTAGGAGTGGCCAAGGTTGTTAAATCAATAGTCATGGACTTATTCCTCAGTCAGCTAGGGAAAGCCTTACAGTGCCGCCTGAAACGCTCACGAACGCCTTTGCCTGCGTCCAATCGAGGTGGGCGAACGGGCGGTACTGCCCGAACATGCTAAATTCTCCGAGGCCATCACGATGAATTCCGTCCAAATCGAAGCGCTCGATTTTGAATCGTGGCTCGTACAAATCGACAAGCATCCAGATTGTGTTTATCCAAAGAAGAACGTTGGGCTCATTGGCATTTTGGCCTAGAAGGCGGAGACCGGGATTGCCGAACCATTCGTGCATCCAGCGTTCGCCTAGCCGTGTCGTAATAATCTTAGCGAGGCTCTGCTCGACGTGATCGTACCCGCCGAGAACAAGCCCGGTATCAGCGCTCATGCCTGGCATGGTGACCTCTTATGGAATTCGGAAGAACGAACGGCCGGATGTGGTGTGACCACACGTGGCGGCATGGCCTTCGCGGCAAACCGGAATGCCTGAGACGCGGAACTTGGAAGTTCCTTGCGCCATTACCGGGCTGGTGTGTGGTGGTTCGCCATGTCCTGCGACACGGTCTCCAACCACTACAAGAGCTTGCCCTCGGATCTTAAACTTAGCCGCCTGCATGCCCAGCTGTACGCCACCTGCAAAATCGACACCTACGCAAGCGACACCTGGCATGAAACACCTCAGTCAAATTGATAATCGTTTGCGACCGCTTTCAGGCCGCCTCCAGATAGTTCAAAGGTTGTGCTTCCACTCTCGACCAGTAGCCGAGGAAGCTTCAGCACAAGCTCTCCGTTGCGCAGCTCAATACGGACATTGCCGAACGTGATGACATGCTCGTCTCCCTTCTCAGAGGGCGATTGATTGTCATCGGACCAGTGAAGCGAGCGTGCTGTCCCCTGCTCCACATCGCCACTGTCTGACGAGATTTCCATCGTCTGGCCGCCAGACGGCGCCGAATGGACTTTCAAAGCCCCAGCCGTCTGCGCATATGGAACCCATGGCGACAGAACGTCTTTTCCGTCGTCATCCTGACCAATAATCAAGCGAACCTTGCCGGCTTTGGGATCGATATGATCCGGCGAGACTTTGCCTTTCATCGATACACCGCCCATGCGGCGCTGGACGTCGACAAGCTGCTCCATCAGGGACTGGAGAAATTCAAGTGCCATGGTCAGCCCCCGTCTTGATCGGGCCTTTGCTCCACGAGATTAACGCCTTGCAAAACAGGCGTTTCCTCAATCATTACGGGCGCAAAGCCGGTGGTTTCGAGCTCAGAGTATGTCAGCGCATGATTTGCGCGGAACTTTTGATAATCCAGCACATCATCCGGAGATTCGATTGCTGCTTTGATATAATCAGCGACAATCGCACCATCAGGAGTGGCGCGTAGTAAAGTGTCGAGCTGAAGCCATGCGGCATACAGCGGCTTGCCAAACATTGGCTCTTCAACGGCCATAAGTTCGTAAGTCAGCTCAAGTGTCGGGATGCGTACGCCGGTTTCGATTTCAAGCAATACAAACCGAGACTTTTTCGAAGTGATCCTTGGAACGAGACGGCGCCAGAGAGCAATCCAGTCATCGTGGCCGTAGTGCATCGACGCGTCGATCTGCCTGCCTAGCAAGTTTAGGGCAAAACCAGCCTGTGCGGCCCCGAGCTCTGCGCTTCCGTCAGGAACGAGAATACCAGCCGGTGGCAGATAAGCGAAAACGTTCATGGAAACGCTCTGCATTCCACTTTGGGTTTCGCGTCCCGATGGGTTCCCGGCGACCTCATCACAGTAGACCGCAATGACCGGTAAAGGTGGGCGCCCGTCAGCACGGAGCACGTCTGCCAGCGGATCGACTGGCTGCTCAGAAACTCGATCAGCGGCCCATGTCCGGTCGGTCACCATCTTCCGAAACGATGTAACGAGCGCTTGGGAGAGAATGCTCATTTCTTTACCTCGCAAACACAGACGATGCGTCCAAGTTCGTCCGGATCGGCTCGTGTGACGCGAAGTCTAAAGTTTTGTGGGCGATCCATCGTTTCGATGACAGTGCCATCTACGGGACGATCGGAGGGGTTTTTGAATGCGTACTGATCGTAAGAGACAATAATCTTGTCGCCAGCGAGCGACGGAATGAACCCGTCGTATCTTCCGCGATCCTGCATTTGTGGAATCGTTGGCGTGAAATCAACCACGCCAACGACTTCAAGGGGCTCACGTTCAGGGTCCGGCGCTGCAGCGACAAATTCCGCTTTTTTATAGTGGGTTACGAGCGTGCGCTCACCCATGACGTCATCGACGCGGTCGGAAATTAGCCGCTCGAATTCGGCGAACTTACTGAACATGTGAGATCCTTAGAGCTTGCCCTTCAGCAGAACGCGCGGACGGGTGCAGACGTGAAGACTGTTGGTCTGCACTTCGAGGTGCACACCCTTGTCATTCAGCATTCGGTACTGCTTGGCATAAACGCGGCGACCCGGCGTATTCACGGTTTCGATGTAGTCGGCCGGCGAACGGATCGACTTGAAGAGGCCACGCACACCCATTGGGAAGAGCTGGACCTTGTCCTTCTCAATGAAGTCGGTTCCATTTACGGAGCCACGGTAGTTTTCGAAGACGATATTACCAAACTCGAAAATTCCGTAAGTGGAGCGATTTGGCCCGAGATAACCTTCGCGCAGAATTTGAGCGTCAGACCAGCCCTTATATGTTTCACGCACTTCGACGTTTTTCAAAAGCGCGTCAAAGAAGTCATCACCGCAAAGAGCGTGGATTCCGGTGAAGCGCAGGGCTCCAAGTTCATCCGAAACAGTGCGGACAAGCTTGGAGCAAGTCGCGCGTAGTGCACCATCCTTCGCGGTCCCCAACGCGAAATTGATTTCAGGAATGCGCGTAACGCCAAATTCCTTAAACAAGTCCGTTGAGCTGCCATCGGCATAAACGATAGTGCCCTTAACAGCGCCCATGCGTGCATGTTCTTCCGTCGCAGCTACACTGTCGTTGTGCTCGCTCAGGCGGCCAGCGACCTTATCGGAGAGCTGTTCAAGCTCGCTCGTGGTGCCAAACTTGCGAATGCCCTGCACTTCTTCCGCATAGATTGCGTCGTCAATCTGGAAATGAGGCACTTCAAGGGCGCGCATTTCGCGCTTCTTCTTATCTGTAGTGACGCCTGGACCACCGCGCGGAGTCGGCTGGATAAGCGTCAGCTGTGTGCCTCGCTTTTCAAAGCTTGCCAACGTGGTTGAGATCGAATCTTCAGCGAAGATGCCCAGCTCGCCAAGGCGGCCAGGGACAAATTGCAGATCTTCGATAGTGTCGGTGAGCGAATGAAGCGAGAACGCGTCGTCGTTGAAGGCGTCAAGTGTAAGTTCAGCCATGTCTAGCGTACTCCTTAGCGTACAACGATGCCGACACCAGCGAGCTGCGCCTTTTTGGCGGCCTTCGCTGCGTCATCCGCAACCGTCGTATCGTACTGAATGATGTGGGAATTGACGGTTGAGCCGCGCACGAGAGCCGAAACGGCTACGTCAGCTTCTGTTGCATCAACGCCGTAGATGTTGATTGCGGAAGCCACTTCGGCGCCTTCCTTGCCTTCGACCGCACTGGCCGGGGAAGGAATAAACTTTCCTGACGTGGTAACAGCGCCCAACACGGTGCCTGGTTCAACCTTGCCAGTCCCTGCCGGAATTACGATATTGTCACGAGAAAAGCTTACGCCAAGCTCTTCCATGATGAATTCGGCCGCGTGACGGCCTTCTGTTAGAACTCTCGCCATTGGTTCCTCACTTGTTACGCTTGGCGTTGATTTTTGCGGCTGATGCTCGCATAGGGTTCGGCCGCTCTTGGCTGGCCTCTGGCTGTCCGAAGCCGAGCGCGCCTGCGTCTTGCTTCCGCTGCTGGTAGCTCTCTTTACCCGGAGTGGACTGTGCAGCCGCTGGCGCTTTGTCCTCCGCCACAGCTGCAAGAACGGCCGCTGCAGCTTCAGCGCCAAGATCGGTGTCGAAAGCGAGCGCTGATGCGGTTGCAGGGAACTGCTTGCCCAGATCAGAAGTCACGATCGCCCGGATACGATCTTTCTGGTCTACGGCCGCAGGCGCCTGCGATTCCGGCACCTGCTCGGTGCCAGTCTTGTTTTCTGTTGCTACAGGGGCCTTATCAGCCATTGAAGCTTCTCCCTTGATGGAAATTTTAGTGGAGGTGTTTGGGGTGGACTTCTGAAGGTCAGCTAGAACCTGTTCGAACTGTCCGACTTTATCAGCCATGCCGAGGGCTACGGCTTTTGCGCCGATCTCGACCCCGCCAGAACCGAATTTCTGCTTAACGGTGTCTTCAGACACCCCGCGGTTACGCGCTACGGCCGAGATGAAGACCGTTTCTAGGTCGTCAACCATTTGCTGGATACGCGCGCGACCTTCATCAGTTTCTACGTCCGGACGCTTTGCAGGCGCGTTTGAAGAGACAATTTCAGTTGCCTTCTCGCCGGTCTTTGGAATGGTCATAACCACGCCAATCGAACCAACCATTGAGCTTTCGCTGATCACAATTTTGTCTGCTGCTGACGCGATCCAGTATCCAGCGGAGCAAGCCGCGCCGGAAACGTAGGCAGTGATCGGCTTTTTCCCGCGAGCGTCAAAAACGGATTGCGCAAACTCATCGCAGCCAGAAGCGACTCCGCCTGGCGTGTCCATATACAAGGCGATACCCTTGATCGAAGGGTCATCCAGCGCCGCCTGAAAGTCGCGGTTCAATATCTCGTATGACATCGCACCGCAGACATCTACGAACAGATTACCCCGTTTGAACAACGCGCCATGAATATTGAGAATGGCAACATCACCACGACGCGCCGCACGTTCGGTTCGCTCCAGGGGACGGGAACGGTATTTTTCCAGAACTTCGGGCGTCCATTCCTTCTCTCGCGCCGCAATGCCGAGGATATCTTCCAGGTTTTGCTGCACAATGAGCCATGGCGCCGAAAGCGCAGCTTCCAATACTTTCATTGGATTTGTCCTTGTCAGTAGCGAGAGCCGGCCGTGATCGCGCGTCTTGGACCGCGACGGCCGTGGATCGCTGCGCATTCGCTCTCAAGTTGGTTGACGAGGGATTCCAGCGACGAAAGATCCGCCGCCTTCATCTCAACGGATCGGTCTCGAAAGGAGACGCGCGTTGTTTGCCCTTCGACCTTCAATTTGATCAATGCGGGCCGAAGCACTTTCAGCGCCGCACATGGATCATAGGTCTCCTCACCGAAGAGGGCGTTATAGTCGATCGCCATTAGTCGTCCTCTTCCTTGTCGGGATCATTTTCCGGCCGGCCAGCGCCTTTACGAGATCGGCCGGGGATCTTACTTCGATCACGTTTTTCGCCGGGTGGTTGGCCGGGGTCTTTCAATCCGAGCTCGGTATCGTCCCTGCCCTGATCGAATGCCTCCTGCTCCGTGTTACGCCACGGCTCTGGAAGGCCAAGATCACGGTAGTAAGCATTTTCTTCGGACTGCTGGCGCGCTACATCATCCCAGTCTTCGCCATATGCTGAGCTGATGGCGGAAAGGGTCGTGACGCCCATTTCTTTGAGAACTTGGTACGCACGGGCAGTTTTGAACTCATCTGCCTGTGGACGGGCTGGTCCGCTCCAATTCGCGGTGCAAGCGGCATCTTTGTTTTCGAGAAACTTATCGATACCACCGGGGAATTCGAGTTTCCCCGTCATTACCATTTCCTCTAGCCAAGCCTCATAAACAGCCTGACAGAAAGGAATAATGATGTTGTTGCGACGGCGCATGACAGTTAGCCATTCATTGGCACCCGCCATGCGAACTGAAGAGTATGTCGCGCCGCGATAGTCGCCGGTGAGCGATTCATAGGAAATGTTGAAGCCAGCAGCGATTTCTCGCAGTAGCCATCCCATAAACGAGTCGTATTGCTGCCCAGGCTGCTTTGCTTCAGTGAATTGAAGCTCGTCATTCGGGAAAAGATGAGCGATGCGGCCGTGTTGCGTAAGGTCGATCTGCGAACCGTCGTACCATTCACCTCGAGCGGCGCCAAAATCTCTGATGTCAAAATCAGTGCTCTTCTGAGCGTCTCGATCCGTAAACAAGCCATCAAAAGCCGCGATACCTTTGATATCGGTCTTTAGCGTTGCGGCAAAAATTGTCTGGATTAACGCGCTTGTGAGCGTAGCATCGGCATATTGATCGACCTGACGAGTCACTTTCAGGACATTCGCGATAGGAGATATACCGCGAGTAGTACTGATAGCCGGATCGAAATAGTGAAGTACATTTCGCCGACCGTCTCCGTCGCAAGCTTGGATTTCAACAGCATCTTCCGTCCCAACGCCCGCAGGCTTGCGACGAATGAGATAAGATTGCGGACAACCCCAGCCATCGACTTTGACGCCTTGATAAAGGCCGCCCTCCATATCATTACGGTTTTCGAGACGAGACGGAGGCAGCAAGGCTACCTTCGTCATGGTTTTTGTATGCGGACGATCAATAAGAGGCAGAAGCCCAAGGATCTCCCCATAGGCGAGATATGAGGCGTACGCCGCTTGCTGCTGCATGTAGAAGTTCATGCGTCCACCCGCGTCGCATTCACGCGGATTGATCGCCCAGAGATAGAACTTGGAACCGACCTTACGGCTCCATTTATTCGCCTGCTTTGCCGTCCAACCGAGAGTCACAGCATCCGGCCGGGGCGCCAGCTTGAGACCATCCCCGACAACACCGCCTGTACTGACTGCAACACCATTCCCGATGAAACCGGAATTCTGGATACTATCGATCGCGCGGGCAGCGGCCTTTTCCCACGAGTTTTGGATGTCGACGTAGCCTTCACGCAACGCCGGCCGCCATGAAAACATGAGCGGATTTTTCTCACCCTTGAAGTAAGCCGCCTGTGGCTGCGGATATGGCAGCGGCGCGCGCGATACAGCGGGCACGCGGTATCGCGGCTTCTCAATGCTTGCTTCAGCCATGAACACCTACCCATGAAGTCTTTTGGAGAGCTCACGCAGGCTCGGACGGGCCGATGCATTGCTGCCTTTGAGCTGTTCGTATCGTTTTTCGTACTCGAAACGGCAAAGGTTCTTGGCGGCCAAGGCATAGACAGTGCAGTCTAATGCTTCAGCACGCTTCTTTCCGATGCGTTCGAACGAGATGACCGGTCGGCCTTTGACGTACTTGATCTCGCGTCGCTCCGACGTGAACTGGTCAAACCATTCAGGCTGGAGCGTATTCGAGTACCGAAACGACTGCTGATCGCCCTTTTCCAAGGGCAAATTGACCAAAATGTCGGTTTTTACGGTATCAACACCCACGATATAGAGAGTGGCAGTACGGTTTCGCCGTTTGTTGCGGCTTGCCCGAAGAACCGGATGTGGTCCGGCCTGACCTTTAATGGCGACGATGCGTCGTGCCATCGTGTATTCGCAAAAGTCATAGACGCGTTGCGTCATATTACCGTCGCCGGAGTCGACGCATGCCGCTTCGACACCAATTTCACCGCCGAGCGGATGCTTCCATCTCGTGGAAAGCAGTGCATCGAGCTCGTCCCAAGTCGATTGCAGTGTAGCGTTACCGCGAATGACGTAGTGGCCAAGAATGTAGCGATTATCTGGGCTATGCCCGATGAAAACCACTTCCAGACGGTCAGGCTGAACGTCGACGCCGGCTGTGATGTACGCAACCGCTTCGGGTATATCTTCCCGCCACTGGTTTGCCTCGTGATCCCAATCAAGGCCGAAGTCCTCAAGTCGGGTCAGAAGTTCGTTTGCGCTGACATAGTTGATCGCGGTGGACCAAACACGGCCGAGCACGGTGTTGTAAAACACCTGCATATCCGAAGGACCATTTTTGACGGCCTTTTCGTATTCTTCGGCCAGTTTTGCCCATGACGCGTTCGCAAACTGCGAAACCAGCGCATTTAGACGGAAGCCAGCATGGTTTTTGACTTCCGGCCGCATAGCCCGCCATTCACCATCCTCGACCATTTGCGGCTTGTACCGCTCCTCGATCTCGGAACCGCAGTGCGGGCAGATGCAGACGGCCTTTTCGGGCTCCCCTCGTGGCCAATCGATGTGCTGCCAGAGCATTTCGAATGGCGTATCGCAGTGGATACAGGGCACTTCAAAGATTCGCTGATCAGACTCGTCGTACCTTTTGAGGACGATAGATTTCGCTTCGTCAGTAGGCGTAGAGCCAATTACGATCTTGCGATCAGCGAAAGACGTGGTGCGCTTTTCCGCCAGCTTGATTGGATCACCTTCATTGGTGATTTCCATGCCGTCGACCTCATCCGCCAGCAGCACTTTGGCTGTGTGACGGCGAAGGTTACGCGGAGCGCGCGCCGATAGGATTTTCAGCGATCCACCACCTTGCATGGAGCGCTGAGTAAGTGTGTTACGGCCGTCGAACCGACCAATTCGCATCACCTCTCGGAGCGCTGGGCTCTCACGGAAAGCGGGATCGATTTCGTCAACAGCGATACCGCGGGCGTCGTCGTCCGTCGGCATAAGAAGAATGATCGGGCACGGGTCATTAACCGCGATGGCGCCGATTGCAGCAACCAAACCGACGGTGTAGCCGGTTCGGGCAGATTTGATCACGGAAACCCGCTCAATTGTCGGGTCACCAATCGCGTCGAGAATGCCTCTCTGGTACTTCCATGGGCGAAAACGACCAGGCGCCGAAGACGACGCCTTACTTAATCGGAAATTTTCAGCAGCCCATTGCGAGTACGATAGCTTATCTGGCGGGCGCAAAGCCTTCGCCAAGCCACGTGCAAGCACGTGGACTGCGTTACTTGCCACTTTTGAAAGACCTCTTGTCGCCGGCAATCACGCTCGCTTCGACTTCATCAGAGAGGTCGAGCAGCATGTCGCGAACCATATCGCGCAGGACTTCGCCATCGTGGGCGGTGAGATGGGGGATGCTGGTGCGCGCCTTGCTAGGCATCGTCAAAAGCATTCCTTTGATCACGCCTGCGAAAGCGGACCAGCTTGCTGAAACCTCATCAAGCGTTAGAATTTCGCCTTTGAGCTGGGCAAGCTTGATGGCTTTGATCTCTTTATCGATCCGAGTTTCTTCAGCTCGTTCGTCTGCGAGATTGTTGCCGCCTTTTGTAGCCCTACCCGCTGCCTGCTCACGCAAGCGGCTGAGGTAGTTCTGAATGGACGGGAGCGTTTCGTACCGCCCTCTTCCTGCAGCTGGCACAAGGACGCCGGTGACCTCCAGATCCCGGATAGATCGGATAGATATCCCTAGAAGGGTCGAAAGGTCAGCCTTGCTGCAAGTTTCGGGAATCCATACGCCGCCGACACTTGCTGCCTTAGCCATGACACATCCTAAATTCCGAGAGATAAGGTGACGTGGCGCGTCACTCGCTTTTCGAGATCCAGCGCAGCGAAGGATTCCGCTTGCGCAACGTTCGGTCGTGAGGGCTTCGCAAGTTCGTTTGCGAGCACAGCCATGTGGAGCTTCTTGAGGGGCTTCCGCTTCTTTGTTGTCCGGACGTAAACGTCGCTTCCGATCATGAAGGACTTGCGGAAGATCCTGCGGACGTTCCAGCCCGTTGCCTCTGTGCCTGGCATCGAGCGGTTCCACGACGGTCGACCGTAACGGCCGAGCGAAATAGCCTCATCCGCGGTGCGAACGGTTGCAGTCAGATTCATCGAGGACGCGCGGATGACCTTAGTTTTGGTATTAATCCGGCTTTTCGGAACGCCAGTTGTGGCAGCGATCCGGGTAACCGACTGACGTTTTTGCTCATCAGCGTGCTCGGAAACACCTCGCGCCATCGCAGAACGAAGCTCAGGGGACTGAATAGTCCTGATCATCTTATCGAATGCGCTCGAGCCATTGTATTTGACGTCAAGACGGTAATGAGGACCTGCCATCGTTGATGCGTCCCTAAATCAATGATACTTGGATACGCACCGCCACAAACATCAAAGAAACTTCGATGTCGCCACAAGATTTCCAAGCTTGGATTGATGAAATGAAAGCCGCCGCCCTTGCGCGCTCTGATGCAGAGTGCGCGAGGCTGCTAGACATCTCTGCAAATGCCCTCATCGCTATTAAAAAGCGCGGCGGAGACCGTAGAACGGCTCTGGCCTGTCGGGCGCTTTTGCATCGGATGGAGCCATATGGCGGCGGCTAAGGCTCAAACTACGCCATTGCTGGCGGTGAGCCTGCCTTCCGCAATCTGTTTAAGACGGCGGGAGACCTCGCGGGGGCCGTTTGGAGTGTACCGGCGACGGCCGCCAGTTCGAACTCGCCTGCTTACGCCACGCGAACCTTTACGGGGCAAAGTGGACCAGAAGGGCTGCAACGGGACCAAAAAGCCTGCGATGCTGGAAAATGCAGATAGCATGACGCTCGCCATTGGTTTGAAACCAAAACGCATAATTCTCTCCAAATTTTAAGGTTGATGCCGGGATTACCCGCTTAACACCGTTATATGAGCCTGCTTCGCAGCAGACAGGGGCGGCGGCGTTGCTTCTTCAGCGCGAACGTAGTCTTGGTCCTAGCTCCCGGCCGGCCAAGTCGGAAATTTCCCGCCCCTCGTGCACATCCGCCACGGCGGATTTGGTTGCAGCGACCGGACTCGAACCGGTGATTTCCAGGGTATGAACCTAGCGGGATGACCACTTCCCTACGCTGCTAAACTCTTGTGATTAAATGTTTCCCGGCGCGTACTGGCGTGGGTTATTGGGATCGATCTTACGCGGCATTGGCTCGCCAATCGGGAACAGACCGACCTGACCAAACCATGCAAAGCACCAGCTTACGGTTTCAAAACGAGCCGCACGTTCTTCATCTGGCGTCATAGCTGGGAAACCTTCGGCATCACATGGGCCGATAACCTTGCCGATGTATGGAAGGATGGTTCCAAAGATGCGCATTGAGATCTCCCTAAAAAGAAAACCTCGCCCGATGGCGGGGCTAAAAGACCGGATTATCCGGTTTTTTGAAACTGGAGCGGATAGCCGGGATCGAACCGGCGCAGACTGAGTGGAAATCAGGAATGCAACCTCTACATCATACCCGCTTAGTTCAGAACGGGCCGGACGCTACACCGGCTGCACTTAGGATCAAGGGCTTAGTTAACGTCTCTTATCCAGACTGTCTCTAGACATTGCCGTGTTCAGCAACCCGATGAACCTTGATCCCCATCGATTAGCGTGTCTGCTTTCCACGCCGCCGATCTGATTGGTGCCGACAGCAGGAATTGAACCCGCACCCCCCGGTTTACAAAACCATTGCTCTACCAATTGAGCTATGTCGGCGTGAAACTTCGGCTTCAGCAAAGGCATCCTGTGCCACCGGCTTGCGCCGTCATCCACCTGTCAGCGTAACTTTCCGCCGTGTCATCACGGGCCGTGCCGTGCCACCTACTAACGCTCTCCACCTCCAGCCTTACCTTCGGTTTCAACGAGACGCCTTCGCTCAGGATCTTTCAGGGACCACGTATGCGCCGGACACATCTTCTTTGGTATTCTGGCGGAGGTGCCCGCTATCCCTAATTGACGAACACCCATGGGTTTTGCGGGCCGATTGACGTCTTTTCAGCGCGTCCCGTGCTGCCACAAACATTAAATTTCAATCATTTAACAGATGTTCCTCAACCCCAAAGGGAGGAACCCCCTTTAAAAAAATAACTTCGCCGATTATTTGGGGTGCTGCGCCCCGCAGGCCATGCAAGACATATACGGTCCCTAAAGCTTTCTCGATGCATCGCATTTGCCGCAGCGCAGGCCATGGGTGCGCATTTGTATGTCATCATGTGGGCATACCCCACTCACAACAGACGCCTCTCTATGGGCTTCTATGTGGCTTTACATGGGACGGCTTCTAGCCTGGCTGTCATGCTACGCATCACCTCATCTATTGCCCCCTCATACCATGGGCCATGGCTTAGACTGGCATGGCTTGCAAGTGTGGGTGCACAGGTAGCGGCAAGGCGTGCTTAGTGCTGATCGGTAAAGCGTATGGTCTAAGCCTTTGGGCCTTGCATTGGCTTGCTTATGCTGCAGTGCGCATATGTCCCCATGCTATCGGTATGAACGGACATATACGCGGGGAGTGCTCACTCTGGCAACTAACATCATGAGTCGCGATTTAGTGTTAGGTAACATGGGGTTGACATTATGGGCCTATTGTTACCCCCTGCAGGCCCTACCCTAGACCGCAACTATTTAGCTGTTTTTGTGCTTTTTTTCGTATTACCTGCATTTTGTGCTTGCATCATACGTAACTATAGATTACCTTTAGATCATGGAAAGCGAAACGAAGCGCTAACCACCGACCGCAAGGAAAACAGGCAGAGGGCATGGTCTCTAGACCACGGCTGAACAGGCAAGCCCATAACGCCACGACCGAAAAGGCAAACTGAAATGCTCAAGTGCATCAAGTTCCAGAATTATGACCATGCCGCTGAAATGATGGGCTTTGCCATTGAAGATGGTCATGCCACAGCTTGGAATGTGAATGATAATGGCTTGGTTCGCTATCTCTGTGCAAAGTCTGGCTTCTGGCTTGATCTCACCAAGGGCACGTTCGCCGCATGGCAGTATGCGTATTGAAAGGTAACCAACATGAGCAAAACGAAAGGCCAACTTGATTATGAGAACGCAGTGGCAAAGCGCCCCTTTTACGAGGACGGCACGCCGCGCAAGACGTGGGACGAGTTGCCAGACTATGCCAAATGGTCATGGGAAAGTCGTGCTTAAGCCTTTTGGTTACCCGCTCACGGGCGGGCTTCCTGAATGCTTAACCAAGGGAAAGGGGTTTTACTATGAAACACGCAAACGATAACAGCCGCCGCAACCGTGTCGTTACCATGGGCAACATGGGCCGCGTTCGCCGCGATGACCGCCGCCAGGCTATAGCAGCCAAGGCCGCGTATCTAAACGACGCCCTACGGGGCGCATGACTAGAAACTGACTTTCTACCGGCGCTAGACGCCACGACCGCAAGGACAACCGAAAATGAAAACCTTTATACTTCTGGCCTTTGTTTGGGGTGCTTCGCCCTCTCCTGACGTCTATGTCATTGACCACGGCCTTACAGGCGAAGATTGCATAGCCGGCCTCATAAACCCGCCGAAAGTGGGTTATGATGAAGATGGTAAGGCTTTTGACGTCTCCACGGCAGAGATTGCTTGTGAACTGGATATCGACCCCGAGGAGCCTTGCAACTGCATTCTTGATGAGGATGATTAAGCATGGCGGAACAGTTTGACACAATGCTGTTTGCTAAAGCGCTGGTAAAGCGCGGCATGTCCTCAAAGGACGCTATAGCCCTTGCGATTGAAGCTAAGGCGCATATAGTGGATAGCATGGCAACGAAAACCGACCTTAGAACAGAGATTGCAAACAGTGAAATGCGGATGACTATTCGCATCGGCGGAATGTTTATCGTTGCCGTAACTGTAATCTTGGCGGTTTTGCCCTTTCTCCTGAAGTGAACGGCGCGGCCTTCAGGCCGCCCACTATCAAGCCTCTTTGCCATGGGCGCGGATGTGCCCCTGTCATGGCGCCTTGACGCCTTCAACCGGGCTATATGCCCACGACCGCAAGGAAAATACGATGTCTACTGTTTCCGTTAATGCCCGCCTGTTTCGTGCCGTTGCCGCTTTCGTCTCGTCGGATGAAGCGCGCTATTACCTGCAAGGCGTTCATATCGAACCCCATGCGAAAGGCGGCGTCATCATGGTCGCGACAGACGGGCAGAAGCTCATGTGCGTATGGGACAAAGACGGCGCGATGAAGGGCGAAAATCCAATCGTGAAACTTGACAAGGCCGCGCTGAATGCCTGCAAAGCGGTTCGCGGCGAACAGGGAGACCGCCGAATTCTCATTGAAGGCAAGACCGCGACAATTCAGGACCACGAACACAATCCGGTTGCGACCGCTTACAACGTTCTGATTGACGGAACTTATCCATCATGGCGGCGAGTAATGCCTAACGTTCAAAACCCAGCGCCGTCAGCCTATGACGCCAAGTATCTTTCAATGTTCGGAGACGCTTGCGGCGTTCTGCGCGATGATAAATGTAGCCAGATTTCACTTTATGGCGATGCAGACGGAGCGGCAATTGTGCGTTTTTCTAACATTGATTTTGCGTTCGGCCTACTGATGCCGCTGCGGTTCAACGGCGGCACGGGCTTGCCTGCCTTCATGAACGACCCCGAAGTCGAAAAGCCCGCTCAAGCCGCATAACGCAAGCCGCTTTTATCATAGGCGGGCAACCGTTCCGCCTATGCCATGGCCGCTTGTGGCTCAATTTGGGGCTTGCCCCACGACTGAACAGGAAAACGACCATGCACATTGATGCAACTTATTCCCCTGAAGATGACAAAATCCGCCTCTACGCCACGTCACGACTGGACGCGGAAACATATGCAAGAGTGAAGGCGGCGGGCTTCAAGTGGGCACCGAAACAAGAATTATTCGTAGCTCCCAAATGGACTCCAGCCCGAGAAGATTTGGCCGTCGAGTTGGCTGGCGATATCCAAGCGGAAGAAATGACGCTTGCTGAACGGGCGGAGATCAAGGCCGAACGGCTGGAGGAATTGGCGCAAAAGCGGAACCGTGAAGCGGCGTCGATGAGCCGTTACGCTGACGAACTTTCACAAGCTTTCTATATGGGGCAACCTATCCTCATTGGGCACCATAGCGAGCGCAAAGCCCGTAAGACGCAAGAACGTATGCACGCGGCACAAGGAAAATCCGTGAAGGCGGAAAAGGCCGCAAACTATTGGCTTTATCGTGCAACAGGCGTTGAATGTTTCGCCAATATGAAGAATGACCCGCGAACCCGCGCCAATCGAATCAAGACTCTACTCGCTGAATTGCGAGACCTGCAGCGCGACATTAACAGGGCACATAATACGCTAGATATTTGGGCAAAGTTCACGACTGACGAACAGATTCGCCACGCGCTAGGCTGGTTGGACTCCCGCGATACAATGTCGGGTTGGGAAACCTTTTCAAAGGTTGATAAAGGTGAACTGGCACCATCTGAAGCCCGTTTGAAATGCATTGCCAATGCTGAGAACCTTATCAATGGCCCTAACCGCAAACGTTGCATTGAACACATTCTGAATCGTCTTGCGTTTGAACGTTCTATGCTTGGTGACGTTCCAAGATTTAACGGTGAATTGACGCCTGTCATCATTCAGGCGTTCGCCCGTGAACACGGCGCGGAAAAGCCGAAATGCACCATTGCCGATGAAGGTTTTTATTTGCTGGAGTCGCCGGTCCCATTGCCAGCTCACATCAGTGAGAATTCATGGCTTGAGCTGAGCGGCGATGAGTGGCGCGATGTTATGCAGGCGTGCGGTTATACCGTGCCAACGCCAAAGCCGCGCCGTGTATCCAGCAAGCCCGCGCCTGTTAGCTTGATCAATCCAACGCCGGAACAAGCGGAACAATTGCAGCGCATTTGGAACCTGCACATGCGTGCAGCGTGTCAGGGGCAATCATTTGTTACGCCGAAAGAGAATGCAGTCAGGGGGATTACACAAGACATTTATTCACGCAATTCGAAGGGCGCATATTCGAAATATGAAACTGTCGAGATTGGCGCGGACGGTCGCCGCATTGAATGGAAATGGTTGCGTATGGAACGTGTTTTGTCCGGTACGCCGGTTGCACGCATCCGCATTTATAGCGGCGGTTATGAAACCCATAAGCCGCGTGCGGTTGTGCAAATTACTGACAAGCCGTCAAAGGCGCTTCCAATTGACCTTGACGCTATTGAGCGTGAAGCGCTCGCAGCTATCACGGAAAAGGAGTCGGCGGCATGAACCCAAATGTTTACAAGCGCCCCAATAAACCAAGGTTTGTTTCTGTCAAACAGCGCGACGATTTTGCGCCAATTGCCAAAGCTGAACCTATCGAGATTATCGCTGTAGACAAGGCTACTGAGTGCCATGTCACGCCTGATGATGTAGCTGACCGCATGGTCGGCTACTTAGGGCCGACGGGCGATTACCTGACGCTCGAACCAAGCGCCGGAACCGGTCAGCTCACAAAGGCGCTTTTACGGTCTGGACATAGTCAGTTCGAAATAACCCAGATCGAACGGCACATTAAGCTCGCGGCGGGCCTGCACAAATTTGGCCCCGTAATTAACCGCTGCTTTCTCGAATATGCGTCTGAAGCCAATGGGAAAGTTGAATTCCCGCGGGTGATAATGAACCCGCCTTTTCGGGAAGTCAGAAAACACATCGCCGCAGCCTTGAGTCTAATGGGTCGCAATGGGCACGAGTGCGCGCCATGCTTGGTGGCACTTGTACCGGTCACGTTTGAGCACTCGGGCGCCGAACTATTGGAAGTTCTTTCACCTGACACGTTTGCGACGGCGAAGGTTAACACCAAGATAATTCGTATCGTGAAAGGCTGATTCAATGCTGAATTTCACAAGCGACCAACTTTTCAACTGTTGCACGCGCTTTGCTCCTCCTGACTGGTCCGAGTTGGTAAGTCTGGAATTGGGCGCTTGCCGCACTGAAAGCCAAGAGAACGGCGACGAATTCACAATCGGCGGTCTGGATCGCGACAAAGCGGAATTCTTCACTGTCTACGCTCGTGACAAGGAAGGCTATGCAGACGCAATAACCGATATCCCGAAATTCTTCGCCGGTTGCCTCATCATGGCGGAACTATCCCGCATAAGCGGCCTTCCCGCCTCTGTAGTCTGCTGAATTAACCCGCGCTCTAGCGCACGACTGAAAAGAGAAAAACAATGATCCGTGATTTTATCAGCCTTTGCGCTGTTGTTTCCTTCGTGACCGTTTTCACGCTCTGGGCTTCCGTTGCCACAAGCTCCAACGTCACTGAACAGCGCCCACAGTTTGCACAGGTGGAGGACTCGAAATGAAAATTTATTCAGTAGGCGTCACGATTTACGCCACCGTTTACGTGCGAGGCGAGTCTGCCGAGTCCGCGCACGAGACAGCCGGCGAGTTGCGCAATTTGGCTGTGGAGGTTGAAGGCGATGACCACAACCTGTTCTGCGGCTTTGAATTCAACAATCCGGAACTGCCTGCACTCAGTATTAGTCCTTGCGTCACCATTGGTGACTTGGAGCCAGTTGCCAGCGTTGAAGAGGTGGCAGAATGAGACAGAATCGCGTGCCTGTTATGATGTCAGATGTCGAGTTGGCGTCGATAGATGAATGGCGCTGGCAGAACCGTATATCGACCCGCTCCGAAGCGATCCGCCAGCTGTGCACCAAAAGCCTTGATGCTGACGATTTACTCGAAGCAATGCTGAATGCTGAGCGCTTTATTCGCGGCTTCGAAGACGACGAATTGCAGGAAGGCGTTACCGAACTGCTGGAACAATTGCGGTCAGTAATAGCCGATGCGGGAGGTAAGCCGACATGAGACGCCAAAAGCTGTCCGTGGGCGACCGGATCACCTTTAAGGCTGCAACTCGCGCAGGTAAGCCAAAACTGACGAGGGTAGTAAACGGATTTTGGGGCGATGGCCGGCCTACTGTGAGGGCTCACGGATATGCTGACTTTGTCGTTAGCTGGAAAGAGATCCCAGCAATTCAACCTGTTGCCCAACGTTGATTGCTCTTAATGACGTTCAATATCTGCTATTGAGAATGTAAAATGCATTGAATCGAAATAGCCAACCGAAAGGAAACGGGATGGCATACAAAGTCTATAAAAAGAACATGAGCCCGCAGGATTTCAGCGAGGCTCTAAACGACGCAGGCATTACGCTTGACGACTTCGTAAAGCTGACAGGCAGGCATAGAGCACAGGCTCATCGGTATCTAACCGGAGAAGATGAGTCAGGCCCAACGCTAGCTGAAATTGTGATCGTTGAATTTCTAGCCGATAACCCCGGCCTCGTTCAGCCGATGCTAGAAATTGCGGCAGAATGGACAGACGCCGAACGGGAAAACAGTGTTCCCAGAACTGAAGCTAGAAGAGCCAAGTTCGATAATAACTAATCCGGCGCGTGCGCCACGACCGAAAGGAAAAACCAAATGCATATCAATATCGGACAAACCAGCCTCAATCAGTTCGTCTCCCTGCCCCTCAAATTGGCCAACCGTCATGGCGTCATTGCTGGAGCCACTGGCACCGGCAAGACCGTGACAATGCAGGCAATGATTGAACAGTTTTCCCGCGCTGGCGTGCCAGTCTTTGCCGCCGACATCAAAGGCGATCTCTCTGGAATCGCTGTAAAAGGCCAGCCAGGTGTCATTGCTGAGCGCTATGCCGAAATGGTCGGTTCTTACACTCCAGACGCGTGCCCGGTTCAATTCTGGGATATCTATGGTGACCATGGTGCTCCGATCCGCACATCCGTACAGGAAATGGGAACACAACTGCTTTCCACAATGCTGCAGTTAAATAATACGCAGTCCGGTGCGCTCGAAATAGCCTTTCGGATTGCAGAAGATGACAGAAGTTATCTTCTCACACTTAATGATTTGCGCTGGACGCTAAACGCCATGCTTGAGGAGCGCGAAGATGTAAGCCAGCGTTATGGCAATGTCACGGCTTCATCGATATCCGCAATTCAGCGCAATATTCTTACACTGGAAGCACAGGGCTGCGACAAGCTGTTTGGCGAGCCGCCCTTTGAGATTGCCGATTTTCTGCGTATCGATGACAGCGGCCGTGGAGTGGTTAATCTTCTTGACGCGACGCAGCTAATTGAAGCGCCGCGAGCATATGCAATGCTGTTGCTGTTCTTGCTCACCAAACTGTTCAGGGAATTGCCGGAAGTCGGAGATTTGGACAAGCCAAAACTGGTTTTCTTCTTCGATGAGGCTCATCTGCTGTTCAAAGACGCGCCTAAGCCGCTTCTCGAAAGCATCGAACGGCTTGTGCGTCTGGTCCGATCGAAAGGCGTCGGCGTATTTTTTGCCTCTCAGGCCGCTTCCGACATTCCGGAGACAGTTCTGGCACAGCTCGGCACCCGAATTCAGCATGCCTTGCGGGCATACACACCTTCGGCTCAGCGGATGGTGAAAGCAACTGTAGCAGCTTTCCGGGTCAATTCGGCTCTCGACACATCCGCTGCTATTACTTCGATGGGAATTGGCGAAGCGCTCGTCTCCGTCATGAGTGAAGGCAATATCCCCTCGCCAGTTGAACGCGTCCGCATCTTACCACCGCGCGCGCAGGTCGGGCCGATCAGCAGCGAGCTACGTTCTGACTTGCTCCAGAAATCCGAGGAATATCTCAAGTTCTCCGAAGACTTACCCGACTTTGAACAGGCAGGGGTGTTTCGCAATCGGATGCTTGTGAAGAGAGGATTCCAACCAATGGAAGTGGACGTGAAATCCCCGCCCGCACCAGCGAATTGGCAGGAAATCTACGCTCCATTAGAGGAAATCAGCGACTTCCGCCCTCCTCGCAAACCAAGGTATGCTCTTCGGTTCTTTGTGGTATGTGGAATGTTGTCGTTAACGCTAATCACTTTATCCTTTTGGATTCAGTAAATTAGTTGATAAGAATTCTTAACAATGCCCATCACAAGCCACCCATCACGAAGTGTAAATTGACTTTAATATGTCGTCATGAAATGACCGTTACGGGTGCTGAACACAGGTATGTAGGCGGACAACGAACCTGAGATGGTGGTGTTAATACAGCAGTGATTGCTTCGGTTTATCCCGAAGTGAGATCTGCACCGGGTGGTGTATTAAATTACAATATTCGGGTTGGGATAAGTCGAGGGCGTGCCTACGCCGTGTTCAGAAATCCGGTCAGTATTGGCCGTTTTTGAATAAATGTAGGAAAAATTCATGTCTGACGTAAATCATCGTCCGGCGTTGTCGTCACACGCCCTCGCCTTTGATGAATTCTTAAAACTGCCGTTCGTTCGTAGTCGCCCTAACGATGGAGCTCCGATTAATCGTTGGGTGCCGCCTGCAGGTTTGTCGTACGTCGATGCAAGCCGAACCGGCAAAACGTTCGCAGATGAATTCATGAACTATCTGCAGGATCATCCGAGTGAGATCGGAAGCAATAAATTAGGACTGATCGCATCGGATATCGATTACAGCAACCCTTATACAAAGGGGTTCTGGGTCGGGTTCTTTGCAAGGATTGAAGTTTTAGCGACCAAGGTTTCTTCGAGAAATAAGCGGGCCGACGAGTAATCGGCATAAGAAAAGGGGCGGTTTCCCGCCCCTGTTCACCATGCCTCAATTCCAGCTTCGTTGAGAATGCCTGCAATTTTGTCGGCGCCGTTATCCCTTTGTCGGCGAAACGTCGAATAAGGTATCTTCACTCTGTTGCATGCCGTTTTAGCTTGCACCTTGCGAACATCCCACATCACCGACAACATCAGGCACCGTTTAAATCCCGGCTGTGCATTGAGAAGTCTGGGCCAAGCCTCAATGTGTTCGTTGCCATACAAAACCAGATCTTTCTGACTGACCTCATGTGGCTTCCAGCGCTTTGGCCGTTTCTCGTCCGATTTAGCACTTGGCTGCGCCCATATTGGCCAATCATCGAACATTTCAGGCCAAAACCCTTTGCCGCCTTTTGGCTTCCAGCTTCCGCCAATGGCTTCCTCAATGGTCCAAGCCTTGACGAGCGCGGCTCGTACTGATTTTCCATCCCAGATGAGATCCCTCATTTACTGAACCTCCCATCTGTTACTGCTTGGTACAAATCATCTTGTGCGGCCGAGATTACCACTCGCCGAATGAATTCTTCTGGCGGGATTCCGATACGCAACGCTCTCCTGCTTATGAGCCTCCGCTCCTGGTACGACATCGGCACATTGATGAAGACAAGCTTCTGAGCTCGCCCGTGGCTGGGTAAGCGCCAGTTATACCACTGGCGCCGTATAGTATGGGAAGTCGTGCCGTCAGCTAGGATCTCAGCAATTTCCCTAGATGAGCGGCCCTTACCCGTCCAGAAGCCGACATGAGCCGATTTGGCATTGTTCCATCGTTTCCGCTTTGGGGCCTTCATCGTGCCGATCCTTGTTTTTCGGCTGGTTTAAACAGCGCCTCTGCTTTCTTTCTGTGCGAGAGAATGACCTCACCGCCTCGTTTGTAATCCCCGTTGAGATACTTCAACAGGCTAGCAACAGCGGCCTCTAACGCCGCATCCTTGCTAGGATAAATGATGGGTTTTGCACCCTTCCCTAAGATTGGCTTTGGGCGGCCGTCACGCGGCATGCGCGTCATTGCCCAATAGCAGCCGCCTGGCAGCGGCCGTGCGTAACATGCAAACTGATTCACGACAGGAACCCCGCAAGCTCGGCCTGGTCGTGACGTTCAGGCGAGGAAAACATTGTATATTCGGCTTCGAAGATGATTTCGCGTGACTGACCCGGCGTGCCTCGACGCCGTTTGTGGTTGATTAGCCATCCTTTGCCGACGCTCTTTTCATATCTTTGAATGAGCTCATCTCGTTTGTTCTCACGAGTTTCGACTGACATGAGCTCTTTGTAGAGCGGCTCTGGCCGAAAAAGAGAAAACCAAACATCAAGGTTTTGCTTCACGCTACCGCCACCATAGGCGTCACCATTGATCGGACGGATCGACCCGCCGACTTTCCACCGGCCTTTCCATTCTTCATTTCGCTGAATGAGAATGACAATCGCGATATCCAATGATTTGGCGATCGCTTTGAGACCGCGATACAGCGCATTGACACGTTCAGCGAAGAGCTCACCCGGCTTGCCGGGCAGATTGATCATTTTCGCATGGTCAATGACGATGAGATCCAAGCCTTTTGATTTTTTAATCGCCTCAGCCTTAATCCGGATATCGGAGAGCGTGCAGTCAGAGAACGAAACGATATCGAATTCCATGTTTCGGGAATTCATCATTTCGGATTCGATGCGCTGCAGCTCACGTGTATCCATGCTGTAGGAATCGATACGATCTAAGCTAATTCGGCTTGCCTGTGCAGCCGCTTGAAGCGCCGCTTCTTCATCCGTGATCTCAATCGAAAAGAACGCGGATTTGAAACCTTGGAGGGCCGCATGACGGCACTGCTGCAAGCTGAAGCTAGTTTTACCGCCGCCAGAGTCCGACATAAACCCGACCAGGTTGCCGTGACGCAAATCGCCACAGACTTCGGTGATCTCAGGCAGAAACCACGGAATCGAAGCCCTTGTGCCCAAACTTTCCTTGGCTACACGGTCCAAAGCTTTAGGCAACAGGACGCCATATTTGGCGGCGCCTGCTCGCTCATCCCCTTCTCGGGAAATGCTAGTCAGCTCATCGGCAAAAGCTGCGATCAGCTTCATCGGAGAGACGTCAACAGGCAGACAAGTTGCACGTTGTGCAATTTCGCCGGCGACAGCAACGATCTGACGTCTGGTCCAGAGTTCCAGAATGCCCCGGCCGTAGTCGTATGCACCTCCGAATGTCACCGCCTCTGTCGCGAGCCGTGCGACGTATTTCGTGACACTCATGTCCTTGTTGATGTTCTTGGTCGGTAGGTATGGCAGCATATTAGCTGGAGTCGCTGGGCGGTTTTCTGCGATCAGCTTCCCCATAGTGTCGAAAAGCTCCTGATGAAGCGGTTCAATGAAGTGGTGCGGCTTCAGAAAGCCAGCAACCTGCCAATAGTTCGAGTTGTTGACCAGAAGGGAACCGAGCAAGGCTTGCTCGGTTTCGATACCGTCTGGCATCTGTGGCTGAATATTTCTCTCGTGCATAACCATCACCACCCCCTCGTGAGGATGAAAACTACAGTGCCCAGCCAAACTGCGAACGAGCAGGCGGAAACGATAAGGGACACTTCGCGAACGCGATCCCAGAACTCTCTGTTCTTCATCGGACGATCTCCACTCGCTGAGCCGCACGCGTCACAGCGGTATAAAGCCAGCGCGCCGCGTCATCTCGGAAACAACGGCTTTCATCAAAAACTATGACGTTATCCCACTGGCTGCCTTGAGATTTGTGGCATGTGAGAGCATACGCGTAGTCGAACGGCTCATATTTCCGCTGTTCGCTCCAAGGCAGCTCTTTCTCGGTTCCAAGCGTCCAGGCGTGATGGGTATGAACCTTAATCGGGATCTTTTTCACGCCGTCATCCTGCGAAGAGACCAGCATGGAGGTGTCGTCTGGTTTCTGCTTGAGAATTTTGGAAACCTCGAAGATCCCGCCGTTAAACAGACCCTTTTCCTTCACGTTTTTCAGGCAAACCACACGATCACCCGGCTGGAAATGCCCCTCCATTCCCTTCAATTCACGGAGCCGTTGGTTGTAGATGCGACGGGTCTTATTGAGACCAACCAGGATTTGATCTGCGGCAAGGACACGATCTGAATCGATATCGCTGCGGCGTAAAACTTCGCTGTCTCCGTAACGACCGTATTCCAGCTTCTTGCCCTGTCTGATCTGCATAGACATCGCGACGATTGGGTTATCTTCTGCTTGGCGATGCACTTCAGTCAGCATGAAATCGGGTTTGCCGGCCGTGAAGTAGCCTTCGCCACTAACCGGTGGAAGCTGTGCCGGATCTCCAAGGACGAGAACAGGAACGCCAAACGAAAGCAGATCCCGGCCCGTCTCTTCATTCACCATCGACACCTCATCGATGATGACCAGTTTGGATTTACGGATATCGCTATCGTAATTGATCGAGAATTTGGGCTCGTCGCTATCTTCGTCTGCAGGCTTGTAGATCAGACTATGAATCGTCTGAGCTCCGCGGCATCCCTTTGAACGAAGGACCAGTGAAGCCTTGCCGGTGAAGGCTGCGAAACTCACATTGCCGACGCTCTCAGCGAAGTGTTTCGCCAGTGTCGTTTTGCCAGAACCCGCATATCCACCGAGATAGAAGAATGGTTTTCCGCGTGGATTTTTAACCCAATTATGAACGGCCATAAGCGCGTCGTCTTGCTGTGGTGCCCACTTCATTCTGCTGCCTCCAGGTAGGATGAGCGGCCAACATCGGAACCCGATGGCGCATCATCTGCCATGATCGCCGCAACACACGCCTGCATTTTTCTGCGAGAGACAGCGTTGCCGATCTGCTTAATTTTCTGAGTTTTGTTTCCCGCGAACTTGTAATCGTCCAAGCCCATTGCGCCGGCTAATTCGTGCGGCTCCAGCATCCGAAAGAGAATATCGACCCCCCCCGCATTGTGTTCGGGCTCGACCAAATCCACATGACCAGACGCCGTAATCGTCGGAACTGGATTCCCCAAACTGTGCACCCTTGGGGCTTGCCCAGCACGCTCACCGTGCTGTGCGGTGACGAATGCGAGTTCGCCTCGGATCGCTCCCGTAATTGTAGGAAGCGGGTCATCACTCGGGTTTAGGAACCGCTGTAAACCACCTTCGTGTGTCACAGGCAGAACGACTGCAAATTCGCCGCCTTTTGCAGTAGTGAGTGTGGGCAATGGCTCCGCCAACACTCTTGGGGACGCACCGCCGCTCGATTGCGTAACAGGAACGACCATTCCGAACCGGCCTTTTGATGTGATTGTTGGTAGTGGCTGGCTTGGAGGCGTGCACGTCTCACCTGATCCAGAGCCGTAGTAAGGCGAGATAAGGGCGTGCGATCCGCCGTTCCCGCCAGTTGTGGATGTTGGCAGCGGATTGCTGACAGATCTTGGCGCACCACATGTGGCCTGCGAGAGAACAAAAGGCTCTACTAGCATCGGTCTTGCGCAACCTGGTCTATCCGCCCCGGCTCCGCCAGTCAGGATAGTAGGTAACGGCTCAGAAGCGGGGCGTGCTGCGCCACCGGTGCTTTGAGAAAGAACAACCGCTTCGCCAACATAAAGATGAGGCGCATGGGCAGTCTGAGTTGGGAGTGGATTGTTAGTCGAAGAGGCCGTCGACTGCCCTTTCATGTTCACTACGACAGGCTCTGCGATTGCAATGTGCGTGCCGCTTGCTGCGATCGTCGGCAGCGGAACGTCGATGCCTTGCGCAGTCATATGATTGCGAAGGACCACAATAAACGGCTCCGGCCAGTGATGTTTGATAGCTCCGGCATAAATGCGCGAGAGTGTCTTCGCGGCGAGTGGCTTTTTCCTGTTAAAGATTGACCTGCCTTTGATCGACCAATCGATAATCTCGCTAGCTGGTCTCCAGTTCTGTTCAACAGAGAACAAACCTTGCTCCGATTTTGCCGTCTTCTTGTGCGACGGCATCGGCCAGCGGACTTTCTTTCCATCTGAACGAGCCATTAGAATGAAACGTTGGCGAGTAGTTGCATCACCATAGTCGGCGGCATTAAGTTTCCGCCACTCCGGTTCAAAGCCAAGCCGCTTTAGGGTTTCAATCCAGGCATGGAAGTATTCGCCTTTACGCGACGGGATAGGTCGGCCGGTCTCAGGATCTACTGGCCCCCAGCTGATGAACTCCCAAACGTTCTCAATGATAATTCGCTTCACATTAAGTTCGGTGAGCCAAGTGATGATATGCCAAGGATCTGACCGTTGCTGGTCGCTCGTTGGCTTGCCGCCACGCGCATTCGAATGGTGCGTGCACGTCGGTGAAGCCATCAGCAGATCAAGATAGCCTTCTGGAACCAACAGGTGCGGACGAACGGTTGCAATATCCTGAACGAAATGGCGCGCGTTTGGATGGTTCAGCTGATGCGTTTCGATCGCTAGAGGCCAATGGTTGACGCAAACTAGCTCCATTTCCATCCCTAAATCACGAAAAGCATAGGCTGCGCCGGTCGAAGAACCACCGGCACCACAGAGCAGATCCGCTACCAAAAACTTCTTGGTCATCGCAAAACCCCCATCATCATAGCTTTGACAATCTGGCTGGACGACGCGCCGACAGCGACGCCTACTGCGTCCGATTGGTCGTTGTTGGTGACTTTGATTTTCAAGGCTGTACACCGGGCGCGGGTTGCCCCTTTCCAGTCATCACGCTCCCAACCCGGACGTGTTCCGAAGCCAAGGAACGTCTTGCGCCATGTTACCGGTGCGATTGTCATGAACGGGATGCGAAATGCCCCTACGATAGCGGCTGCAGCCCCTGTCATCTGATTTGAGGAAATAACGGCGTTCATGCCGCCGCCTACCGCCTTTTCGACAACCTGCTCTTCGCCCATGAATTTGACTTTAGCCTTCACCTTCCCGCCGCCACCTGGCATCGTGCGGATTGGTTGCTCAAGGGCGACAAAATCAGGGCGTTCGACCTTCAGAAGCTTCATCAGCTCTAGGCCCAAACGCGCACTCATATCCTCGTACTTGTCAGATTTTTCTTCTTTGGCGCGAATGACACCTACGCGAATGGCGCTGAGCGGCGCATTTGTATCGTAGATCGCGAAACCGCAATTCTGCGCTTGATCGAGTCCTAAAATGATCAATGTTTGATCTCCCCGAGACGCCAAATCTGCGCCTCGCTATCTTTGACGAGCGCAAAACCGTGCGGCCTCAGCACCTCGTTGCATCTGATAATTGTGTTGTGAAATTCGATTGAGAGCGGATCTTGCTCGACACTCTCGCACCCGACGGATCGGATGATTGTATCTTTGGTAAAGCCTACGCCGTGACTTCGTTCGAAGAGGGCGATGGTCTGATCAACCAGATAACTTTGGTGCTCAGACCATCTGGGATGGGTTGGAAGCCGAGTTATTGGCCGCCACATTCCGCCCTGCCCTTGTAGTAAATGACTGGATCGCGATGCATGCGATCTATTACCGGGCGCCAGATGTACCAGGCGTGGTCCTCTGTCCCGGTTTTGCCGTTGCCTTCCCAGCTGATCCGGTCCGTCAGAATGATTTTCGCAGCCCACCGACTATTGTTCTGGAAGAGGTGTTTTCGAGAACTTCCGGAATCGAACTTCGCAGTGAGAAGAAGCGCAACGTAACCATCGCATCGTGCTAAAGCCTTCTCAGCAAACTTGACGGCTTCCCGGTTTTGCTTTCCGTAGGGCGGATTTGTGATGATGACGTCAGGCACAAGGAACGGCGTGTTATCCGACAGAAAATCGAAGTCGAAGTCATGTTCCCGGCCGTATGAAGCGATATCGCTAGTCACCACCTCAGCACCAGTTTCGGCGATCACATCGGCCATCTGGTGGTCGCCAGCGGCACATTCCCAGACGACTAGACGAGATCCGATCTGGAGAACCTGCAAAACGGCACGCGTTGCCCAAGCCTCAGTAGGATAGAAGCTGTTTTGCTTGAGCTCATAATTAGAAGCTACGACGGTCAATTTATGCCTCCGAAATGAGCCAAAAGGCCGGGCAAGAAAGGTAATACGGGCATGGTCAGTGAGATGGCCCAAAAAAAGCGGGGTGCAAATTTACCGATCATTGTGTGCCCCACGTTGGTCGAGTGCTGAACGGCCGGGAGGAGGATCACCGCAAAGTGCACGCGTTGTTGCCTGAGATCTTTGCTGCGTGAAGTTCTGCCGAGTGACCGGCTTTTTGAACGCGTTTAGTGGCGTCATATCTGGCGCAGCGGGTTGTCGCTTCTGAACTGCTTTGAGCGGCGCTTCCGGCTGAACGATCACGTTTCGCTTTGGAAGTGACTGAGCTTTTGGCTTTTCCTCGATACGAACGTTGAGATGACGGGCTACCGCTTCAGAAGGCTGACGCTTCTCTTTTTCAATGCTTCGTACAGATGGAATTCTTGGCCCGGTCTCAGCTGCCCAACGAGGCAGTTTGAGCTCAATGAATCCGTCTTCAACCTTTTTCCAGTTGCAGGTTTGAGGCGCTTCAGTCCTTGCTACAAAACGAGCCTGTCGGCCAAGGCGGATCTGGAAATGACCATTACCGCGTGATGAGACATCCTCGACATATGCGACGCCAGCGTCATGCTTACGGATTCGGATCAGGCCGTGGTGCTCGCCCTCTCCGATGAGGACTTCGATTGGTGTGCCATCGATTAGGCCAAGGTTAGCTCCAACGGAGCGGGCGATTTTGATGAAGAGACGCGGGGTAACTCTACCCCGAATCCCTACCTTGATACCTGACCCCTGGTCGCGCTCTGACTTGCCAGAATGGTCAATTACCGCAGCAATAAACGACATGGATGTTATTCCTCGTCGTCGTCTTCGTTTGCACCATCGTCGTCCGCCGCAGCATTGAGCTTTTCCATAGCGCTACGGAGGTTTTCACGGGCTTCGCTCTGGCCTTCGTCGTAGCCGCGCAGCCACGCCTGGTCTTCATCCGATCCGTCCATGAATTCACTGACGCGATCTTTTGCGGCCAGACCGGCAACCTTGCCCTGATCGAACACTTGATCGAGATATGGGCGATTGTCGGTGAATAGGTCGCCTTGGGCGGGCGCAAGCTTGAGAAGCGAGAGGATGTTGTTTCGGCGGCGATGCGCGTCGAGAACCTTATCTTTGTCTTCGGCCTGAAGGGTTTTACATGCGAAATCGAGTTCACCCAGCGTGATACCGTAGCTCTGGGTCTGTTTACGATCCGCTTTGCGCTTGACGTTGATGGCTTCGATTTCAGCCTGGTAAGAAAGCTCTTTACGGACACGGTCCATCAATAGAGCATCATATTCGCCTGCGGTAAGTTTCGAATTGTCACCGATACTTGACATAGCAATACCTATAGTCGGTCTGTCACCACCCACGTCGAAGGGCGGATGAGTTGATTTTCATGGTTGAGAAATCATGAGGACCGGCTAGAACTGCCTTGGCCCTCTGGGGCTCGATCCCGCGCCTGTCGTGTGGAAATGCTGGGCGTTGGATCGGTATTCGGTCGACCATCGAGAGGTTGGCGCCTTTCGGTGGTCGATTTTTTAGGTGGGTTGTGAATTAGGGCTCTGTTGAAACAGATGCGGCGGATAAAGGATTGGATCGATTTCGCTCGCTGGTTTTGCCGTGATCTCCGCAATTTTCAGAACGTACTCAGGGGGAACCCGTTTCCATCCATAAAGCGTTTGGTGGTGTTTGATATCGAGTTCACGTGCAAGCGCCATTACGCCTCCCGCCATCTCGCATGCTTCTTTGACAATGGTAATCATGCATTAATAGGGGTAACCCATAATTACCCTACATGTCAACAGTAAATGCAGATTGCGCAATTAAAATTGACACTACCGTAATTCTGATTTACTTATCGCGCATGACAAATAGAGCTAAAGAAATCGGTGAACGCATTAAGATCGCTCGCGAAATTGCTGGTGTGAGCCAGAAGTCGCTTGGTGATCATGTCGGCACGACACGGAATGCTGTGTCGCGATGGGAGTCGGGCGATGCGTCGCCAGCCTCAGAACGCTTTCCAGCTATTGCAGAACACCTGAATACAACCGTCGATTGGCTAATGCTTGGAAACGGCGAGCGTGAACGCACCTCCCCTCATCCTGAGCCATCGAACGGATCTGTCATTAATGCTCCTTTAGGTCAAAATGGCCTACTCCCTGTGTACGGCCAAGCGGTCGCAGGAGTTGAAGGGCAGTTTCCCATGAACGGGAATATTCTATTTTTCGTCGTTGCACCCCCACAGATCGCACGGATCGATGGGGCATATGCTGTTGGTATCTCAGGCGACTCGATGTTCCCTCGGTATGAGGATGGCGAGATTGCATTTGTGAATCCAACGCGACGGGTAAAAAAGGGCGATTACGTTGTTGCTCAAGTCCAGGTGGACGAACACGAACCGCCGCAGGCGTATGTAAAACGGTTTGTGCGACACAATGACGAGGAACTAGTCCTGTCGCAATTCAATCCGGCCAAAGACCTGACTTTTGACCACGAGAAGGTAGTGTCTGTGCACTACATCGAGTTGGCCGGGACGCCAGACAAAGAATAACGGAAGAAAGTGGGGGCGTATGATTTTTCTGTTCGTTTTATTTATGACGGTGGTTTCATATCTGGCCGCCGTTCGAGTCAAGAAAACCACTACGAACACCGGGCTTATCGGAATGACTGCCCTAATTTTGTCACCTGCGGTGTTTGGCTATGCTGTTGTCCGATACTTTCAATCGAAGAAAGAAGGTTCCGGACAAGCAACGCCCGCTGTTGCCGCAATGCTGGTGGCCTACGCTGTTATCGCAGTGGCAGGTATAGGATTTGTTGCTCACGACAGTCAGGCCGAAGCTGTAAAGGGCACAATAAACAGCCTTTTGGAAACCGAGCTGACGAAAAAGGGCGTCACCGCAAAGTTTGTTAGCATCCCACACCTTGCTGGCGTGCCCTTCATCGGTCCAAGCGCATACGACGGGTATTTCTCGGCAGATGGCCTAACTGGAAAACAATGCGAATTTGCAACCTTTGCATTTAAAGTTCAGACCGTTTCCGATGATGGGTCATGGGTATTAAACATTCCAGGCGATGATTTTTCACTGATTAAAGCCTGCACTAACTAATTTAATAAACTAGCAGAATATATATTATTATGTATTCTAAGGTTTTGATTTCCCAAGGGTCTTAGACTGTAGGAAAGATGCAGTAATCCCTTTAGGCCGATAAAACAGCCGTGGATTACTGCATCCGAAACTTCCCAATGGGCATGAGCCGTGAGGTTTCGAAGCATCCCCGGTACACCATATGACGGTGCATAGCCGACCCGGTTCATGGTGATTTTTCTATTGGCTTCGGAGCCTCACTGACCGGGTAATCACTCCCGTTGTGCTTGTCAGTCCCTCTGGTTTTTAACACTGTCCAGCCAGCTACACCGTCCGAGTCCTAGCACAGCACTATGGAGCGGACTTCACGGCTCCCAACTACTACACGATCATCACAGAAGCGGCTTCAGGGGCCGGCAACCATTCCGTCGTGAGACCATATCTTTCGATGTAGGTGATCCATAATGCGCCGGTACGCAGAACATTTGGCCGGCTTCCATCAGATAGCAATCTATAGTTACCCCCGTCAATATCACAAAAGGAATTTTTAGTTACCTTTTTCACTTGACGAGGGGGTAATATGCAGTTACCTATTGAGCATCGAAGGCACGAAGAGGTGAAATAATCCAATCTGCCTTTCAATGGAGAACTGCCAAATGTCTAATCCGCAAGACATAACAAGCCCATCGATAGACGGAGCTCATCGTTACACGTGGGGCATACTTTCAGACGTTGGTGACGTCTTGACCGAACAAAACCATCCAGATCGAGAATTCTTTCAACAACACGTCCTCAAGCATTTTTCGATCAAGGGGATGGGTACTTACGTCAGCTCTGCACGATACGCAGCAAACCGCGTCATTTCCTCTGTGAAATCAAAGCCTGACGCAGTGAAAGACAGCGAGCGCTTCCTGAAACTATTGGAACAGTTCGCCTGATAACCCCGCCCTAACGGGCAATTTCAAAAAACTCACTCATCCAAGCCAGTGGCAATCGCTTCTGGCAACAGGAGAACTTTGCCGTGAGCAAGCAAATCGAAAAAACTGAAGAGCAAATCGCTAAGGACAAGGAAGCTGTCAAGGCGATGACTGGCGCAAAAGCCGCCATGGAAGCATCACTCCGCCGTATAACCGTTCTCGAAAACGCGCTGGAGTCTGTGCAACGTCAGTCTGAGACATTGAGCAAAGCTTTTGGGAAGGATGTCTTTCTCAATGTCTGGCAACGCGGCGGTGACTATAAGCCCGAACGTATCAGCACCCTTTTTGAAAATATCAACAATACAATCAAGGCGGCGCTGTGAGCTACGACCATCTCCTCGACTACCTCGGGGATTTGAGAGCTCCAGACGCTCCTGAAATCCCTCCAGGTGGGTCAACCGGCGACGAAAAAGCAGATGCTCGCCTCTGCGCTTACGCCTTTAAAGCCAAGAGCAACGCCGACCCTATCGCATATCTGAGAAAGAAGGCGGCCGATCTTTATCAGATTGTGACGCCCGAACCATGGCCGACACTGACGCTTAAGCGTCTAGCCCAATGGTGCTCAGAACATCAAGAAAGCACAAAGCATGACTGAAACCATCTCTAATGATCTTGTGATTAGCCTTCCCAAGACCATCACAGCCGAACTCTTCACCAACGAATCCGAATTCGACAAGCTTGTGAATAAAATCGAAGCTGCTGTGAAGAACCATGTAGCGGATGTCACGACCAAAAAGGGCCGTGAAGCCATTGGATCTCTGGCGCGCAAAGTCTCCAGTACGAAGGTTGTGCTCGATAATGCGGGCAAGGATCTGACCGAGGGTTGGCGCACGCAGACGAAGTCCGTGAACGATGCACGTAATCGGATCAAGGACAAGCTTGACGCTCTTCGCGACCAGGTACGCCAGCCGCTTACAGATTGGGAGAATGCAGAAAAGGCACGACTGGAAGGTCATGAACAGCGCCTGCAGCGTCTCCAGGCGATCGCGAGCACGGGTTTTGGACAGACGACAGCACAGTTGAATGCTCTCAAAGACGAACTGACTGCACAAGACATGTCCGCTGACGCATGGGATGAGTTCCACGGCAAGGCGTCCATTATGCACGGTGCCGCCGTCGATACTATTAGTCGCCTCATAACTGATGCTGAGAAACGTGAAGCCGAAAAGGCAGAACTTGAGGCGCTACGAGCTGAGAAGGAAGAGCGCGACCGTATCGATCGGGAGAAGGCGGAATTAGAGCGCCTAGATCGCGAAGCAAAAGAAAACGAGGAGCGCGAGCGGCTGGCCGAAGAAAAGCGGCTGAAGGACATCGCAGACGCGGAAGCGCGGGCTCGGGAACAAGCCGAGATCGAGGCAAAGGAACGCGCAGAGAAAGCCGAACGTGACGCGAAGGAAGCCATTGAAAAGGCAGAACGCGAAAAGCAGGAAGCAATCGAAAAAGCTGAGCGTGAGAAGCAGGAGGCAATCGAAGCATCAGCTCGGGCTGAAGAAGAGCGCAAGCGCAATGAGGAAGATGAGCGACGTCTCCGCGAGTCAGACGAAAAAAACCGCAAAGCCATCATTGGGGACGTGCTTGAGGACGTGATTCAAGCCGCTCAGATCTCGCTGGAAACTGCGGAAATCATTGTCACTGCTATCGCCACTCAACGCGTCCGTCATACGCAAATCAATTTCTGAGGCTGCGATGTTTGATGCTTCTCCAATTTCACAGGAACGCGAATGGGATGGGCTTCCGATAACGGAGCCCGGCCTATACCGCAATGTTCCAATCGAACGCTATCACAGCGATCCGGGCTTGTTTAATGGCGAGTTTTCCATCTCGTCCACCGGCCTTAAAGCTATCGCCCGGCGCCCGCTCGAATACTGGCGGACGTCTCATTACAACCCGTTTCGTAAAGAGCCGAAATCCACGGATGCCTTTGAATTCGGTAAAGCTGCTCACATGCTCGTTCTGGGTGAAGAAGGCTTTACCGAGCGTTACGCACTGCAGCCAGACACTTACATTAACAGCAAGGGCTTGGAGTCCGCTTGGAATTACAATTCCAACGTATGCCGTGGTTGGCGCGATGAGATGCGTATGTCAGGACGCTCCATCATCACGAATAGCGAAATTGAAGCAATTCGCGAAATTGCCAATTCGCTGAGACAAAAAACGCTTGTCCAGGAAGGCATTCTGAACGGGCTAATCGAACGCTCTGTTTTCTATAAGATCGGCTCGATTTGGGTGCGTGTGCGGCCCGACGTCTGGCCAAGATATGGCGGCGATTTTGTCGACTTCAAAACCGCTGCATCGGTTGATGATGAGAGCCTGTCGAAAGCTCTGTACGAAACAGGCAACTACATCCAGGCCGGTCTGACACGCTGGGTTGTACGTGAGCTTTTCGGAAACGATGCATTTTCGTCTTTCACCTTTGCCTACGCCGAGAAGTCAGAGCCTTTTGATGTCCGCTTCAAGCAGCTTGACCAAGAGGATCTCGATCTAGGCGAACTCCAGGCCAGGCGTGCATTCGCGCTTTTAGAGCACTGCATCCAAACCGGTGAATGGCCCGGATACGACGGTCACGACGAGGACGTCACTTGGACGCGCATGAGCGAGTTCAACCGGAAACGAATTCGCAAACAGCTGGGGATTTCAGATGAGTGAGCACGTAACAGGCGGCCCAGCCTTCCCTTTTCAGTTTGATCAGACCTACGAACAGAACTTTGGGCATGAGGAAGGAATGACCGTCCGTCAATATGCGGCAATTCATTTGCGCGTACCAGAAAGCGGCGACGACTGGCTCGATCTAATGATCCGCAAGGCGAATTTGCGGGATACGGCGGTTCAGGCGATGGCGGGAATGCTTGGCGGTGAAACTGAAGACTCGGCGTTCTCCGAGGATGTAGCAGCGGATCGCGCACGGAGAATGGCTGAAGCAGTCTTGAGAGAAACAGATGAGGATTTCAATGAAATCGTCTGATTTTTACCAAGGCTCAGCAATCGAAGACCCGATGATTGTGATGCGCATGATCGCTATGGGCCGAAACATCTTTTGGAAGGGACGCGTCTACTCGAACGCGTTCATGCGCGGGCAGCGCATCCAAACAATCATCTCACATACCGAAAAAGGCGCGTTCTCTTTCGCGCATGAGAGGAATCCGAAATGAGCAATAGTATAGCTCTTCACGACGAAACCGGTGTTCAGGCCACTGCGGAGATCCGCGCGCCGCAGTCCGGTTTGAATAAGGAAAAGTTTGCCGAGTGCATGCAGTGGGCGACCATGCTCGCCAACTCTTCACTGCTTCCTCAAGCACTCACACATGAAAAACCCGGCAAGGATGAAACCAAGCTCCCGCATGAGCGCGTCGTTGCCAACTGTTTCTACGTCGCGACTATCGCTGATGCTTGGGGAGTGATGCCAACCGCACTCGCACAAGGCGTCTCCCTTGTTCACGGCCGTATCTGCTTTGAAGGCAAGATTGTGGCCAGCGCGATCGAAAAGCATCTTGGTTTTGTTCTCAGCCATTATGTCCAGGGTGATGGCGATGACATGCGGATTTGGATCAGCGACGTTCCATTTACTGACGAGGTAGTTGCACATTTGGTGCCCAATTACCGTCGTACCGACATGCGTATCATGGATGGCACAGTTAAAGACTGGAAAACCACCGGCAATAACAGCCCATGGCGCCCGAATACTTATGCGAAAATGCTTTTCTATCGCGGCTGTCGTGAATGGGCCCGTGTCTACGCGCCTGGCCTTATCAGCGGAATCTATACGCCGGACGAGTTCGATGATGCGGTCTCGGATGCTCGTGCCCAACGAGCTCGCGACGTCACGCCATTGAAGCCAACTGTTGGCGGCCATCTGCGCCTGCGTCCAGCTGATGACGACGATATCGAAGGGTTCACAGCGGACGGGATCGAGAAAGAGACGACTGCACTGCGTGACAATGCCGAGAAGGCTGCAGAAGTCAGCGTCCCTGAACTTGATGATGCGGAACGTACGAGCCTCACCCAACTCATCCGACAGTGTAAGGCTGCAAGCACAAAGTCAGCCGACCAGGCAAAGCTAGATCCGGCTGTCGTGGTCGATATCGCCAAGGGCTTCAACTCCACCGGCAATCTCACAACAAAGCTTGCAAGAGACAAGGCTGGCACCATCACACGCTCGTTCAAATCGGTCTGCGAAGGCAAGACAAGCCTGGAAGCCGCAGTTCAATACACCTGCGGAATCGTCGGCGTCGAACCGGCTTCACTTGATGAGGTGAAATAATGGCTGCTCGATTCAAAAGCCCTGACACTGCGTTTTCTCTGGCCCCATCAGCGGGCCAGAAGCAACCGCGTGTAATGGATGATGCCCACCTCAAGTGGATACGCACCCTGCCCTGCATTTTAACCGGCCGGCATCCTGTTGACGCCTGCCACGTCCGGTACTCCGACCCGAAGTTCTACAAGCGAGAAACCGGACGCGGTGAAAAGCCTGACGACAAATGGGTGGTCCCGATGTGCCGAGATATGCACGACACTCAGCACTCGATGAACGAACGTGCCTTTTGGGCTCGCCACAAAATCGACCCTGTCGCCGTCGCAGCCGCACTGTTTCTGCATTCTGGAAATGATGCAGCGGCCGAGACCATCTTCCGAAATGCGAGGAAGCCATGACCATCCCAGATGAAGCAGTACAAGCTATGCCAGAGCGCATTTACGCGGTGAAGCAGACGGAAGGCTCAAACTGCGTTGTCAGCTTCGACACACCAAGCCTTGATTACAATGTTGAATACGTGCGTGCGGATCTTGCCCTTCCTTTCCTGCAAGGGGTGAAGGTGAAGGGTCTGGAGTGGTCCGCTGCAAAGTTTCCAGAAAGCTATGTGAGCAAAAACAGCTCCATTCAATATTCCATTACATGGGACGATGACGCGGAATGGTCGGAGCTTCCTAAGCCATACGATCTTTGCCGAGGCGATAGCGATGGTGAGGCTTTGGGTAGCTACGAAACGGCAAACGACGCCAAAGCCGCAGCACAGTCCGACTATGAGGCTCGCATCCTGTCCGCGATCGAGGTGTCAGTATGTCAGACTTGCAAAGGTCACGGCATTATCGGCGGCCTGTATCGTGTTGGTGACGGTGATGTAGATGGATGGGAAGAAGCTTGTCCAGATTGCGCCCCATCCCCGCGCGCGCAGGCGTTGGAGGAAGCGGCGAAGCTTTGCGAGAAGTACGCACAAAGCTACCAGAGCGGCTTATGCCATTACGGTTCTATTGATAAGGACGCGGGGCGAGGTCGCCAAGAAGGTCATATCAATGCCGGGAATGAACTTGCCGCAGCAATCCGCGCCCTCTCGTCTCAGCCTGTAGCGGATGGGTGGCGCTCAATGGATAGTGCTCCAACGAACGGGAAGCACTGCATTCTCTGCATCAAGGATGGTTCGTTTTACTATTCGGTTCAGGGAGCATTCCAAAACGGCAAGTGGAACTGCGTTTATCGAGACGATGTTCAACCTCTGTGCTGGATGCCAAACGTCAGAGTACCTGCTCAATTCCTCCCAGCCTCACCGGGAGCGTCGGACACCCACCCGACAGGAGGTAGCGATGACTGATCGGATCACACAGAAATATTTGCGCCGTTGGCCTGACAGTAAGCGCGCAAAGTCATGGGCCGGTCGCTTGGTTCATATCCAGACCGAAAACGGCGTTTGGCGCATCAATGGCAAAGGCTACACATACTCTGGGAAAGAGGACGCGTGGGTTTTACCGTTCGAGGATGCTCAGAAAGAGGTTGCACATTGTGGGCCAGAAAAGCAGGCCACATTTATCTTAGCCACCCGCCCCGCCGCGCCGGTCGAGGGGTTGGAGACGGTTGGGCACATGGCTAAAACCCGCGTGGGTTGGGTACCTTCGTTTCACGGTACCGGCCAGCCTGTCGTCACCCGCTCGCAGGCCGAGGCCATCATTGTGGCGAGGGATGCGGAGATTGAGCGCTGGAAGGACCTGTATGGCAATTCGGCTAATGCCAACAGTGATCTGCACGACAAGGCAGCCAGACTCCAAGCCAACAACGCTGCGCTGACTGTGCGGGTTAAGGCACAAGCCGAGCATATCGCGACATTGGATAGCAATCTTGAGGCAATGGAAAAGCGTGCTCAGGAAGGCGAAACCCAACTCGCGGCGGCAAGGAAGGAGATCGAAGTATACGGACCTTATACGCCTACTTGGTTAGGGCCATGCGTATGGGCTGGCATCAAGGAAGAGTTACCACCTCAACTGGTAGACAGAGAAGTTTGGATTTCGACGTCAAATCCTAATGAGGTGAAGCAATGAAGCTTCCAGACTTAACCCCGCTATTCTATCTCGCAGGCTTCGGATTGTTCTGTGCTGCTATTTTAATCATCGGCGGTGGCGGCTGGCTTGGTTATCACCTCATTCGTGCAATTCTTTTCTATGTAGGTGCTGCATGACCCTCATTGACAGACTATCCAAGCTGGACGGGCATCGCCATGGAGTTCGAATTACTCGGGAAAACTGCATGTTCAATATTCCCGATCTAAAGCGCTTCAATATTGGCGATGAAGTTATCTGTGATGCATCGGCGGAATGCGACCGCTTCGAAGGCGTGATTATCGGTCTCGAATTGAGACGGGCTTACGGTTCCGAACGCCTTGAGCCATGTATCACCCTTCTGCATGACGGTTACATCACGGATGGGTTCAAGCCGGGAGACTTGCGCGCAAAGGAGGCATCGAATGGCAACGATTAAGCTTGTGAACGTTGATGAGCATGATTTGGCCTATGCGGCCAACTTAGCGGTTCATTTCGTACGTCAATATCCGGATCGAATGGGGCTTAGGAACGGCGTGGCATTCACCAAGGACTGCGTTGATTATTCGCTCTACATCTATCGCACCAAAACGCAAATCGTTGTTCGCGGGAGGTCCAGCCATGGCGAGTAAGGAACGCGCCGAACTGATTGAGGAAGTGAAAGAACTTATCTTGGATGGGAATTTGTACAGCAGAACCCTTCAGGAAACGTCAGAACGCATCCTATCAACCATCCTCGCCGCACTAGGCGATGCGACAGGGGAGATGTGCAAAGCTGGACGAAACGAAACCATTGGCGTCGGTCATATTTACGCATCCGACATCTGGCGGGCCATGCTCAACGCCAGCCCACTAGGGGAGCAGAGCGAATGAAGCTGACCCGCACCCAACGGTTAATGCTTTCAAATATTGCCGACTTCGAAAATGGCAGAGGGCTTAGCTTTAACGCCATTTCGTGGGCCCCGATTAAGAGGCTGATCAAAAAGAGAGCAATAGTCAAAAATGGATCACGAAAAGGCTTCGTGTTCTACAAAATCACGCCAGAAGGTCGCCAAGCCCTGAAAGGCGGGGAGTGATGGCCCTACCGCGTCGGATACTTCGGAAACTTGGCCATGCCTTCAACCTCGGCACTCTCGTGGGTCAGGATAATGCCGATGTTCTTACCTCTGCATTCAACGCAGCGAAGCTTTGGAACAAGATCATTGTGCAACGCGCCATGGTCCTCGCCAAGCTTTTCAGCAAGTGCGGGCAAGTCAAGCGCAACGTTGTGATGACAGCCGTTACAGTAAGCCGTGATCCTGTATCCGTACTTGATGCACTCACCAATCGTCCTGTTAGTGCTGATATATGCCATGCCGCTCTCCTGTCAGGCGGCAGGTATTACACCGTGAACACAAACAGAACAAATCACAAATTTCGAGGCGGACGACTATCATCCAAAGACTAATCGATTGCGCTGTATATTTTTGGAGGCGTTGGATAAATGACCAAAAAACGAGCGCATACCCAACGATTTCGGTCGGTCGCTGAAGGATACGAAACCACCTCCGGCAAGAGACGCATACCCTTAACACTCGATACCGACTTGCTGGCGAGAATAAATGAAATAGCTAAGGCGAACGATCGGTCGGTTTCATCGACAATCGCGGACATGATCCGGAGCCAATTCGAAAGCCGTGACACGGCAGCGCTTCAACTTACACCACAAGAAATTCAGTTGCTCAGATCTCATCGCGCAATCTTTGGACATGCCAGAGAGCGAGCGTCTACTGATAGGAGAGAAAGCCATGAATAGCGAAACAGCACATACCAACAGCATCCTTTCAACGTCTCAGTTACACCTGCGCCCACGGCTGCGGAGAAAAGACGTCCCGGAATATCTGTTGACCGTTCACGGGATTGATATCGCTTACTCGACACTTGGAAAGCTCGCCAGCATTGGCGGCGGGCCAGCCATGCAATACAGCGGACGCATTCCGCTTTACCATAAAAAGGATCTGGATGCCTGGGCGAGCGAACGGCTTTCAGAATCCGTCAGATCGACTTCTGACAAGTGA